GCTACTGGCGAGACTGGCGCTACTGGACCCACTGGTGAGACTGGCTCAACAGGCGCTACTGGCGATACAGGCGCTACTGGGCCTACTGGTGAGACTGGCTCATCAGGGGCTACTGGACCTACTGGAGAGACTGGCTCAACAGGAGCTACTGGCGAGACTGGCGCTTCTGGACCCACTGGTGAGACTGGCTCAACCGGCGCTACTGGCGATACAGGCGCTACTGGACCTACTGGTGAGACTGGCTCATCAGGCGCTACCGGTGAGACTGGCTCAACCGGCGCTACTGGCGAGACTGGCGCTACTGGACCCACTGGACCTACTGGTGAGACTGGCTCAACAGGAGCTACAGGCGATACAGGCGCTACTGGGCCTACTGGTGAGACTGGCTCATCAGGGGCTACAGGACCTACTGGTGAGACTGGCTCAACAGGCGCTACTGGCGAAACAGGAGCTACTGGTGTAACTGGATACACTGGCGAAACAGGATCTACAGGTGAAACAGGAGCTACTGGACCTACTGGCGAAACAGGCTCAACCGGCGCTACTGGATCTCCTGGTGAGACTGGCTCAACAGGAGCTACTGGCGATATAGGCTCAACAGGTGCTACTGGGCCCACTGGCGATATAGGCTCAACAGGAGCTACTGGACCCACTGGCGAGACAGGTTCTACAGGAGCTACTGGCGCTACTGGCGCTACTGGCGCTACTGGCGCTACTGGCGCTACTGGACCCACTGGTGAGACTGGCTCAACAGGCGCTACTGGCGATACAGGCGCTACTGGGCCTACTGGTGAGACTGGCTCATCAGGGGCTACAGGACCTACTGGTGAGACTGGCTCAACAGGCGCTACTGGCGAGACTGGCGCTACTGGACCCACTGGTGAGACTGGCTCAACAGGCGCTACTGGAACTACTGGCGATACAGGCTCAACAGGCGCTACTGGCGATATAGGCTCAACAGGCGCTACTGGCGATACAGGCGCTACTGGCGATACAGGCGCTACTGGACCTACTGGTGAGACAGGCTCAACAGGAGCTACTGGACCTACTGGCGAAACAGGCTCAACAGGCGCTACTGGACCTACTGGCGATACAGGCGCTACTGGACCTACTGGCGATATAGGCTCAACAGGCGCTACTGGCGATACAGGTGCTACTGGACCTACTGGCGATACTGGCTCAACAGGCGCTACTGGCGATATAGGCTCAACAGGCGCTACTGGCGATATAGGCTCAACAGGCGCTACTGGCGATATAGGCTCAACAGGCGCTACTGGCGATACAGGCGCTACTGGACCTACTGGTGAGACAGGCTCAACAGGAGCTTCTGGGCCTACGGGTGAGACTGGTGCGACTGGCGAGACTGGCTCAATAGGAGCTACTGGGCCTACTGGTGAGACTGGCTCAACAGGCGCTACTGGCGATACTGGAGCTACTGGGCCTACTGGCGAGACTGGCTCGACAGGACCCACTGGCGATACAGGACCCACTGGACCCACTGGAGAAACCGGTTCGACGGGTGAAACAGGCCCTACGGGTGACACTGGTGCAACTGGCGAGAACGGAACAAATATTTACGGTAATACAGGATCACCATCGGCAGGATTAGGAAGAGTCGGCGATTTTTATATAGATTTCCTAACTGGCTGGATGTGGCAGAAACAATAAAATGAAATATATGTAGAATACCCCATGACTTGGCAGCAAGTGTTATATTTAATAGGACCGACTGGATATACTGGTTATACCGGCCAAACAGGTTCTACGGGCAGCACAGGTGAAACAGGCCCTACTGGGGAAACAGGTCCTACTGGCGAGACTGGTGCGACTGGATATACTGGTGAGACTGGTGCCACAGGGCCTACTGGTGAGACTGGAGCAACAGGACCTACTGGTGAGACTGGTGCCACCGGCGCCACAGGTGCTACTGGCGAAACAGGAGCTACTGGTGATACAGGCCCCCAAGGCGATACTGGTCCCCAAGGCGATACAGGCCCTCAAGGCGATACAGGCCCTCAAGGCGATACTGGTCCCCAAGGCGACACTGGTCCTCAAGGCGACACTGGCCCTCAAGGCGATACTGGCCCTCAAGGCGATACTGGCCCTCAAGGCGATACAGGCCCTCAAGGCGATACAGGCCCTCAAGGCGATACTGGTCCCCAAGGCGACACGGGGCCTCAGGGCGATACTGGGCCCCAAGGTGACACTGGCCCTCAAGGCGACACTGGTCCCCAAGGCGATACTGGTCCTCAGGGCGATACAGGCCCTCAAGGCGATACAGGCCCCCAAGGCGATACTGGTCCCCAAGGTGACACTGGTCCTCAAGGCGACACTGGTCCCCAAGGCGATACTGGTCCTCAGGGCGATACTGGTCCTACAGGCCAAACAGGTGCCACTGGTGAAACAGGAGCTACAGGAGCTACTGGGCCTACCGGCGAGACTGGCTCGACAGGAGCTACTGGGCCTACTGGACCTACTGGAGAGACTGGGCCTACCGGCGGGACTGGGCCTACTGGACCTACTGGAGAGACTGGGCCTACCGGCGGGACTGGGCCTACTGGCGAGACTGGTGAGACTGGCTCGATAGGAGCTACTGGTGAAACTGGTGCTACTGGTCCCACTGGTGAAACAGGATCAACAGGAGCTACTGGGCCTACCGGTGAAACAGGATCTACAGGAGCTACTGGCGAGACTGGCTCCACAGGAGCTACTGGTGAAACTGGTGCCATAGGTGATACCGGTCCCCAAGGTGATACGGGTCCTCAAGGCGACACTGGCCCTCAGGGTGATACTGGTCCTCAGGGTGACACTGGCCCACAAGGTGATACTGGCCCACAAGGTGATACTGGCCCACAAGGCCCACAAGGTGATACCGGTCCCCAAGGTGATACCGGTCCCCAAGGTGATACGGGTCCTCAAGGCCCACAAGGTGACACTGGCCCACAAGGTGACACTGGCCCACAAGGTGATACTGGTCCTCAGGGTGATACTGGTCCTCAGGGTGATACTGGCCCACAGGGTGATACTGGTCCGCAGGGTGATACGGGTCCGCAGGGTGATACGGGTCCTCAGGGTGATACAGGTCCGCAGGGTGATACGGGTCCTCAGGGCGATACTGGGCCTACAGGCCAAACAGGTGCCACTGGTGCTACTGGTGAAATAGGATCTACAGGAGCTACTGGGCCTACCGGCGAAACTGGCTCCACAGGAGCTACTGGGCCTACCGGTGAAACAGGATCTACAGGAGCTACTGGCGAGACTGGCTCTACAGGAGCTACTGGGCCTACCGGTGAAACTGGCTCCACAGGAGCTACTGGGCCTACCGGTGAAACAGGATCTATAGGAGCTACTGGCGAGACTGGCTCTACAGGAGCTACTGGTGAAACAGGTGCTACAGGTAATACTGGTCCTCAGGGCGATACTGGTCCTCAGGGCGATACTGGTCCCCAAGGTGATACTGGCCCTCAAGGTGATACTGGTCCCCAAGGTGATACTGGCCCTCAAGGTGATACTGGCCCCCAAGGTGATACTGGTCCCCAAGGTGATACTGGCCCTCAAGGTGATACTGGCCCCCAAGGTGATACTGGTCCCCAAGGTGATACTGGGCCCCAAGGTGATACTGGTCCCCAAGGTGATACTGGGCCTCAAGGTGATACTGGGCCTCAAGGTGATACTGGGCCTCAAGGTGATACTGGGCCTCAAGGTGATACTGGGCCTCAAGGTGATACTGGCCCACAAGGTGATACTGGCCCTCAGGGCGATACTGGCCCTCAAGGTGATACTGGCCCCACTGGAGAGACAGGAGCTACTGGTCCTACCGGTGCTACAGGCGAGACTGGTCCCACTGGAGAGACAGGTGCTACTGGCCCCACTGGAGAGACAGGTGCTACTGGCCCCACTGGAGAGACAGGTGCAACAGGAGCTACTGGGCCTACTGGCGATATAGGAACTACTGGTGCCACAGGAGAAGCTGGTCTTAACAACTCCTTTACACTTCATTGGATAAATGGCGGCGCCCCGCCCTTGGCGAATAATGAAGAGTTCGTTGCCAATAATGCGAATCTTGGAAGTACAACTGATATTGATATTGCCTATACAGCCCTTGGTGGCGTGAGTAGTGAGTTTATAATAAATCCTATTCAGAACTGGATAGCAAGTGGAAATACAGCAGTGCTATCTATTGTAAAAGCGGGTGATGCTAATACGTATGGAAGTTATGTGATTACTAGTGTTACCTATTCGGGGGGTCCTCCTCAACAATATCAACTTTTATTAACCCCAATCAGCGGAGCTGGAGTCTTTTATTCAGCAGATGTTTATACATTTTCCTTTGCACTAAATGGTCCTCAAGGTGACACAGGCCCACAAGGTGACACAGGCCCACAAGGTGACACAGGCCCACAAGGTGACACAGGCCCACAAGGTGATACTGGCCCTCAAGGCGATACGGGTCCTCAAGGCGATACTGGCCCCCAAGGCGATACAGGTCCTCAGGGTGATACTGGCCCTCAAGGCGATACAGGTCCTCAAGGCGATACAGGTCCTCAGGGTGACACTGGCCCCCAAGGTGATACTGGCCCTCAAGGCGATACGGGTCCTCAAGGCGATACAGGTCCTCAAGGCGATACAGGTCCTCAAGGCGATACAGGTCCTCAAGGCGATACAGGTCCTCAAGGCGATACGGGTCCTCAGGGTGATACGGGTCCTCAGGGTGACACCGGTCCTCAAGGTGATACGGGTCCTCAGGGTGACACCGGTCCTCAAGGTGACACGGGTCCTACAGGGGACACTGGTGCAACAGGTGTAACAGGATCTACTGGTGAAACGGGCCCAACTGGCTATATCGGCTCACCTGGAGACCAGGGACCCACAGGCAATACGGGTCCATCCGGTCTAACAGGCTCAACTGGTCCTACAGGATTTACTGGACCGGCAGGAGTTGCCAGTAATACGGGCGCAACGGGGCCAGCAGGAAAGGTTGGTCCTCTCAATGTAGCGACATATTATCTATCAGCGAATCAATTAACAACAAATGGAAGTGAAAATACAGTTATATACAATATATTCGATGCAACAAATTCTATCGGAACAATTTCCGCTACATATAATACCAGCACAGGCGTTCTGACAAATACTACCTCAACCACTATATCATATCTTATCAATGGCACAGTTTTCGTAGATACACCTGGTAATGAGATTGTAGAAATCCGTAAAAATAAAACATCTACTGTTCATCGTTTCTCATTATCTTTTTTTACATCGATGTATGCATCAATCTTTAGTGGAGTTGTAGTGCTTGAACCTGGTGACACTGCTGAAATCGTCTTTACAAATACAACTGGTGGAAATGTAAATATTGCTGGGGATGCTTCTACCTTCATAACGAATCTCGTTATAACACAGCTTGAGTATCTTATCGGTCCTACCGGTTTCACAGGTATGATAGGAGCCACTGGACTAACAGGCTATACTGGCTATACAGGCTATACTGGCCCTACTGGACCCACAGGAGTCACTGGCCCTACAGGCGTGGCTGGACCAGCAGGAACTGCAACGAATACGGGCGCAACTGGGCCAGCAGGAATGGCTGGCCCCCTCGCTGTTGCGACATATTACCTATCATCCAATCAACCAACAACTACTGGAACTGAAAATACGATTATATATAATATATTTGATGCAACAAATTCTATAGGGACTATTTCAGCGACGTATAATACCAGCACAGGTGTTCTCACAAATACTACCTCCGATAGTATAACATATATCATAAATGGTTCAATCTATGTTGATGCAGCTGGCACCGAGTTTCTGGAAATCCGTAAAAATAAAACATCTACTGTTCATCGCTTCTCATTATCTCTATTTACATCGATGTATGCGGCGATCTTTAGTGGTGTTGTAGTGCTTCAACCAGGGGACACAGCAGAAATTGTCTTTACAAATGGAACTGCTGGAACTGTTACTATTGTTGGGGATGCTTCGACCTTCTCCACAAATCTGGTCATAACCCAGCTCGATTATGTGATTGGCCCTACTGGCTATACAGGTATGACAGGAGCTACTGGTGTAACAGGGCCTACTGGTGAGACTGGAGCTACTGGACCTACTGGCGAGACTGGGGCAACTGGGCCTACTGGCGAGACTGGAGCCACAGGTCCTACAGGTCCTACTGGTGAGACTGGGGCAACTGGACCTACTGGTGAAACTGGAGCTACAGGGCCTACTGGAGCAACTGGCGATACTGGGGCAACTGGAGTAACTGGTGAGACTGGGGCAACAGGGCCTACTGGGGCAACAGGGCCTACTGGCGAGACTGGGGCAACTGGAGTAACTGGTGAGACTGGAGCCACAGGTCCTACTGGGGCAACTGGGCCTACTGGAGCTACTGGCGAAACTGGAGCTACAGGGCCTACTGGAGCAACTGGCGATACTGGGGCAACTGGAGTAACTGGCGAGACTGGGGCAACTGGCGAGACTGGGCCTACTGGTCCTACTGGGGCAACTGGACCTACTGGTGAGACTGGAACCACAGGGCCTACTGGGGCAACTGGGGCAACTGGCGATACTGGACCTACTGGAGTAACTGGTGAGACTGGAACCACAGGGCCTACTGGGGCAACTGGCGAGACTGGAGCTACTGGAGCTACTGGAGCTACTGGAGTAACTGGTAAGACAGGGCCTACTGGGGCAACTGGAGCAACTGGACCTACTGGTGAGACTGGGGCAACTGGCGAGACTGGGGCAACTGGTGAAACAGGAGCTACTGGGCCTACTGGGGCAACTGGACCTACTGGTGAGACTGGCTCAACAGGATCTACTGGACCTACTGGGCCTACCGGTGAGACTGGCTCAACAGGACCTACTGGCGCAACTGGAGCTACTGGACCTACTGGGGTAACTGGACCTACTGGGGTAACTGGACCTACTGGGCCTACTGGGGCATCTGGACCTACTGGTGAGACTGGTCCTACTGGCGAGACTGGATCCACAGGAGCTACTGGGGTAACAGGACCTACTGGATCCACAGGACCTACTGGATCCACAGGACCTACTGGATCCACGGGAGCTACTGGCTCCACGGGACCTACTGGCGCAACTGGAGCTACTGGATCCACGGGAGTTACTGGTGAGACTGGATCCACAGGAGCTACGGGACCTACTGGCGCAACTGGAGCTACTGGATCCACGGGAGTTACTGGCGAGACTGGATCCACAGGAGCTACGGGACCTACTGGCGCAACTGGAGCTACTGGATCCACGGGAGTTACTGGGGCAACTGGGCCTACCGGTTCCACAGGAGCTACTGGGCCTACTGGAGAGACTGGTGAGACTGGGGCAACGGGTCCTACAGGTAACACTGGTCCAACTGGCGCGAACGCAGTCTCCACCGGCCCAACAGGAGCTGTCCAGTTCACGGATGGTGCTGGAAACTTCCAGGGCAATACTGGTCTGGTCTATGATGGGAGTTCTAGGCTAACAAATCAGTATGGCCTTTTAGATTTTAATGGAAGTTATGAAACAATCATAGGAGGAACTGCAAGTGGTATTATGCTAGAAAGCAAATCTCCGAATAATCAAATCGCAATATTCACTGTAGAATCAAAAATGGTTCTTGCTACAGATATATATTTAGATCCTGGAAATGCTGGTGTGTATATTGGAGAAAATGGTGGCCCTTCATTTCTTGGGGTCGATTTGATTAATAATCGGACTGATGCCGCTCCCACTTCTGGCCAGTTCTTAGGTATTACTGGATCTGGACCTAGCTCTGTGATTAAATGGAAAAATATTCCTGGTGCTACCGGCCCAACAGGCGCTATCCAGTTCTCAGACGGTGCTGGAAATTTCCAGGGTGTTTCTGGTCTTGCATATAACACTGGCGCCACCGGTCCTGTGCTTACTCTTGACGGCGATCTGATACCATCTCTTGACAAGGTATATAGCCTCGGCTCGACAGGACTCGCCTGGAAAGATATCTATGTCGGCACCGGCTCTCTCCATATCGGCCAGGCCAAGCTCTCCAGCACTGGAACAGCCGTCGTCTTCAATGGTGATTTGGTGCCTTCAGAGACAAATACGTTCTCTATCGGCAATCCTGATTTAGTTCTTCGTTCAATGCACATCGGTCCTGGAACTGTCTTTATCGGTCCCACAGGAACTCTCGGTAATGACCCTAACGGAATCATCTATACCCAGTTCGGTTTCGCCGCGCCTACAGTCGTGGTGGGCGCATCCATTCCTGGTGCGACTGGCGCAGTTGAGGGCGGTGTTCGTCTGACACTGACTGGAACCACGGGCCCTCTACAGTATCAGTATCTTGGGGCAGGAGGAATCGCTGAGGGACCCTTATATACGTTGGCGACTGACCCCGCGCCCACCGGCGCTATAGGTCCAACCGGTAGCCAAGGCGTGGCCGGCGTCAGCACAGGTCTCGTTCTGTATTTAGATTCGGCAGGTGGTTCTGCGCCACAGTCTGGCGAACTGCTCCGAGTTCCTAATACTGGGACACAGACCTCCATACCAACGGGCTCACAGAATACACAGACAGATTTCCTCGTCGCGACTTTTACAACCCCTGTTGCCTCTACCACCAGCGCGCAACTGATAGGCGGTCTCTGGACTACCAATCTTTATACACAGGCCTCTGATGATACATCTGTGACATACTACGCCAGTGTCTATTACGTGGATTCTGCTGGAAGCACCGAAACACTACTTGCAACAGGAAATGCGGCCTCCGCAACACAGATTTACTCAACGCAATATATAAATCCATATTCAATCTATGTTCCTGATACGATACTACCTGACTTGACATACAGATATCGCGTAAAAATCTTTATGAATTTCACGGGGACTGCTTCTGCAACAATGTATATGCGCAGTGCAACAACAAGTCATATACACACTACGTTGACTGCGAATGCAGCGACAGGGCCTACCGGTGCAACTGGTGCGAATTCTTCAGTGACTGGTCCCACTGGCTGGACTGGGCCTACTGGTAGAACAGGTCCTACTGGATCTGCTTCCACTGTCACTGGTCCTACTGGTGCCATTGGCTCTACTGGCGCAACCGGTCCAGCCAACGCCGCAGTATCTATCAATATAATACCCGCTAATACCTCTGTAACATCTGCAATCGTGGATTTAACATCCGTTGCCAGCGGCTCTATCTACTATGTACGCACTGATGCAGCTGGAGGCTTCAATACACTCACATTTAATACACCTACAGGATGGGGAGCAGAGCACACGAATTATCACATAATTCTCAAAAACGGTTTGAATAAAGATGTAAATGTATATCGCACAATCAATAGTGCCGGTTCTGCGCTGATTAATGCTGGAAGCACCTATTTCCCTGATTCTCTGCTCCACAAAATGAACAGTCCAGAGAATAATACTGTCGCAATGACCGTCTATTGGAATGGCACTAATCTGCGTATGTTATAATAGGCCACGCATACAAGATTTTCAAACGCCCTAAAAGAGAATGCCGCCAGCAGTAGTCCCTGACCCACCGCGAATCACAGTGCGCGCAAAAGCCAGCGATCAGACCCTCCAGTTCTGGTGGGCAACCCCTGTCTCCGACGGTGGCTCCGCCATAACAGGATATACACTGCAGTGCGATGCAATATCCTATAGCCAGGTTATCGACTCTACTACCCACACCTACAAAGTGACCGGCCTCACGAATGGAACGCTCTACAGTTTCTATCTTGTCGCCAATAATGCCATCGGTTCCTCCACGGCCGCCTATTTCCGTGTAGAGCAGCCAGGTTTAAAGGCATCCGCACCTCAGACCGCAACCGCCGCCGCCGATGGTGGCAACCCCGCCGGCATCGTCTCCTGGACCGCCCCTACTAGCGACGGTGGAGCCACCATCGGTTGGTATGTGATCCATTCCGAGAGCTCCGATCCCGCGGACCCCGTCAAAAAAGTCTGCACAGAACCCTGGAAAACGGAAGGCTACGTAGGCGAGCTGAATCCGGCCTCCACCTACACATTCAAAGTGTATGCGGTCAATGATCCTGGCTACGGCCCCGCCGCAATAACAAATAGCATCACTCTTGAAAACACTCTCCTTGTATCGCTAACTGCCAGTAACTGGAGTGGTACCGGTCCATGGTTGGACGCATCCCCTAATCATTACGATGCAACTCTGGAAAATGGCGTGGCAGCCCTGAATGGTGCAGGAAATGGCATTGTCCTGGATGGCTCTACATATTGGACTTTCCCCAATATCGGCTCACAGTCCGTCTGGACAATCTCTGTCTGGTTCAAGCGCACAGGCAATTCTACTGATGGGGCCTGCATGGTCACAGAAGAATATACAGGAGGATTTATAAATATTTTTATACCATCGGCTAATGGCGGAATAGGGGCAGATCAGTTTGCGGGTGGATTCTTCAATGGCGCATTCAATTATGGAACAGCTATTACATTCCCGCTGAATGAATGGCACCAGATGACGACAACGTGGGACGGAACGAATATCATAACCTACTACGATTCTGTTCTTAACAGCACGGTGAATGCGGCGGGACAAACATCCTCCTCGAGTTCTCTGAATCCCTATAGGATTGGTCGCCGCTGGGATAATCCCAACTATGTTACTGGCGAAATCGGTGAGGTGATAATCTATTCTGCCGCCATCAGCTCCGCCCAAGTCGCAGCCCACTACGCTTCAACATCGCCAACGTATATATAATTATACTACAAAGCATGTCAGAGCGCGCAATAACATCCGGCCAGCAAGTTCTACTCCCTGAATCCACACGGAAGCAGAGAAAAGAACGCAAAGTCACCGTCGCCGTCAATAGCCGCGACCGCAATATCGGCGCGAATTACGACTCCAATGATTTCCGCTGGACCTTTCGCCGCCCCCTCAAAGATGTCGTGAGTATTGAGCTCGTCAATGGCTGTATCCCCGCCGATCTGTATAACGTCGGTCCCGCCTGGGGCTCCTTCACTTTCGGCGAGACCGGCATCGTCTGGAATACGAGCATCCCACCCGGTCAATATACCGCTGCGACCCTCGCCGCCCAACTCCAAACGACGCTCAATGGACTCGCTGGAAAGGCGAATACCTATACCGTCACCTATTCCGATATCACGAAGTTTATGACTGTGTCCGCCAGCGGCCCGAAACAGTTTATCTTCTATTTCGCTACCGGCAATCATCTCGATGAACTTGACAGCCACACCGGCGCTATTCAATCGATAAAATGCCCCGCCAAGTTGTTCGGCTTCGAGTTCTTCGATTACCCCAGCTCAGGTGGTGTAATAACTCCTCCCCGCCGCATGGATCCCGACTTCTGCCTCAGTCGTGTCTATCTCCATCTAAATGCCGACAATTCCATCGAGCTGAACCGCATAGAAATGGGCGCCGGCCGCAAGGACTGCTTCCATATCCTCTTTATGGACCAGGTCAAGGAGGGATATTATACTCTCAATAAGGAGCTCCATATGCCGATCTATATATCCAGTCCCGCCCCGATTGCACGCATTGCGACACTGAATGTCAGTATTCGCGATGAGTTTTACCGCCACGTGGATCTCGGCAGCCACGACTTTACGCTGATGTTTGAGATAACGTATCTTGACTAGCGCTCTTTATGACTCGCAGCTTGCAGCCTCCATATAGCGCCGCGATCTCCGAAAAAGAGGACCCTGCCGATCCCAGAATCTCGGTGCAGCGCGCCAGCCCCAGGAAATCCAGAAACGCCTGGAGGCCTCCTTGCAGCGAAAGGCGATCCAGCGTGGTCGCCGCGACCAGAACACGGCCAGGATAGCGGGCTATCAGCCGTGCCTTATCGCCCGCATGATCGGATGACACAAAAAAGACCGTATCGTCTGGATAGGCATCCATGGCGGCCTCGAAGGCCTCCGTAGGTGACTGCGCAATAGCCTGCGCATTATCTCCTCGGCGCAGATGAACACCCACCGGCTTGGCCCCGTTTAAAATGGAGTTCAAGAGACTGGCCAAACGCGGATGCGGCTTCAAAGCCCGCAGCCAGCGCTGCCAGCGCACCGGATCCGACTGGTGGAATTGCCCATACGATTTTATTGCGATCGGAATGAACGGCGGCTTTCGTGTCTCGATGAGCCAGTCGGCTGGTGTCAGACATTGCTGGGCGCCCGTGTCGCCCATACCAACATCATGAATGCTGATCCATTCTGGCAGATCCATCGCGGGCAGATTAAACAGCTCGGCAAAATCCGCCGCATAGACACCGTATTCGCGCGTCCAGATAATCCGAAGAGGACGCCGCAGATCCTCCGCCCCGCAGATTCCCGATACCAGAGCCCGCAGACGATTGGCGAGTCCGGCACACGGTTGTAACTGGATCGTCTCCATCTCTCTTATAGTCGCTACAAAAGCTTAGACCGGGTATAATATGACCCAACAACAGGAAATGAATTTTGATATACTCTATCCGGCCGCGATTGGTCTCCTCATCGGAGGAATCCTCTCACTGATCTTCGGCATCTACAGCAAACCCACGGCCACGAAATATACCTACGATTTCTTCGGGATAAATTCGAACACGGTTATTCAATACTCTGCCATTCTGTTGGGCGGGCTCCTGATCGCCCTCTATACCGGCTTCTCCGTCCTTATCCGCGATCTCAAGTATCCCACGGAAAATCCTCTCCGATTTACACTCGAGACTCTTCTGGCAGCGTCCATTCCCGCGTCGGTTCTGTTCATCATGACCTATCTCCGCAAAGAGCATTTCACCCCTAAAACGGCCGTCGAGTTCGGTGTCATAACTGTCAAATGCGGGGTCCTCCATATTCTTCTGCAGTTTTCGGGAGTATATGGATCCGTTTTCGGGGTCTGATCCGCGTATATTTTCTACGATAGAATCAGAAAATGCCCAACTCCGTCCAAATACCGAAGAAGTGTGACGTATATTTACATTGCGGAATGCAGGCAGCAAGGAAGGATAATCCCGACTTTAGCCTCGCGGATGAAGCTTCTTGTGATACGTTTGCAATCAAGAGCAGCCTGCCTCATGCTCCAGCGGGGAACGCTAATGCCAGCTGCATGAAAAAGAATCTCAAACCCATTCTACGTAAATCCATCAGCCATGGAGGTCGTCGTATGACCATGCGCAGGGGCAAGGGCAGGGGCCGCATGAGCCGCAAGAATCGCCGCTAGATATATATTTCAATACCCGGTCATATACGCCTGTGTCAAATGATTTGACACAGGCGCCTTACGGGTCCAACGCCTAAACCTTTTTTGTCATTTATATGTATTCAGAACGCACTGGAAAAATTACGCAGCACCCTCTCTCGGTTCCAACGCCTTTCCTCCCACGGAGCATTCTATGTGATGTCTGTCCCCCGGCTGAAGGATACGCTTGAGCTGTGGCGGACCCAGTTACCCACAGTGAAGCCATTTTACGCCGTGAAATGTAACCCCGACCCCCATCTGCTCAATACATTGTATGACGAGGGGATCGGGTTCGACTGCGCCTCCGAGCGGGAGCTTCTGGAAGTCAAGAAGCTCGCACGGGGCACGGCGCATGACCGCATTGTCTATGCAAACCCGTGCAAGTCCGAGCGTGATCTGGCTGTCGCCCGCAGTATCGGTGCGCCTACGACAGTTGTGGATTCGGTAGAGGAAGTGGAGAAGTTGAAGGGATACGGTGGCGGCGCACTCATTCGCATCGCGGTAGATGATTCCGGTAGTGCCATGCCGTTCTCGAGCAAGTTCGGTGCGCGCCCCGACGCGGTAGAGGAGATTAGCCACGCCGCCGCGCGGGCCCAACTCTCCCTACGGGGCGTGAGTTTTCACGTTGGATCTGGCTGTTCCAGCGGGGTGGCGTATGAACGGGCGATTGATGAGGCGTATAGGTGCGTTCTGAAAATGACTCTCGCGGGTCATAGACATGTTGATACCATTGATATCGGCGGAGGATATCTACCAAGCGTAAAAAGTTTCAAGCAAAATGCGATGTATATCCGCAGTGCCATGATGGCAGTAGATACTCTGGAGGCGGAGAGTGGCTCAAAGATTAACTGGATCGCGGAGCCAGGGCGATTCATCGCCGCGAACGCATTCGATTTCTACGTGCAGGTTATCGGAAAGAAGCGCGGGTCAGACTCGGTTGGGAGCCACTGGAAATATACGATCGATGACAGTCTCTACGGGCAGTTCTCCAATATTCTGTTTGACCATGCGAAGCCCGAGTGGGTGCGAGTGCGCCACAGGGCCGATGATGGCCCCAGAAAGCGCTCGGCCGGTATTCTCTTTGGCAGAACTTGTGACAGCGTGGATATCATCGCGAAGGCTGAATCTATGGAGGAGCTGGAAGTCGGCGACTGGCTCTGGTTTCCATCTATGGGCGCATATACCCGCGCGACCGCTTCCGAGTTCAATGGATTTCCTACTCCAGAGGTATTCATTGATCGCGAAAGCGAAGGAACTGTTCTGGCAGAAGTATCCGCCGCGGCGCCAAAGGGTATCACGCGGATGCTTCCAGTATCTGCCCGCGACTTTTGGAGAGCAGCTTAGCACACCGCATACAAAATTGATGTAGCGCAGTCGCCCCGGTGACAGCATACCCAAAGGATGACAGACAGTTGTAATATCTGCCTAGAGGACTACAAAGGAAAGCGCGTCCAAAAGGTTGTCTGCCAATATTGTCCCAACCACGCGTGTCGCGGATGCCAACAGAGGTATCTGCTACAAACGTATGAGGATCCCCACTGCCTACAGTGCAAGCGCGGCTGGAGTCAGGAGTTCATGGCCGCAAATTTCCCGCTCTCCTTCCGTAATGATACGCTCCGCAAGCAGCGGCGTAAGGTGCTTCTGGAGCGCGAGAAGGCCATGCTTCCCGCCATCCAGATCTACGTAGAATACCGAAAGGAGGTCGAGAGCTCCAAAAAGATTATGGACGAGGTGAGTGAAGTCTTCGGCCACGAGTATCTCGACACACCTGAAAATAAGGGCAAGATTGCCTACAGATGGCGCAGCGCCTTTAACGAGCATTCTACTGTGAAAATGGAGCGGAACAGATTGCTCGGTGATCTCGAGGGCTGGAAGCGGCAGATAAAGGATATCTACGGGCCAGATGAAGAGAAAGTTAAGGCCGCTATGAAAGAGACTAAGGACGCAATTGACGCTGCGGCCGTCTCGGCGGAGACCGAGAATAGGCTAAAGGCGGAGTTCTTTACGAAGACTGGATTGGTGCTGGATGATATTATTCCAGTTCTTAAGGAATTGTCGGAAAAGATTTGTGATACGCGGGCAAAGAGGGCCCGGCTGGCGATCAGGCGCGATGCGCTGGATGCGCAGTTGAAGGTCCTCGGCCCCGAGTATTCAAGTATGCGCGAGAAGTTGCAGGATGCAACAATGAGCCACTGGAGAAATAGGGCCTTATACGATGACCGCGCGGCGGGGGCTCATACTAATCAGCCCAAGCGCGAGTTCATCATGAAGTGTCCCGCCGACGATTGCCGTGGCTTTCTCTCCACCGCCTACAAGTGCGGCACCTGCTCCAAATGGGCCTGCACGCAGTGCGTTGTCTGCATTGGCGAGGACAAGGACGCCGCGCACACCTGCAACCCCGATATGGTGGAGTCGGCCAAGATGATTCGTGCGGAGACGAGGCCCTGCCCAAAGTGCGGCACGCGCATCTTCAAGATCGATGGCTGTGATCAGATGTGGTGCATCATGGACGGATGCCACACGGCCTTCTCCTGGAACACAGGGCACGTTGTCACCGGTATCGTGCATAATCCCCACTACTACGAGTGGCTGAGGCGCAACGGCGGCGGCACGGCCCCGCGCGAGGCCGGCGACATTCCTTGCGGCGGTCTTCCTGCGACATGGCAGTGGATGCGCATTATCCGTATGGAGGATATTCCCAATGATGTCAAAAATACTCTGCAGGAGACCCATAGGAATATGCAGGAACTCATCGCAGATAAGCTGACGGATTTCCCCGCGCGTGCTCCTCAGCTAATGAACAAGGATGACGATGTGGATTATCTGATGAATCGCTTGACAGAGGCGGAGTGGCAGCGGAAGTTGGAGATTTCCGAGGCGAGATTCAAACGCAAGAAGGAGATTGGGCAGATTCTGCAGACACTTGTGACGGCTGGCTCCGACATCATGAATAGTATTTACCAGCGGGGGCAGGCGCATGAGGATATTCACACTATGTTCATTGAGTGGCTGATAGAGACGGCTGTTCCCGAGCTGGAGCAGCTTCGGCAGTTCGGTAATGAGTCTCTCAAGGCACTGGCCAAGAGGGATCATATGGCCGTTCCACAGCTGGATGCGGCATGGAAGTGGAAGCCTCTTCGCGCACTCTATAGGGCTGCACCGAAGGCTAGGGCGACTGGGGGGGCTGCCGCCGATGCAGAGATGGCTGTTGTTTAAAGGATTTCCGCGCTTAAAAGGGAAAGATGAGTCGCGCCGTCGTCATTCATCTCGATACAGCAACAGAGCGTCTTCCACTTATTAAAAAACTGAGTGAATTAATAATTCAGCCACTCGACATTTTTTCAGCCAAGGATGGCACCGAATGGGAGAAGAATGATGCAATCAAGAAGCTTCATCCGTGGTCAAAAGATACTATTACTCGCGGAATGCTCGGCTGCGCACACAGCCATATAGATATTCTGTATAATTCTCTAAAGGCTAGAGACAATGTCGTGCTTCTTTTTGAGGACGACTGCGATATGACAAAGACACGGGACGAACTCTATCGCTTCGTGCATTTTGCGAATGAGCTGCCAGATCGCTGGGATATTCTTCTTCTCGGCGCCAATGAATACGTTGAAACTGTGCCGATCAGCGCGTCCTATAGCCGGATCAAGCGATTCTGGGGGACTCATGCGATGATTATTAGAGAGCCGGCGATGCGGGCTGCTCTGAAAGTCTTCGCGGCGGCCCAGGGAGATGGCATATTTCTTCCGGCCGACTGGATGTATAATGAGACAATCAAACAAGAAGGTATTGTTTGTATTGGTCCATCGGTTCCTGATTATCTGTGTGAGCAGAAGCTCGGACTCGCCTCGGCAGTGAATGGAAATGTGCGAAGCTAAGTGCGACGTAGGAGCCTAGCCAGACACTGACGAGAAGCTGTTATCCAGCCCCAGCTTGTTCATACCCCACTGCAGAATCCGCTTAATCTTCGTCTCCGAAAGCGCCGTAGAATACATGCGGAAATCGAACATACTGCCCGCAAAGAGCTCGTCGCGCAGCTCATAGCCCGACGCATCATTCGCCCAGTTCGACTTCCCCAAATAGTTGTGACTAGTCACCTTGGCCTGCGGCAGAAACCCCTCCTCCTGCGTAAATAGTAGATTGCCATTTACATAGACGAGCAGATCCGGTCGCATTGCATCCATCGTCTTCGCCGTTATGACAATATGCGTCCATTTCTGCAGAGGAATGGCCCTATTTACTTTGATCTGGACCTTACGGAGTTTCTGATCCCAGACCTCGTATTGCAGCGTGGCACGCGAGGCCGCCCCCGTCGCCTTCGGCAAAGGCCGTGTCTGAATCGGATCAACCTTCGAAGCGAGTGTATCCGGCCCTAAACAGGAATACTCATCCACATTCGCCGAGGATGTCGCGAACAAATCCTGTGCGGTCATCTCCGGACAGAATTGCGCGCCACTAGGCTTCTCTGGAATCGTTGTCTCTGGACACGTGCTCGCCGGTCGCATGAGATTTCCAGAGTCGCCAGCGTCGCCCTTTCCGAGAATACCCATCCAGACATTATTAATGCCCGCCCCGTCACCGAAATCAAAGATATGCGCATTATTCGTGAATTTGTCAAAATTCACCCAAACACTGTAGGCGCGCACGCTCCGCATCTGTATGCGATTCCCCAGCGACAGCTCAGTCGTGTCCCCGAAACGGACGAATTGATCCGCCCCGTTGAAAAAGAGCCCACGAGTAATCGTCGGGCGCGGCGTCTGATCAATAGAGAGACCTCCCGCATACTGCACAACGGCCTTGTCCATGTAATCCACCAAATCGTCGCGCAGCCGCAGCCACAGCTGGCAGCCCGCATAGAAATCCAGCAGCGTCTTAATCTCCTCAGGCGGGTCGGGATCAATCTCCTCCTTCGTATTAAAGTTGATATCAAGAGCACGGAGACACGACGGCTGATATGTTCCGTCCTGCGCCTTCAGAATCCGGCAATAGGCCTGGCGACCGTCATTGATAATATCGCGCATATAGTCATCGCGACTGAGCTTGAACCCCAGCTTCACCGTGTTTGTCCTGTAGCCCACCGGGTCACCTATTGTCCCTGCAAGAGCGCAAGCGAATATTGCCGTGGAGGCATCATTTCCCTGGGTCACAACTCGACAGAAATCATTCTCCACGCCGTATCTCTGGACATCGGCGTATCCTGCAAAGTAGCGGCGATCCTGGACATAGCCGCCCTGCTCGCGACCGATGCCCACATCTCCACGCCGCATGATTGCCTGTGTAAGTATATTGGGCGGCTTGCTCGACGCCGGTGTAAGTATCTGGAAACCCTCTGCCAGTTTCGCCGGTGCGAGCAACTCCAGCACGAGCACTCCTAATAATAGACATAGCCCTATCCAGACTGTTCCGGACATCTACATTATGGCAGGATATCCCGTTACCGTCCGCGCGCGTGCCCCCCAGAAAAGTCCGGGCCAAGAAACAGGATGGATGGCGTGCTGATGATACCAGAAAATCAGAAAGGCGGTTCTATACTCGGCCAAGGAGTCTATGGCTGCATTTTTACACCCCCTCTCAAGTGCTTCGGCTCGACACGGAAGCCCACACCAGGAAAACTCGGGAAACTCACTGAAAAGGGGGATGTGCAGAGCGAAATTCTCGCGGCGAAACTGTTCGCAAAGCGCCCCGAGTCCAAGAAATATATGATTCTTCCCGAGCTCGACACCTTTTGCACGAGACCCGCCCCTCTTTCGGAACAGACTGAAAAGGATATCATCCAGTGCGATGAGCCTCTGAAGAGGAATAAATTCGAGGAAATGGTGCAGTTCGAAGTGCCCTATGGCGGAAAAACACTGCACTCCATTACGACACTGCAAACTATGACATTAATGGTTAATGAATTCCCCTTTTATGATTTTATGAGAGATATGCTGGAAATCGGGGCATATATTGTCATCCACGGATTCATTCATAATGATCTGCACAGCAAGAATATTCTGCTGAACAAAACATATCATCCGCGCCTCATAGATTTCGGGCGCTCATATACCTCCCATTCGATTACGGAGGAGTTTGTATATATGAATTTAATATCGGGGTATGAACCGGCTCTCGGACAAATCCCACCTGAGCTCACTGTTATTGATGGAATAGACTCTAAAGTGCCTCTCAACAAAATACTGGACGATATACGGAAAGAAAAGAGCACGATCGATAATGCCGAGAAGGTGCTTGGCATCAACCGGTATCAGCAGACGGCGGAGTTAAGTCTCTTTCTGAAATCGTCCAAGACCTTCCAGGCTGGCGATTGGACCGCATTCATGCGGCTCTATTGGCCGGTCGTAGATAGCTGGGCGATTGGCCACGGTCTTCTGTCCATTTTACGCAAGCTGCTTGGATCGAAGCAGTTCGCGGAAAGTTCTGAATGGAAGAAGCGGGGGCCACTCGTTAAAAATATCCTGCGGGGGCTTGTAAAGACATCCCCCAGAGATCGGATGGATTGCGTGGAGGCGCTGGCCATGTATGATCCTATGAACGCCGTCTTGTCGTCGTCGTCCGGAAAGGCATGGATGAAGCATAAGCGCGAGCAGAGGGCCTCTTTGAAGCCTTGAGGCTTCCGCCGACTTTCAAATACAGCGCCTGCTTACGAGGAACACACATATATCCGCAAAAATGTTCATAGTTGAGTATGCCCTCTTTTCTGAAATCAAGATTACAGAGCTGCGGATCCCAGATTTCATGACCATCCGCGTCCAGATTCGTCACTCGTCTCGCACCGGACTTTTGTGACCAGTATCCGCCGCGATCCTGCCGTAGGAAATGGTAGTCATCCGACTCATCGACCACGAGCGCGATCTTGGAGCTGCCGCGAGGGCATTTGTCCTCAAATCTCGACATCGTTATAGTGGGATTATCACCCAAAATCCGCATAATCATATTTGGGCAGGTTTTGTGTTTCTCCGAAAATCTCTCGTATCCTGCCGCCGCCCCAGGCTGATGAAACGGTGCGTCGCACTTCTTCTTTCCTCGGCACTTTGCCATCTGTTTCGGATCATTCACATTCATCGAATACGAGAAGCAGTTATGTGTCTCGCGGATCTCGATTTTCTTATTCCATTTATCAGGTTCATAGGTCGGCTCCCAACCACTCAGAGGCGATACGCGGGAGCAGCCCTTCATGTGCTCCGTGCAGAAGGCTTTGCCAGGAAGACTCTTATTTTGGCAGGTTGAAAGACACTGACACTGATTTTTCTGGCCCGTTCTCTTCACTTTTCGTGTCTTCTTGCCCCCCAGCATCCTCTACTGTAGGGCGCGAAAGTTGCTGCTTCACCGCCTGGGCAATCTCTGGAGGAATCGTGTCCATATATGTCTTTAGAGGGGTCGGTGGGAGAAGCGAGGGATGGTCCTGATTTGTCAAGGGGCCCTGCTGGTTTGTCGGATGGGCGGCAGTTTCTGTTAATTTATAATACTCCTCCTCAATCTGCTTCATCCGGATTTTCTCCACGGAATGGCAGAAATACACGAATTGATTCTCGTGTGTGGGGCGCACATTCGGCGTATTGAACCCACTGTATTTTCCGGTGAGCTCAATATACTGCCATCCTTCCGAGGTCAGATGCTCAAAGACCGTGTGCAGATGATAGTAGTGCTTGTCGAGTTTGAAAAGAGTGAGGAGTCCATTGCAGATTGTCACACAAAGTGAGATAGCCCAGGTCACCCAATACATCGTGATGCTCTGATAGCTTGTGGCCGTGGTGTATTGAATAGAGAGAAGAGCCGGCACAATGAGAGATCCGACCGTTATGACTCCGCGGGACACTTGAAAGAGGATTGTGAGGCGATGTGTGCGGGATTTCAAATCTTGAATGAGCAGAATGTAGCGCTGCTGGATTATCACTTTTTTCTGGGCGGAGAGCTCAATAGATTGTATGGCGGTTTCAAATGGACTTATATTACCGTAGAGTTTCATGTCCGTGCTACACGTGCTCCCTAAAAATTGAAGGTAGCTGCTGCCGCTTTTCCAAGCACACTACTATGGAGCTCTGGTCATCTCTATTCCTCGACGAGACAACTGATTGGGCGACGTGCATTGCGCCTCTTCCCGCTTGGCGGAAGATTACAGAAGAGAATGCGGGGCAGCGACTCATTGCACAGATAACCTTCGGCGGGAAGACCATCTTTGCCGCGCTAGGAAACCCTGTGCAGGGCGACGAGTTTAATAGGATATATGTGCCGACCTGGATGCTGGATCTGCTCGGTTCTGAGGGGATCGGCGAGGAGGCAGAAGTCTCCTGGCTCTCTCAGGATGCCTTTCCAGAAGCTACACGCATTGTTCTGCGGCCTCACGACTCCGCCTTCTATCACGCCGATGCGAAGGAGGAGCTGGAGAGAGCATTGACCCGCGTCGGTGTTCTCCGCCAGGGGGACACCATTATGGTTCCTCTGGAGGTTCTCGGAGGATATCAGGTAGCGTTCGATGTTATTCTGACGGAGCCGGCAAATATCGTGCTCGCAGAGGGCGACGAGGTCGCCATTGAGTTTGAGGCGGCTCTGGATGGGGCGGCGGAGGCGCAGGACGGGGCAGCGCCTGTCGCTTTGCCCGAGCCCTTTGAAGAGGAGGCAATGGTGCAGACTGAGGCTCCGCAAGAGCCCGAGCCACAGGGCAATGTGCTCGGCGGAACGATTCGTCTCAATCCCGACGGAACGCGCTGGAATCCCTGGCGTGTTAAAGCCTAAGGCTCCTCCCTTAGACTAGGGCATAGAGATGGCCCAGGAACTCGCAATAGAAGAAGGCGCATGGAAAATATGCGACTATATACAACGAAACAGACCGTTTTTCATCGGTCGCAATGGAACTATTGAAATCGAAACGCTCTTTTTCTGGCTGACGATGCGCAAAGGCGCCCAGAAACGTGACTATCCGCCCCGCATCGCGAATCAAATACAACAGAATGCCGGTATTTTTCCCGCAACGCCCGAGAGTATTGACAGCTGGTGCGAGGCCTATGTCGCCGCTCTGAAGGTTCTCGACGGAGGGGCGGCCGGCTGGTATAAACCCACTGCCGCAACGGAAGACACGTTACTCAGGCAATATGCCCCCGATGCCTTTCGTGTTCCTCTACGCAGCCTCGAGCCATATTACTACGCCCCCAAGAATCGCTGGACGAATTATCTCGCAGGAAAGCGCGTGGCAGTCGTCTCCAGCTTTGCCGATACCATTATGAAACAGGTGTGGGGCGAGAAGATCAGCCAGATCTGGAAAGGGTCGCAGGAGGGACTCCTCAGCAGTCTGACGGATGTGAATTGGACATTTATTCGCACAGGCTACGCGCCCATGACGGCACTCGGTAGAGCCGAATGGCCAGAGGGTGTAACGACGTGGCAGGAGGCCGTTGATCATGTGGTGAAACGTGTGCAGGCGAACCAGGCCGACGTAGCTTTAATAGGCTGCGGTGGTCTGGGTATGGTGATTGCAGGACGTCTGAAGGAGCTCGGGATTTCCTCTATTGTTCTCGGCGGGGCCATCCAAGTTCTGTTCGGAATCCGCGGGCGCCGTTGGCAGAATCACGAGATCATTTCCAAATTCTGGAATAGTGCATGGATCTGGCCGGCGATGGATGAGGTTCCCGCAGGAGCGGCCATGGTCGAAGGCGGCTGTTATTGGTGATTTTTGGTAATATATCATAAGAGATGCGTATCCAGATCGCAAGCGACTTGCATCTTGAAACGAGACCAAAAACAACCTTTCGCGAGTTACTGGATCCTGGCGCGGCTCCTATTCTGGCCCTCCTCGGAGATATTGCTCCCCTGAATCATCCCAATCTCCGCCCATTCCTGGAATGGTGCTCCGAGCACTGGGACACCATTCTCTGGATTCCAGGATGTCTCGAGCTCCTTGGACCCGGTAGTGGCAATGAAGGTAATCAGCTGCCCAATCTGGAGACCCCCGTCCAGAAAATGCGCGGCCTCGTGGAACCCTTCTGGAATATTAGTGTGCTGGATCACGACGGAATGGTCAGTGATGACGGTATATATGTGTTCGGGCTCCCTTTCTGGAAGTTTCCGCGTGACGATGCCTATGTCTGGCACCCCCACTATTTCCGCTACGTAGAGGCCGAGCCCAGCCCCATGCATCCCGACTTCATGATGCGCATCTATAATCAGGACTTGGCCTGGCTCCGCTCCAAAATCCGGGCTCAAAAGGAGCCCATTCTCATTCTATCGCACTACGGCCCCACCACGTGGCTTCAAGAGGAGGGCTTCATATGCGATCCCGATAAATCCATCGTGTATTCCGACATTGAGAATCTGCTGAGGACGCCAGTTGTTGGATGGGTCTGTGGTCACGTGCATCAATCGGTGGAGATGGCGAAAGAATGGCGCGATGCGACGGGGGCCAAAGGGACTGTTCTGCTGGTAGCGAATCCCAAAGGAGTTCCCTATCAGAATCTTGATTACCGAAAAGACGCTGTGCTGAGACTGGATCCACGCTTATTCCAGGCTTAGGTCTGCAGCTGCGGTCGCACCTCTGCATTGAATGTCCGCTCAAATCCTCGGATAGACTTCTCGAAGTTCGCCCGCGGCGTGAATGCAATGTCACGCTTCGACTGAATAAAGGCCATCGCCTCGTCGGTCGTCATGTTCTTCATGGCTACGAGATACATCGCCACAGACGCTGCCGACCGCTGCATTCCGGCCGCGCAATGCACGAGAACCGCCGTATTATCGGCCTGGGCCCGGCGCAGCTCGCTGGAAATCTTATAGACGATTTCAAATGACCACAGCTCCAGATTCCGGATTTCCGCCTCTTGCAGATTGTCATCGACGGGAATACGGTAGCGCCGAGTAACTGATGTATCAAACTCTATATTTTTCGTGCAGTTGAAAACAGTTCGTATTTTCTTTCCGGCGAGATAGTCTCTGTCCAGAGCGGCATACCGGCTCCCGAGCCACAGCCCCGGGATAATCTCATCCGCCGGATTTGCTTGCTCTACTATGTTCATCCTGCAGCAGATGGGCAAATTTGGTTTGCCCCCGGATTCGCGTATTTTCTTCGCAGGTTGAGGATGATCCTATCCGGCATCCCCGCAAAAAAAATCTAAACGGTGAATATAACAAATGGTTCGTCGTATGTCTCGTAAGATGCACGGCGGCGGTTCTAGGCATAGTGTTTCGACGAGGAGGCAAGTGATGACGGAAGCGGACGAGCAGGCATTTTTAACAGATCAGTTCAATAGGTTAAAGACTCCAGGGAGAAGTATTATGACGGCTAGGCGCCTGGCAGAAAGCAAACTTGATTCTAGAATAAATGCTCTTCTTGCTCAAAAGAGGTTACAAGCAGCAAAGAAACTGGCAGCTGTAGCGAAACAGACTGCAATGGCGAAACCGACTGTAGGGTCAGTTGCAGCGAGCAGGTCGGCGGCTCGTGCCTCAAGGAAGGGTGCATGCGATGCTAAGAAGACTGTCGTTCAGCGTGGCGGTCAGAATACTGCGGCATCTGCTGCTGTAGCAAAGACAGAAAACTCTATGAACGCTCTGGCCAAGGCTTTATCCGTATCTGCAAATGAGTCTGCAAAATCCCTGGCAATGTCTGGAGGGCAGGGCGGCAATTCTGTTGATCAGTTTATGGAGACTTTAAAGGGTGGTTACAGGATGTATGGAGGGCAGGAGCAGAGCAGCTTTGAGAAAGCAATTGCAGATGCTGAGGCCTCCGCCCCAATGACTGGCGGTCAGGGAGAGCCACTTGCCCCCCACCAGCAGGCTGTTATATCCGCAGCAGATACTATGGTTGCAGATGCTGAGAAAGCGGCTGCAGCGGCGGCTGCAGCCGCGGCTGCACCAAGCGTGGGCGGCCGCCGCAGGACCTACAGGACCCGCAGGCACTAAACGTTTTCCATAGATAATATAAACCTCTCACATAGCCTCCTATAAGAAGACTACGCGAGAGATCCCCCGCAACCCGCTAAATTTGATTCGCGCACTTTGCTGCGCCCAGTAGCACTCATGCCACTTACCAAGCATCTTTATCGTGAAGACGAGGTCATCGCGGCCATGCAGTTCTGTGTGCTCCGTGGCCGTCTGCAAGAATCCGCCTTCTGGTGCCAGGAACTTCTTGATTCCGGTATGGCCGATGCTCTGCTCACAGCCCTCAAACAGATCTGGCTTCTTGGCTTCGGCATAGCCGCTCTTCCTTGGTATATCCTCTATAAGGACGTAGCAGCCGCCGATGCACTGGATCCAGAAGCAACTCTGCGACTAGTTGTGGCTCTCGCTCGCACACCACGACGTGGAGGTCGTGACACGAGTTTCCTCGCGCTGAAGCACACGATCGCCCCACCTGATCGCGTGAATGCGACAACACCTCCTCGTGACTTTCTGACCGCGGCCATTTTACAGGGACGCGCAACCACCGCGTGGCAAGTCTGGGATAAGAATTCTGCCACCATTCTTGCCGCAGCCCAGCTCAAACACGGAGATATCGGTGCTCAAGTCGTTGCGGCAATCGATGAACCCGCCATACAGCTTGCGGCGCTGTGCTTGAGTCCTGCAGAGCTGAAACGGCGCTGGACGGCGACCACACCTCTAGAGATTCCCCAAGAAGTGACAGCAGCCCTCGAAATCTGGATCGCCGCAACCGGTCGTCGCTCCCGACGCGCCTACGCGATTCCACCCGACTCCCTCTACTGGCTCACAGCCCGAGGAAACACGTCAGTCTATACCTCCACCGAACGAGAGCTCCGTGGCTCTCTTGAGCGCCCTGAAAAACTCTGGGGCTCGGCCTACTGGGACGAGATCGCCGAAGAATACGGCGGCTGGGCGGCTATTCGCGACAATGACGAGCAGCGGGAGGCCTTCTATGCGAGCCACTTTCCCGACGACATTTCCGATGAATGGTCCGTCGCCGCCAGAAATTTCTCCCACGGCGCAGGAACTCTGCAGCCTGGCACAGAGGCCTCCCCCATCCGCTTCCTCCGCACCTGGTTCGGCGATATCCCCTCCGCCGTTGTGTGGAACGGATTTGAAAAAGCTCTTAACGGCATGACGGAAGCGCCCAAGACTCTACAGGAGATCATAGAGGCTCGTTCCAGGCCAGACCCCCTACTACAATATAATAGCCGCCCAGTGAAATCTCGCCGTCTTCAACCGATGAATGCTTCTTAATACTGGCCGCGACCTTCGCTTCAATCAGCTCCCTCGGATGGGTGCATAATACTTTCGTGCAGCGTAGAAGACTATTTGCGGCCTTATGATCCGGCTGAGTGATCAATAGTTTATTGTAAAGATACCATACTCTGCGCCAGGAAGTGATTCTCGTAGCATTCGGGCAGTTTTTCAGTGCCCACTTATACACGTCTCCATAGAAGCTGCAGCCATAATCCTCGTGCTGATCCTCCATGAATTCATAGATGAGAGTAGTCGTCTCCTCATTTGTCGGCGACAAATACTGTCTTCTGAGAATCTCGAGCAGAATCGCCTCCTTGAAGTTCTCCTTGAACGCCGCAATATCATACTCGGCGGATGCAAAGGCCTCAATCGCCCAGTGCGACTTGCCCGTGCGCCGAATCTGCTCAATACAGCTGATAGACTGCCCCGTCGTCAGCGGAAGATTCGTATAAGGATTCCTCGGCATCTGGGCATTTGAGAAGTTGTAGTTGCTCAGAAGAAGCCGCTCAATCATATCGCGCCGCAAAGTGCTGGCCTCGAACGTGTGAATGGATCTCTGTGCCCAGGAGATGAGTGTAACAGGATGCCTCGGAATCTCGTTGGTCAGCAGATCCTCCGTATTACCGGTCTTGAGCCGCGAATGAATGAAGCGCCGCGCGATTTTCTCAAAGGCTGTGCGGACGCGCTGATTGGCCTTCACATAGCCAATACAGCGTGTTATGTCACCCGCCGTGCGCATGAAAGGATTCACAGGGAGACGGAAAGGGACGGCAAAGGGCTTCTCCAGTTGTCTGAAGGGATCCTTGGCGGCTGCGGCTGCCTTCTTTTCTATGTGCAGAGCGGCGGCAATATTCGCGAATCGCGTTTCGCCTGTTGCCCGAATCATATTGACATACTTGATAGGGATCCGCGGAATAATCAGCCACGGCCTAGTGATAATCTTGAAAGGGGGGAGCTTTATAGGAGCGCAGCCATTGCAACCCTTGGCACAGAATTCGCAGTCGCCGCTATAGATCTGTGCTCGCCGCGCCTTCCGTTGCCGTTTGGCCCGTTGATTATCACGGGCCTTCTTGGAGAGTTTGACAATGAGAGCCATATTTCGTAGTGCTAAAAAATGTGTGGGAATACCAATATCAATTTTGGGCAGCCTCGCTCTCATCTTCTACTTCAAATAGGGTCAGTCGCTTCGCCTCACAGTCGTAACGACCACACGCGACCCCATCGGCTCCATAGACGGTCCCATCCTCTCCATAGAAGAGATGCGCCGGACCCCCTGACTCGCTCAACGGCGTCAGCCGCAGAAGACTTGTGGAAACGGCAGCGGCCGCCAGATACATGTGCTCAGGACAGCGCCGCACATTCTCGCACCACAGAATCGGCTGCCCACACGGCATCATGAAGGCCGTTCCCTGCCGTCTGCAGACATAGTCACATCGCATATCAATGTCTCGCTCACCGCCCTCATTTGCTATCAATAGCCCCACCTTCTTCACCTTCAGCGCGGCCAGTAGAGGCCCAGGTTCTTGACCCAGTGTCTTGGCAATATCCTTGGCGAGACGATGAATATTCGCCGACAGAGCTCCCTCCAGAGAATCCCACAACAGTGACGGGATCTGGGCGCCGAGAGTAAATGTCGGTTGCATTGCCAGTCGGTCTCGATGCCTTCATGCGGCCCGGCTACGCGACACAATTTTACTGCCGTATATAGACTGGCCCCGAGCCTCCGTAAATGGTCCAAAATGCAGAATGGGGTCCCCACCTTTGGAAGATTCTGCACATATGCGCCAGCCGCTGCGGAAAGCAGTTCACGCCGCAGCTTCAACGAGACGAGTTGAGAGCCTGGATTCACTTACTCCAGCTGACCGAGGCGATCATGCCCTGTGCTATCTGTAGAAATCACTATCGCGAATGGAGGAAGACACACTCTCTTGAGCGCCTAACAGGAGGCACAGAAGACGCCGAACAGTGGCTCTGGTCACTGCACGACGAGGTAAATCAGCAGCGCGGCACGGGGCGACCGAGCTTTGAAGAGGTCCGGGCTCTATATGCGACGGCAACAACGGGAGATCTGCATGAGTCTCTACAGAAACTCATGGAGGTCTTGGAACGCGCTAAACTCGAGCGCCTGATCGACGGAGCCTTTGTCCGCGAATGGCGGCAACGTCTGTCACTTCTGCGCCGATTCATCATGGTTTAGGACTATAGACACAGGTCATGGGCTTCGTGTCTTTGGCCGAGTTCGGAACCAGCTGCTGCGATATACCGAACACATCCGCCGCGCGGGCTCCACAGACCGCCGCGAGCTGATACCATCCGTAGCCTCCGCCGATTCCGATGAGGAAGGCGAGAGCCACTCCCGCCAGTGTCTCCGTATGAGTCAGATAGCGCAAATAGGTGATTCCCAGAATTAGCAGGACAGTCGTGGTAATGGCCGTCGCCGCCTTCGCCTTCTGGTTTGCCACTTGCATGTCATCCAGATTGGGATCGGCCACGACTGTATGGAGTGCCACGCCGTTCGCCATGAGATAGCCCATGAAAAACAGGAATTGCACCAGCCAGAAGCTCGGCCCCACATTTATCTCTGCAGCCACGTAAGGAGCGCTCGGGACGAGCTGGCTCACATCCGTCGTGGGAACCCTGAATATTGCCATGCCTCCCGTCACAAGATGCACAAGCCCCACAAAGATCGGCAGAAACACCGCCTGGCCTATAAAGAGCACGAACAGACCCATATTGCCGAGGCCAATGGCCATAAATCCAATAAAGCCTATTAAAAGCATCGGGAGAGACCTGAAGGCCATTATTAATGACATTTTGAAGGTCTCCAGTATATCACCCGCCATTCCTACTCCTTCTGATTATTTTGCACATACATAGAGTGGCTGCCCGTTCGCCGCACGATTACGAAGTAGCGGGATTCCCAGCAGATTTACACTCTGGTCGCCCAGCAGCTTCGTGTTCTGCTGCACGAGGAGATTGCCGAGGATAAGACCCATAGGGAGTGTCATTACGAGCACACCGAAGGAGTCGCAACTGAAGAAGGCCCGGAAGGCTATGAAAATGAATAGAAGTGCGCATAACAGTATTAATGACATATAATACCGTGATGCATATGCCGGGCCGAGAGACTCCAGCTCCTTGGCCTGGTAGTTGAGTGTCGTAAAGATATACGCCGCCGCCGTGGAGAGCATGAAAATGGGCGCCGAGGGCATCGCGCCAGGGACCGCATCGTATCCGAACATGGACATCCCTGCGAGACCTCCTGTGGGCTGGCTGAAACCCGTGCGGCAATAGAGCTCATTCGTGCTGGCCCCCGTAGGGTTCGCACGGGCCACATCCAGATATCCTATACCCCAACGGATAAGGCGAAAGATCACGGTAGCCTCCACCATCGATCCGAAGAATACTGCAAAGGGGTATGACAGCGTTAAGAGGGCATATATTCCCGATGTTATAACGAGACCGTCGGGGAAGAGCCGCATGATCTCCAGCACGACAGGGATAATGGTCGTCTTCAATAATCCTGCCGGCATCTGGGCGATAGATGATGCTATAGATATGGGCTTTGCTGGTGAAGCCGTGGGTAACGTGCTGTTCCTAGGGCCTGTAGTGCTTGCTACTCGTGCAATAGGTAGCGACATCCTGACCTGCCTTAAGAAAAGCAGCGAAGATATCATAGGTTGTCAGAGGATGGGTATTCCATCCTACTACAAGCGTCTTATTGACAGATTTCCACGCCTCGTCGAGAAAGGTGTCAAGCAGCTGAAAACTGATATCCTGATGATGGATTTCAATTGTCTCATTTACCAGTGCGTGCGGGCAGAGTCATTGCCGGTCTATACTGCGGCGACTCGGGAGACATGGGAGACCGCGCTGCTGGAGGCCGTAAAGGAATACACGGTGCGCGTATGGACTGTCGCCGGTCGCCCCGCAACCGTCTTTATCGGCGTGGATGGAGTGGTCCCCATGGCCAAAATCCGGCAACAGCGTCTTCGCCGTTTCAAGTCGCGCTGGCTGGCGGCTGCAGAGGCGGAAGCCGGTGCTCGGAAGCCTGGCGAAGAGGTCTGGGATACGAACGCCATTACACCCGGAACGGCGTTTATGGAGAAGCTTGCGAGAGCTCTCCATGGCCTCGCCGCGGCGCGTGGTCCAGGCTGGACCGTGAGTGCTGCCGATGAACCGGGGGAGGGCGAGCAGAAGCTGATGGCCTGGATGCGCCAGCAGGCGGCGGACTGGTCCGGAAAGAACGTCGCAGTCTATGGACTGGATGCAGATCTCATTGTTCTTTCTCTTCTCGGGCTGGCACGGGAGGCCGCCGGTGTGGCATCCTGGAAACTCTTACGCGAACTCGCGGAGTTCGAAGGAGGCAAGAGCGGCGCGGCGGCGGCCGCGGGAGCCTTCGGCTCTCTGAACATTCGCGAACTCCTTGGCCTCCTTGTTCCAGAAGAGATGTCCCCGGCAGAATACATGCAGGAGTATGTCTGCGGAATGAGCTTCCTCGGCAACGATTTCCTGCCCCACTCTCTTTCTGTGAAGATCCGCGAGGGCGGCCATGATGTCTTGTGTAGGGCCCTCAGCGAGATTCATACGGGTGGTCAGCGTTTGACTTCTGCCGATGGCCACGTCCTCCCCGCAGGCTGCCTCCAGCTTGTGCAGCGTCTGGGGCTCGACGAGGAGGCCGCTATCGCAGACAGTTTCAAGCACAAATACGAGATGCGGCCACAGCCGCCCCGTAACGATAAGGAGCGGCTTCTCAGTCGTCTGCAGAATATGCCTATTGAGTTGCGCGCGGAGTCCGCACTGTGGTCAAAGGCTGGGGGGCTTGTGCCTGAGTGGCGGGGGATTTATAGAGAGAAGTGGTTGCACGGGGCGGATGCGGATCAGACATGCGGCGAGTATATCCGCGGCCTCCAGTGGATTCTGGATTATTATCTTGGAAAGCCAGTCAGCTATTCGTGGTATTTTCCCTGGAATCTTCCACCCCTGTGGTCAGATCTGGCTGGAGAGTTTTCGAAGGTGAGTGTCGCAGTCGCGCCCCCTGTATCAGCGCCGGTAGCTCCACAGGAGCAGCTGGCGATGGTATTACCGATGGATTCATGGTGGCTGGTTCGCGACAAGCGCCTACGCGTTATTCCACTGAAGGCCCCTATTTTCTGGCCGACTAAGTTCGGCTTCTTTTCGGTAGGCCGCCGTTTCATGTGGGAGTGCGAGGCCGAGATTCCTGTTATCAGTGTTGAGCGGCTGCACACGCTACTTAAGTAGTGCCCTATCGCACATGAGATACCAGAAGAGGAGATTTATGGCGCCGACGATCGCCGTGGGCAGCACTTGTAACATTCTTGCGGCGAGGCCACCCTTCATTTCTGTGAAAAGTATGACCACAATCGCTACCACAAAGATAGCATTGAAAATAAAGAATCCGTAGAACCAGTCACAGATCGTCTTATTAGAAATCGAGCCCGTCCAGTCGGGCTCCATTCCCTCTATAGTATCTTTGACATAGTCTGTAAATTTGCTTACCTTAGCCCCCAGTAAGTTGGAAGGACGTAAGAAGTTTGGAACACCCATGTATTTCTCGCCGGCAGTATTACCGCCTTTGATTACACAGATAGTGCCCAAATCGAGCTGCCCCTTTGGACATTTAGGAAAGCATTTTGAACTATCACCTTTTGCATTATACGTTCCATCAGGACACTTTCTGCATGTAATATGATATGCAAGATCATTTATACTAGCTAAGTATGGTTTATCTTTTGATAGCCCCCCCAGTACCTGTCTATCATATAAAATAGTTTCTCCTTCTTTGCATTGTGGGTAACATTTATATGGGCCAGCAGGGGCTGGCGCCAGTATTTGCGCTGGCCGTGGGCAACGAGAATCAGGTTGAGGCTGACGTCCCCCACCGCCGACAAAATCATATTTACCTTTCCACGGAACATAGCCATCCATTTCAAAAGGTGCATCTGGTGGGCTTACGATTGGGGCTACTTCTTTCTTAATGATCACTTTATCAGTTGATTTAATATCAAATGTTGGAGCAACATCCATGACTGCGCATGAAGTGCCCGCAGTAACTGTCCCATTAGGGCAGGGAGCATAACAGGTTCCTGTTTTTGGGTCAAGATCATAAAATCCCACAGGACAGGCTTTTATACATTGCACGCCTGTATCGATTTCACCTTTTCCGCAATCGACGTAACAGGAATATTCACCATAGGTTTTTACGCTCGCCGCTGGAGTGGGATGCATTGATGATCCAGCAGGGCACGTAGTAGTTCTGCTAGTATTAGAATATTGAGTATTAAAATAAGTTTTGTTATATGTTTCTGCGAGAACAGGAGTCCTCGGCAACATAGCTTGAGGTTTTCCTGGCAAAGGGGGGTATTTGGCTTGTAAATCTTTTATTGTCCTTTTTAATATTCTCATCTGTGCATCTTGAACTCTCTGATCTAAAACGCAAGTCTGCTGCCCCAGATTCTTTGCATATCGTTCGTTAATCATTGTAAAAGTGTAGCCGCGGGGACATACTGGTATTGGGTTAGGACCCAATCCCCTTCCAGCTATTACAGTGGTAAGAGGCACTGGAGTTACGCGGGCTGGAAGAAGTCGAGGAAAGCCGAGTAACATATCACATGAAAATGGTATATCTAAAACTACATAGAAGCTATTAGCTATGAATTCTTTTGTTACTATTTTATAATTGCCAGATTTGGCCACAGGCGCCCAACCTGGACAATCGCCTTGTTCTAACGATTGAACCACATACACCATATTTGTTCCAGAAGGAATCCATCCAATAAATCCCACTGTAGATGGAGCTTTTAAAAATCTGTTAGCGTATCCTCCATCTGGTAATTTTGGATTATATGCGATAGGTGTAGCACTCAGAGTTGTAGTCCTGACAAAGGTGCCTACACTTGCTGCTATCGGATTTTCCGGTGTGCCAGGCAGACGCCATAGTGGTATATGAAGATTGGGTGGAAGGCCATCATTCGTATCACAGGCGGTTCCGTCGAAATTAACCTTTCCCTGACATTCCACCCATTTTTTTAGTTGTGCGTCAGGTGAATAGGGGTTAGCTGCGGCCATAGCATTCAGTTGTTCTTGAGTAGGTGGTTTGGACATTTCTATTAAATGGATAATTCCATTTATTAATGCTCCAACTGGATCAAAAACATAGTTTAGTAATATATCAAAAGCACGAGCATCTTCATTATCAGAATTTATTTGAGCATTTATTGAAGCTCCTAGTTGAGCTGCTGTCGTAAGACCCTCACTGAGTAATCCTCTAAGAGCCATTGAAGACATGCCGAACAAAAATGACATCCTATTCTCCTACTAAGTAAGATATGTTTTAGGACATATTTGATCTCTCGCATATTAGATACCAAAATAGAACATTTATGGCGCCAATAGCGGCTGCGGGTAAAACTTGTAAAAGCCGTATGCGTGTATTACCTGATATAGTAGAAAAGAGACTAATAAATAATAGGCCCACAAAGACTGCGTTAAAAATAAAGAAAATATAGAACCAGTCGCAAATAGTCTTACTGGAGATCTGCTTTGTCCATTGCGACTCCATGCCTTCTATAATGCTACCACCGCCGTAGTTTGCGAAACTCTCTTTTGCGTTCATCATATCGCATGTGAATGGCGGTCCAACTTTAAATTTATTGAAATGCTCCTGTGAAACTTCAATATTATAGTCACCTTCTCCACATGCAGTCACTGCCTGACCGGGGCAATTTCCCTGCTCACACTTAGCTACTATATTTACAAATTCACTTTTTTTGATAGAAAATCCAATAGTGCCTGATGGCGTCTTCATAAAGAAGCCAGGAGGATTCTGTATTGGCTTCTTTTCTGTGAATTTTTCTATTATATCCATAATACCAATTATATTCTAGTTAGAGTTAAGATAAATTTGATCTCTCACACATCAGATACCAGAACAGAAGATTCACTGCGCCAATGATGGCGGCGGGCAGCACCTGAAACAGTCTGGCACGAGTGCTTCCTTTCATGCCAGAAAACATAGTAAAGATGAGAAGCACGACAAAGACTGCATTGAAAATGAAAAAGAAATAGAACCAGTCACAGACAGTTGTGCTGGAGATCTGCCTGGTCCAGTTGGGCTCCATACCCTCTTTGACAGGGGCTGGCACATACCTCCTTTGGTGACCTCCTTGCTGAGGGCGGTTCTGCTCCATATCGAGCTTCCCCTTCACTTCGGGCCTCCTCTGGTGGCCTCCTTGCTGAGGACCTGTCTGCTCCATCTCGGGCCTCCTCTGGTGGCCTCCTTGCTGGGGACCTGTCTGCTCCATCTCGAGCTTCCTCTTCATTTCGGGCCTATCAAATCCGAAAAACTTCTTTACTCTGTGGGTAAAAGAAGGAGCAGAAGACATTATATTCAGGTGCGAGATATTTTCCCGAGAAAGATTTTCAGCCCAGAAACTAATGGGAAACGCGCAAACACTACAACAAACGAATCCCTCGCACGTCCGGATTTATCGGGACCTGCTACGTATTCAGAATCCCGTTGTCCGAACCGAAATGATACGCACTCTTCTCGCCGGCCAGGAGTATGTCATCTCTGCCCGGTTGGCCGGCGTCTATTCGCATCTTCTGGCCTATATTGCCCGCACCCAGGCGGGCGAACGCCCCGCAGCTCTTCCTGGTGAAATGGCCATGTCGGCTGTTGTGCAACAGCAGCAAGCGGCTCCGCAGCAGCAGGCTCATCGCGGCGGCACACAAATCATGGACTTTGTCCCACCGGCGATCCAACAGCGCCCTTCCACCCAAGTCATGAAAGGCCGCCGGAACGAAAAGGCGCTCAATTACTTTCAAGTGTGTCTGGAAGTGCTCGGCCTCGAAGAGGAAGTCGCTCTCACCGAGGAATCCCTCAAAAAGGCCTACAAACGCGTGGCACTGAAGGCACATCCCGACAAGGGCGGCTCAGAAGAGGACTTCGAAGCCATCACCCGTGCCCATGCCTATCTCGGCGAGATTCTTCTCCGCATCAAAGGCGGTCGCAAGAAGGAGGGCAAGGTGGAAGCCCCCGATGCACTCCAAGATACACGCACCACGGCCTCCAAAGAGTGGGAAATGGTGGAGCCCGTCCGCCTGAATCCAAAGAAGCTCGATCTCAACGCCTTCAACCAGATGTTCGAGCAGACCCGCATTCCAGATCCCGAAGAGGATGGCTACGGCGACTGGCTGAAAGGGTCCGATGGCCCGGAGTCCGGGCCCAAGTTTGGCGGCAAGTTCAATCGTGACGTCTTCAACCAGGCGTTTGAAGAGGAGGCCAAGAAGCGGCGGGCCCAAGGACAGGATCTCGCTGTCAGGCAACCCGAGGCCCTCACTCTCGCCCCCAATGCCGGCGTGGAGCTCGGCCGCACTGGCGGAGGCGGCTTCACGGCGGCCGCGAATGCCAATCTGAAGTTCACGGATCTCCGAAATGCCTACACGAGCGAGAATATGATAACGAACCAGGTGTCCGATGTCCGCGTAGAGTCGCGCAGCTTCGAGCAGTATTCCTCCAGTCGCAAGGCCGCACCTACACCTCTCTCTAATGCTGAGATGGCAGGAGTCGCAGCGGCAGAAGCCGCCGCCGCAAGACGCGAGGAGCAGCGCCGTATCCGTGCCGCCCAGGAAGATTCTCTCGGCAGCCAGTATTTCGAGCGGATGAAGCGCCTCGTTATTACGAATAAATAGGGGCCCCAAACAGGAGATGGCAAGCCCCGAAACAACACAGTTACTCGTTGTTAGCGTCGTGCTGGTAACGGCGATTCTGGGAGGATGGCTTATGATCAGTAATATACAGGATGATGATCCACTGCAGGACCGGCATTTGCTGAAGCGCGGCCAAGATCTGCCCGTTCTCTGGATATACGTCAATAACAGCGACGTGAATTCGAGAAACTGGATGGATTTTGATGCCCGCTCTTCGCGTGTGCTGAATCTGCCCTTCCTCAATCTGTGCTACCAGAGCTGTGTGGCGGCGAACGGAAAACAGTATCGCGTGGAGGTCATTGGAGGTCTCGCAGATCTTGCAGGACGTCTCGGCGGATGGGAGTCCATGCCCGTGCCCCTCCAGAATCCCGATGCAGTTGTGCGGGAACCCGAGCTGAATTGGATTCGCGCGGCTGTCCTCTCCAACTGGGGAGGTCTCTGGGTGTCTCCTGCAACTATCTGGCTGCGCCCCGTCGGCGAGCTTCCCAAAGATCGTATCGTCTTCTTCGGCTCCGACGACGAAGTCCAGTTTGTGGGGGCCGCTGGAACATCTGCTCCCTCTCTCCGCGTGGTATGGTCTCCCAAGCCCGAGCACCCTGTATGGGTCGCCTGGGAGCAGAAGGTGCGCACAAGGCTCGATAAGCGCGCGGGCGGATCGGAGTTCCGTCGTGATGAGATGTCCGATGCAGTCGATGCTCTGCGCCAGGCCCAAGAAATGGGAGAGCCGGCCGAGGTCCGGCCCACTGCGGAGCTGACAAGGAAGGGTGCGGCCGGTCGTCGTATCCAGCTGGAGGATCTGCTCGCGGCGGGTATGGATGGCGCACTGCCATTTGACGTTACCCGCGAAGCCGTGTATGCCCCTATCCCCTGGCCCGAGCTCCAGGAGCGTCGTGCCTTCGGCTGGTTTTTGCGCATGTCCGAAGACCAAATAATGGACTCGGACCTGGCAATAAGCACTCTGTTTCGGCAGGTTCTTTAGGGGCTCCTGCAACAGTTATGTATAGTCTAAAGTAGTTAATATCATTAGTATTATTGATATGAACTACTATGCTAATATGTATAGTGACACATCTAATCCAGAGGATATACAAATTCATATAAGTATTATTGAAGGTATATATGAAGGACAAAATCATCAAAAAGCAAGAGTAATTGGTGATGTAAATATTAGTAAAAGTAGTTTTTCTAAATATGTAAAACACCCATATAATATAATAAATACAGGAGAATTTACTATTACTTTAAAAAAGCGCAACTATAACAGTGAAACACATTGTGTATCATATGAAGAAACTTACACACTACTTTCACACTTACTTACAGCGGAGGGATATGCACAAGAAAGAATTGCGCAAATAACTACTGCAATTCATAATATTTCAAACGATAAAACTATAAAATCAAATCATGATTGTATAGGAGGTTGGATTATATTTTGATTAATACTATTAATGTATTCTTTTATTCTATAATTATTATTTCCTAGATCACGAAATAAATTACTTTTTGTTATAATATCTCCAGTATGAATATGATTTAACCCTTCACATAATCCACAATTTTTCTCAGATATCTGTTTGAAATTTCTGATATTACAAAATACACAGGAAACAGCTACATTATCTTTATGATGAGAACTATAGTTATATATGCGATCAGGACTGGGGAAAAAATAACACCACTGCTTACCATTATACTGAAATTCTTGTAAGCATATATAACATTTATTACCCTGTTCTTTGATTTTATCAATAAAATCATCATAAGTTAGTGACCCTTTTATTCCAAATTTTTTAGAATCTCTGAGATTATTATGTGAGATATTTCTTTTAATTTTTGATATAACATCTTTAGATAAAGTATCCATATTATACACTCATAATATCAATACTTTAAATACTGCAACGCAGCGCCTAAGAAAAATCCACCTGTAGCGAGACGCCGCTCAGGTCTTTGAATGAATGCATAGGTTGTATTTGATACAAGCTATGTTTATGTTCCCTATAGAGCCGCTCCTGCACATGCAGATCATAGCCCTGCGGCCGCAAAATGTGGCGAAAAATCGTTATGAGCCGCGCACCATCGAGTCCTCCGTGCAGAAATCGGCGCGCCTTACACGGCAAATAATACGGCTCCAGTATCGGCAGCCATTCTTCCTGTGTATCGATAACCAACTCATCTTTTGTGAACCACCTGAGATCCGTGATACCGATAAGACCTGTGGCCCGGAGTATGGTATCAACGAGTTCTTTCGGTGGCTCACGCCGAAACAGTTTTCGGTGCGACTCCATCCTATCTTACCATGTTTTCTTATGTCTAAGCGTGTATGTCCTCGGGAAAAAACAGCCGCATGAGATCGAGCGAATGTGTCTTACCCTGGGCGAATGAAATCCACCCCTTGAGAATGAGCTGGTGAATATCCTGGTTAATGCTCGGCGGCAGAACTCCCATCTGAATAACGGACGATGTCAGTTCGTGCAGAAAATCCTCGTAAGAAATGCCCGTCGTCCAGATATCCAGAAAAAGTCGCATCATCTTCTCCTTGTCCTTGCGCACATGTGCCCTAAGGAGATCAAGACACAGGGAAAATGACGGAGAAGCGAAAAGTGACATGATATCCTTTGACGTGATAGTAGTCGTCACGGTTCCACGTGACCCGTATATCTGACACAGCGTATTGCAGATATTGCGAATCTCAGTAGGGGTCTGTGCGAGGCTCATGAAAATGGCGATGGCGCTCTGCTCGAGCTGCAGACCAGGAAATCCCGCCTTGCCGCAGAAATGCGACACCAGCATCGTGGGGGAAATCGTCTCCAGCTCCAGATGCATACAACGCGATTTCAGGGGCTGAATCAGGTCAGTGCTGTGCCTACTAATAAACAAAAAGCGGGTGGTATGCGAGTGAGTTTCCATCGGGCGACGCAGAGCCTGCTGGGAAATCATGGGGAGCGAGTCGGCGTCATCCACGATAATGAAACGATAGACGCCTTCGCGCGCGGATGAATGACGGACGAACTCTGCAACGGATTGTCTGACGCAGTGAATGCCGCGATCCTGCTCCGATGATAGCGAGAGGACCCATTCTGGATCGCTGGGCGAAATGGCGTGGGGGGCGTAGTAGGCTTTGAGGAATTCATTCATGAGAGTAGTCTTGCCGCATCCGTAGCCGCCGGATAAAAATAGGTGGGGCGGATCAGTGACGATTTGATTTAATAGGGAAATGCACTCATCCTGTCCAATGAGAGAACTCTCAAAGGGCATCCTGCTTGGATAGAGCTAAAGCATTCTTAAGCTGGGAGCTGGGGAGGGCGCGACATGCCTCTTTCCAATCAGATAGAACGCTCTATACTATTAACTCTGATTCCACTGTGCTTTTGTATATTCTTTCAAAGTATTTAATCAAGCTAGATATGGGGGTATCCTTCAATATATAGAATTTAATGCGGTTTAGATTATGGGAGGCTAGAAGGGCAACTATGTTTTCTTGCGTTTCACTATTATCTAGTAATAGAAAGTCATTACTGCGCGTCTTTTCTAGTAGTTTAATCCGATCTATATTACTAAGAAGGGCTTTGATAGTTATAATACCAAATTGTTTAGTATAGTCTGGATTAAATATTTCATTCGCATAGTTTCCTCTGAATGTATCATCTTGTAACCAGATTTTAACGGGTTTAGTATCATAGGCTGGATCGTGCCAGGCGTTTCTTGTTTTCATATGCTGGTCTAAGTTGTAAAGAGCTTTGAATTGGGGTGTTATGAATTTTGGACCGATTCGGTTTATTTCCTTATTGCGAATAAGGCTGAAGTTTGAGCCTTTGTCGTTCATATATTGTATATAGGCGAACTTAGGAATTTTGAGCATGTTTCCTTTTAGAATTGTGCGCAAGAGAATTTCTTGGTCATCACAGATTGGCAGAAATTCAGAATACGATCCAAATTCTAACAGTTTTTCGCGCCGCCAAATTCGTGGGTGATTTGGCATACAAGATAGATGCGATGCAGTTATATTATTGATTTGTGGAGTGACATATACTTTTACCCACTGTTTTCTTGGTGGGTAGTATTCGTAATAGTAGCCACCGTAACCCTTGGATATAAAGTCACTATATGAGAAATTCTTGCCGTTTTCGTAGATATTGATAAAGTCCATGTAAATGAAATCGACATGGGGATACTTTGTAAAGCCTGTGACAGCATCTTTAATCAATTCTGGTAGAATTTCATCGTCGTGGTCTAGTTCAAGTATATACTTACCGCGGCACAGGGAGATTGCTTCATTCTTTACATTCCCTATACTTCCGCTATTTCCGCTGCGATTATAAAGGCGGATTTTCGGTTCATGCTTGAATTTTTCTTTTAAAAAGGCGAAATGGGTCTCGTCGGTTGAATCGTCTAGAATAACCCATTCCCAGTCACGATCTGACTGAGCTTTTAGACTGTTATAAGGCCTTCCGATTTTGTCAAATGAGTTAAAACATGTGGTGAATACGGAAAAAGTTGGGCGTGTTAATTGACGGTCGGCGATCACGTTATTTATAAAACAGTAGTTTATTCCTTGATTAAACTGGGGTGGGTCTATTTTTTTATAGTGAATCCAACGTTTTCTTAGACGTGGGCATAGTATTGAATTTATCTCTCTAGTATACTCTATTTCGTAGGGTCCATATGTTACTAAAATGTGGTATTCTGGGCTATATAGCTTTTCAACATCGGCTAGTCTGCTGGTAATATGGACGGTGCAGTCTAGATTCTGGATTTTTTGGTCTGCATCACTATATTTATCATATCTGAAAAATATCACTACTGGATATTTACTCATGTTGGTCGCTTGAGGTAGTAAGGTGGTTGCGGTTTATGTAGGATGGTTGATGCTGCTGGGGGCGGGCTAAACACCCTATAAATGTAGCTATAAAGGGAATGCCATCATCGCTCTATGACGCATTAGGAGTCTCGCGCTCCGCAGATACGGATGAGATCAAAAAGGCCTATAGGCGCCAGGCACTTGAACATCATCCTGATAAGGGCGGTAGTGCGGAAAAGTTCCAGCAGATTCAAAAGGCGTATGAGATTCTCAGTGACGATCAGCGGCGGGCGATCTACGACCAAACAGGTCAGGAGAATGACGTGGCGGGGCAGCAGGGGAACCCCTTCGGGGGAAATCCCTTCGGTGGGGGAGGTATCCCTTTTGATATCGGCAGTCTGTTCGGCATGTTCGGCCCAGGGGGGCCAGGCGGCCCTCATAGTCCCCACGCCCGCCCCAAGCAGCGCGGTCACAAGGCTCCCCCCAAGGTCCATGAAATGCCCATAAGTCTGTGGGACTACTACCACGGCAAGCGCATCAAGATTCAGTTCGAGCGGCAGAAGTTCTGCGACGGCTGCAAAGGATCGGGTGCAGAGAGCTACGAGTCGTGCGGCGGCTGTGGCGGCTCAGGCTTTAAACAGCAGATGATTATGATGGGCCCAGGAATGCACGCAATGATGCGTGGGCCCTGCGGAGACTGCTCAGGCGAGGGGAAGCGCGTCGGTGCAATCTGCAAGCGCTGTAACGGAAAGAAGTTTAATGCCCAGGAGAAGGTTCTTGACGTTGTCTGCACGCCTGGAATGCGACCCAATGAACGGATTGAGTTTGTTGGAGAGTGCTCCGATCAGCACGAATATGCCACACCAGGTGATGTGCATATTGTGCTGCAGGAGGCCGATGAGGATATTCGGTTCAAGCGCATTCAGGGCACGGATGATCTGGAGGCCTCCACGACGGTCGGGCTGAAAGACGCTCTGCTCGGCTGCTCAGAGAAGATGGATACACACCCCGCACATCCACAGGGACTCGTAATAGAGATTCCTGTGGGTATTCAACACGGAGATACTATGGTTATTGATGGAGAGGGGATGCCTCGTCGCGGCGGTGGGCGCGGCGCCCTTCGCGTCACTGTCTCTGTTCGGACCACGGACGCCGAGCGCGCCACCCTGAAGGCCAATAAGGAGGCGTTACAGGCGATGTTTATGCCATCCTAGGTGCGAAACTGGTAGGGTCTGCTGCAAGCTTCCACTCCTGGGTGTGCATGCCCATGAGCGCACGGTTCTCCATCGCCGGGCTCAGAAGCATGCCAGGAGAGGAGTAGTCGGCGGCATGAGAAAGGCTGCTCGCGGCACCGCCGCGCTGCCTCCTTGTCATCTTCTTGAACATGTTCTTCAGCTTCTGAACGGCGGCCGTGGCCCTTTGAGTCATAGACTTGCGGCCCTTTGCGCCACCGTGCATCTTCTTCCTCGACATCATGTTGCGCCCCCTCTTAACCATCTTCTTGAACATATTCTTCAGCTTCTTGATTGCAGCGCTGGCCCTGTGGCTCATAGACTTGCTGCTCCTGCGGGCGCCGCCGGATTGGTCGCTCATGCCCCTGATAGAGCTAAGGGACGCATCCAGAGGTCCCAGATGGGCGGATGCACGCAGGCTCTGATCGAGCACGCCGGTGTATCCCACCGGGGCTGAAGAAGCAAGAGATACCATGCCGCCACCGTGCTGGCCGACGTGAAGCCTCTGGTAGTCAGAGCCCTGTGCCAGATTCATCCTACTGGAGCTCATGATGCTGGCGTCATTCACGCCAGCGGGAGAATACATCTGGGCGCCACCGCGCATCATTTTACGCGACATTTTGGAAGCCCTGCGACGGGAAGCCCTGCGACGGGAAGCCCTGCGACCTGAATATTTGACCATTTCTACCGTATATATAGAAATGAAAGCCGTAGGCGCACAGGCCCTTTGTTACCGTCACAGGATTAAGAAAATATATTATTTCTCAATAAGAAATAATATATTTTTACAATGGTCCGGTTGTCGCCACCACATTACATGCCGCGGAGGGCGGGTGCCTGAATCCTGCGCTTCTGGATCTTGCCGCTCGCGATATAGATGGAGTTCTCCGTCATAATGATGTAGTCATCCTGCACCTTATACACCTTCTGCACCAGACTGGTGAATTCCTCATTGGACTTGATCAGCATCTTCTCCTTAGTCTCCTGGTCCTCGCCGAGGAAGGCCTTTGCAGTCGCTGTATCGACATAGTAGTCGAGCAGAATGGGCTTATCCTGCTCGAGAGCAATCTTAGCGGCATGCACCAGAACCTGGGCGGAGGGCATGGGGCCCGCAGATGCCGGAGCCTGGGCAGGAACAATCATAGAGGCAGTTGCGGAGGTAGGGGCAGACATGGCTAATTTCTGAGAGATTCTGTGAAAGCAGGAGAGACGATTTTCCGCACGCCTACGAATCCGGGGTTGCGGCGACAGGGGCGTATTTCGCCACGGTATCACGATGCGTTTGCAGCACCGTATTCATGAATTCATAGGCCTCGTCCAGCTGCCTCGTGTTCCTCGCGCCCGTAATGATAATACTGCCCGTCTGGAAAGCGGCGATCGTAATCTTCTTGCATGCCCCGATCTGTGTTCCGTCGCCCTGGCCATTGCAGAATTTCGGGCACATGCAGATTCCACGAGTCGCCGGGGCCTCCTCGTTGTAGTAGTATTTCGTATTGACTCCCTGATAAATGGTCGTCTCGAGAGTGCTGGAAAGACGATACTGCTGACAGAGGATCCTGTGGAGGTCGGCGCGCTTCAACAGAGCACTCATCTTGTAGTCGGAGTTGAGGAGCTGGATGGCGAATTTATGGATCGTCAGCGGCTTCTCAGAAATCGCCTCCGGAAACGCGGCAAAGGCGGCGAGCATGAATTCCAGAACGACTCGGGAGAAGGCCTCGCTGGTAACTCCTGTCATCTGGAATCCTCCGTTCGCGAACAGCTTCACATTCACCTCCTTGAATTCTCCTGTCGCTGCTCCACTGTCACGCAGCTTCCGAATAACCAGCGTGCTCTGGTTGAAGAATGTCTTGTTGCTCACTCGGCGCTTGGTAAGCATATCACGTGCCGAGTGTCCAATCACTTTCGCCTCGTGCTCCATTTTCAGAAATCCCTCCGCCGGATATCCGATCGGAATGAGAATCTCCGAGACCTGCTCAAATAGTTTATTGAGATTGATCGTGGCTCCGAGATGCCCCGTCGTCACCAGAGTCGATATCCGTAGAGGACTGAAGGTAAGAGTGGGGCTTGACATTTCCTTCACGGCTTTATGCGGGCTGGGCAGGTGGCCATTGTTCCAATTTTACCCGGACCTGCTTTTCAAACCACGAAGAGAGAAACTGGCTCCGGAGTTTCGGGCCACACTGCTTAATGAAATCGGTGTCGCTGATTCGGAGCATCGCCTGCAGACCCTCCGGTGTGAGGGACCCCACCGAGTTCGCCGTAAAGAGACAGAACATCGCCAGATCCGAGAAGGTCCATTTCATCAGCGTCTGATCAAACACCGTTTGGAGCTGGGAAATATGGGAGGTGAAGGCCTCATTCCAGAGTTTCGCGCAGTCCTGGAAGCGCGCCGGATTCAGAAGAAAGAATCGGATATCTCCACGGCGGAACTGGATGTCGATCCCGGACATGGAGCCCCCCTTCGCATCCCCCAGAATCTTCTGGATGCGGAACTGGAAATCCTGCGGCTTCGGGGCTTCAAAGGGGATGGTGAGAAACTTGTGAATGATAGAGGCGTGAATGCGCGAAATGGAGTTGCAGAGAAAGATGATGAGGACCTTCTGAGGACTCATATCCAGGAGAGGGCGGAGGGCAATCTGGGCCTGGTCCGTCAGAGTCTCCGCCTCGTCAAATACGATGACTTTTGGGCCGTTGGAGACGAAGAGGGCATCAAAGGATGAACGGATAAAGGGATATACGCGGCTGCGAACGGCTTCCAGGCCGCGCTCGTCGCTCGAGTTCAGAAAAAGTGCGCGGCCGAAAAAGGAATTCGACTTGCCCGTTTTCAGGGCTCCGCTTCCGTGAAGAGCCTCTACAAAGAATCTGGCGGATGTTGTCTTTCCGGAGCCCGGCGGACCGATCATTAGAAGATGCGAACGCGCTTCGGGGTATGTTATCATTGTTTGTAGAAGTGTTTCAATACGGGGTGGTAGGCCAAGCCCTTCCATTTACTACAATCACCATCTATCCGTTTAGACCTGGAGGGTTACGAAAAGGCTTAAACTTTGCGACGCGGTGTTATTCTAGGAAAATGCCACCAGTCGCAAGAATCAGTAAAAAGAAGGCTGCTGCGGTTGTGGCGGAGGCTCCGGCTCCGGCGCAGGCTCTTGAGACGGCGGTGGTAGAGGCCGTGGTGGAGGCTGCTGTTGAGGTTGCCCCGGCTCCGGTCGCTGCCGCTTCGGCAAAGAAGAAGTCATCAAAGAAGCCTATTAAGGTCATTGCCGTCGTCACTCCCGACGGTATTGAGGGCTCCTTTTCCACGGATAGTCGCCGTCCTCTGATCGCACATCTTCCTATTAAGACAAATGAGGTCATGTTTCATGACCAGGCCTTGAAATACGACCCCAATCCTCCATCACAGGCTGATCCAGAGCCATATGACGCCGCGGGCAATGATCTCTTCACCGCGGGCCAGGAGCTGCTGCCTGCCGTTATTGCGGCAGTAGAGGAGCCAGTAGTTCGCGCAGCCGTCGTGGAGCCTGTCCCTGTCTCGATGCCCTGTTTCACAAAGGCCCAGCTCATGGTGCAGTATAAGGGCTGTTCAGAGGAGAAGCGTCTTCCCGAATCCACAGAGATTGCCTGCTTCTGGTGCGCGCATGAGTTCCCCTCACAGCCATGCATCATTCCTGAGCGCGAGGTCGCCGGCGTCTATATGGTCTATGGCAACTTCTGCTCTCCTGAGTGCGGTGTTGCGTATCTTTTGACGGAGGGCATCGATCCCCACGTGCGCTGGGAGCGTATGGCGCTTCTGCACAGGATTTATGATAGAGATGGAATCGGGCGTATTTTCCCTGCACCGGCGCGCGAGAGTCTGCGGCTGTTTGGAGGACCCATGAGTATTGATTCTTTCCGTGCAACCGTGCGTGAGAGGAAGGTGCGCGTTGATGTGCATATGCCACCGATGGTGAGTATTCTGGGGTCGATTGACACGAAGCCGATCGATTTCTTCGATACGAGTCTGAAGCAATTCGGGCCAAACGGGGCTATTGTATCTCCTCCACAGCGGTCGGTGGAGGAGGGGTTACGCCTGAAGCGCAATAAGCCTCTAAAGGATAAGGAATCTACTCTTGATACTGTCATGAATATTAAGATTGGCGGAAGGAGGTAGGCGGCTTGTCGCGAACTTACGCCACATAAAATTTACCTGGCGACGTGCCTCCCAGCCTGGCACAGTAGCAGATGACAGACAGTATGATTTACGAAATGGTCCAGAGTCTGGAGCGTGTTGTGCATGAGCGACTTGCGATTCTTCAAGATGCAATTCGGTCAAAGCATTTGGCGCAGCAGCAGCAGCAGCCGCCGCAGTTTGTCGCCCCAGGATTCAATACGACGAGCTTTTACGGCGAGCAGAATCCTCTAGAGGCGCGTATTCAGACACTTGAGTTGCAGCTCAAGCAGGCTTTTGCGAGAACACTTGCCATCAATACGCTGATGGAGCGCATTGATCAGCAGGCCACACAGATCGCTGAGTTGAAGGCGCGTCTGACGGATGTGGAGCCTGTGGGAAATCTTCTTCCCAGGTCGCCAATGCAGGGAATCGAGGTGGTTCCAAAGAGGGAGGTGGCGATTAGTGACACTGCTGAGCCACTTAGCTATGCTGACAGACTCTTGCTGAATAAGAAGGCTCGTAAGGCGTTGGAGGCGGAGGAGATGGGAGAGCGACCGGCGGTGATTGAGGAGGCTGAGGAGACTGAGGAGGCTGAGGAGGCTGAGGAGGCCGAGGAGGAGGTTATGGAGGAGGTTGAGGAGGAGGTTGTAGAGGAGGTTGAGGAGGAGGTTGTAGAGGAGGAGGTTGAGGAGGAGGTTGAGGAGGAGGTTGAGGAGGAGGTTGAGGAGGCAGAGGAAGCCGCCGAGGAGGCCGAGGAAGCCGCTGAGGAGGAGGCGATGGAAGTTGAGCTGGAGGAGTTTGAATACAAGGGTTCAAGCTATTACCGCGACACGGATAACAATGTCTTCATGGCAGATGAAGATGGTGAGCTAGTAGCCGACGCAATCGGCGTCTGGAATCCCGTGAAGCAGCGTATCGTCGTAAAGAAGCCAGATGCATAGATCCCTTATACGGCCGCATAGCGACACAATACAATATTTTTTCAGTATAGAATGGATGGTATTTGCGCGCCTACACTAGCAACGGCGGCAGAATTTATCGGCCTCATTATACTTGATCTCTTCCGACACGATTATGCTCTTGCGCCAAAGCATGCAATCTTCGGAGTTATCGTTACTGCCCTCACGAATATCCTCTGCGAACAAGGCATGGTCATGGCCGCCTGGGGATTCTTTATTCTTCCCTACATCATCCTTATAATCGCCTGGTTCTACGCAAGCGCAAATCCACCCCTCCCGATGGACTACCATGCACTCGCGACACAGGCAATACAAGATGGGCAGTTATCCCAAGGAAGACAAGTAATGACACCCAGTTATATGGGTTGCAATCAATGCAATAGAGCACCCTGTAGCTGCGGACCCCCTTACGGAATGCGTTCGGCCTAAGGGTTCTGCGACTTTGTAGCATTAGAAGATGCTTACCGTGCTGCTGTCTCCTGAATATGTCATGTGGATTCTTGGCGCCTATAACACAATTTCCTACATTATCGATAAGTTCATCTTCGGCACAAAGAAGGTCTTCTGCGCTCTGCAGGATGCTTTCACTCCAAAGACCTATATCCTTTTTTCCGGTCGCCCTAATGCGTATCTGGAGAACGCTATTAGCGTCGATGCATCCACGTCCGCCAAGCCCCAGTGGTTCTATACGCCCGAGAACGGCCGCTTTGTAGAGTATGCCGACGGATGTTCTACCCAGTTTCTGGAGAAGATTTCCCCATCTGTTCATACACTGCCCGTGTTGAGTATGGAGATCGTGGAGGATTCAAAGGTGGTGTATGATCTTACTGATTTTGCCGAGACTATTCGTGTATATAATGCAACATCTGATACAAGCAGCCCATCCGTTGCGCACATCATGTCTGCGTGGTCGGCTTCCTCTGGCATTGTCCTGTCACCTACGCGCCCTTTCAAGCTGCGCCTCGTCGATACCGCTGCGAACACTGTAGAGACTGCCATTGATGAGATGGATACGCTCGATGCGGTTGTTCAGGCTGTGACTGAGCCTGCTACTGAGACTGTGACTGATGATGACGCCAAGACAGAGGCTGCGGATGATATGCCAAATCTCGGTAGTGCCGATAGCACTGCGGCATTTGATCATGGCTGCTGATTAGCCGTGGAAACCGCTGCGCTATAGGACCGCTGCGCTATAGGGCTTAAAATTGACTCCCTATTCCATGTAGAAATCTGTATTCACTATGAGTACAGATCTTGATTCCCCACTCCCTTCTGGCACGTGGACATTGTATTTCCATGCGCCAAGAGAAAAGCGATGGACGCTGGACACTTTCCAGCCCATCGCCAAGGTGGCAACTCTCCGAGAGATCCTGGCCGTGTTTCAGGAGCTCGGTGACAAGGTGAAGCGCGGCATGTATTTCTGTATGCGCGACCCTATTCCTCCCCTTTGGGAGAATTACCAAAATATCCGTGGAGGCAGTTATTCTCTCCGCGGCGGCCCTGAGGAGGGCCCTGAGTATTATAAGTCCTATATTATCGGCGCAATGCTGGGAATGTCCACGCTGGTCCCCGAGGACCAGATTGTTGGACTAAGCATTAGCCCAAAAATCATGAGTGGTCCGAATGGCTCTCATCGTGTCGGTTTCTATGTGATAAAGATATGGAATAGAGATTCTGAAAAGTATAATGATCCTAAGGGTATTCATCTGCTGCACCCCAAGCTGGTGCCTGCCGATGTGCTATATACCCCCCATGTTGATAAGAAAATGTGATTAAATATAGCTAAACTTTGGTGCGCCGAGGCTGACAATCCGCTCAGGATGATCTACTGTCAGATACAGAAAACGGCCCGTGCTAGTTGATAAACTGGAAATCATATCTGGAATATTTTGCATGAGAAAGAGCTCGGCCATTTCATACACGTAGCTTGCGATCCTGTCACGCTCGGCATTTCTTGCCGTCTGTCTGACAATCTGGGAATCTGGATGAATAGGCATAGGAAGTGTATAGAGTGCCCAAGAGGGATCCGCCTTTTTTGTCAGCTCGGTGAATTTCAGGATGTTATCCTTCATGACAAAAATATTCAGATTACTTTTCTTAGAGGCAACCTGAAACTTTTTGGCGGCGCGCACGATCTCATCGACGGAAGCTGCGCGCAGTTCGTTCGGACTCAGTGTGCGGTTGGAACGGAGATTGATTCCGAGATCCATCTCTCCAGGCAGACTGACTTTGGAAATACTCTCACGGATGCTCGTAATGAGTGTAGGGCTCCACTGAAAGATCTGCTTCGCTCTTTGGCGGACGGTCTCGAGAGGAAGAGACATTACATGGGAGAGAATGCGAGGGAGAACCTTGGCGGTATTGCTCGCCGTAGAGGGCATAGTATCTTTGTAGGTGACTCCACTGATATCGGAAAAGGTGTTCTGAATGAGGGGGATGCGAAAGGAGATATTGTTTGATCTGTCATATACCTGCAGAGTGCGCCCCTCGGCTCCTGCGTAAATATGGGCGTAGAGAAACTGCGTGAAATTTGTCCAGGCGTCGGAGTCAAATGTCTCGAATAAAAAACTCTTTTCCTGATCTACCAGCTTTTTGGGGGGAATGGTTAGCCAGGATGTCATGTGGGGGATATATACTCTTTACGTAAAAGGTTTGGTGGGGGCGAATACGCGAAGCCGATCTGCGTAGCAGATAGGCGACTAAAGCTTTGCGACTTGAAGCCGATAGGCGACTAAAGCTTTGCGACTTGAAGCTGATTGGCGACTTGAACCCTACTGAATGATATCAATCTTCGCCTCAAATGCGTAGGACAAGATCATCGAATCTAATCCCTGTGGATAGACCTTCTTAATCGGCATAACACTGGTGGAAGGCGACTTGCGCAAGATATCAACAATAGCCTCTCTCTCAACAAGTTTGCACTCGACCTTTGCCTCCTTCTCTGGTTTGCACGCATAATACCTATAGGACTCCTGCTCATCCTTCGACTCTCTGAAGACAGCATTACTAAAGTTCAAGAGATCAAAGATACTCTGCTTATCAGAGCCATTTGGAGCAGACATTTGTAGTAACTGCTCGAAAAGGCTGCAGGCGCCTCAATTTTTAATCACGCCTGAGGGACATCCTACTGAATATATTTGCAAGACCGTTGTTTTTAGGAGCGCGAGGCCCTACAGACATCTGCGCAAATAACTCCGCCAGTTCATCGCGTTCTGGCTTTGTCTCATAGTCCAGAGCACTCGGAAGTTCTGCGTAAAGAATCTCCTCTGCACGCATTAATTTACCTGATGAGTTCTGCATAAGCGCCCTCTTCAGCTTCGTCAAAAAGGAATAGGCGTCCTCGATAATCTCTACAGGGTGCTCATCTGCCTCTACTGGATTTATCAAATCTGGATAGTCATGTTCAACGGCTTCGCTTAAAACGGGATTCGATCTGAAAAGGCGCGCTAATTCTGGGGCAACAATGACAATTGCAACCATTGTATCGACATCATCGCGGTCGGTGTCATACTTTTTTAACAAGTTCTTTAATTTCATACGATAGGTTTGCAGTCTGTCCTGATAGAGAACATTCCGCATGATAGCGTTACGTGTCGCAGATCGGTGGGAATGTCCAAACGATTTACGATGCTTTCTTGATTTCGTGGTATGCCTCTTTGCCATCTCTATTTGATCTGCAGATTTAGTTCCCCAGCGCCCCCTGCTTGTTCTTCATTGGGGGGACGGCGCGTCCCCCCTACCCCCTCCATTTAGTTCCCCAGCGCCCCCTGCTTGTTCTTCATTGGGGCCAGGACCAGCTTCACTTCGCCCAGATTGGCCACAGTGTAACGCAGAATGAGAGGAAAATCATTCTTCAGATACAGCTCAATGCTCGGGCACAGGCTGGTGCACTTGGTGAAAAGAACCAGATGCTTCAGCTGGAAAATACCCTGCACAATCTCCGCGACCGCCCCTGCCGACTTATGCACCTTCATATTGGAGTTGTTATTCTCCGAGATGATGGTCTCCTGCTCAGCGAAATCGCCCATGCACTTGAAAATGAGATCCGTGCCGCTGCTGGTGATCTCCACATCCAGCTTCTCACCCAGCGCATTCATATCTCTGCAAATCTTCTGCAGATCGAGGCTGGGCATGTGGATGATGCTGGTGAAGTTGAGGCTGGGAATCTGAATATCCTCCACATCCGTGTCGAACAGCTTCAGGAAATAGTTGGTCACGGTGGATTTCTCCGAATTCTCCATACGAATGCCGAGCTTATTGGGATTGGACGCAGGCAGATAGAGAGTCAGATTGTCGTTATTGCCCATAGTCTTGATGAGCTTGAAAAAGTAGATCATATTCACTCCGAGCACATGCTTGGCGGGGCAGTAGTAGGTCTCGAAGCGGTCCGAATGCAGGCGCAGATACACGAGCACGGTGTGAGTCTCATCGACCGCCATGACCTTGATACCCTGGGAGTCGAACTCGAGATTCGCCTCCGTCAGAATCTCCTTCAGTGCCTCAATCAAGGTGCGAAAAGCACCGGACTGCACAGTCCTGATTTCAAATAGATTGCCGTTTGCGTTTGGGCGGGCGACGGACATTTCTATATCATTCTGTTGAAAACGTCTTTATGCCTGTAGCGCGTTTATTTGCCGGTGTGTCGCGTTTTTTCGGAGCGGCGACTGCGTGCGCTACGGCGCGTTTTGCGCTGCCCCCGGCCCGGACCCCGGCTGAGACTCCGGCGTCTGGCGGCCATGCGGGATCGTTCGTTCCGGATCAGCCTGAATCCCTGGGAAGCAGCGGCGGCCACAAAATAGGGGCCTGTTTTTGTCAGACCCACCATTACGGATGGGTAGAATCCTCCTCGGCCTCTCCATGTCGAGCATCCGCATCCGCCACCTTTACGTGTGTAGGACATCCTACTAGTATGCTAGAGCTTTAATGTGATTAAACTATAGAAATGCCACACAAGCCAGGTATGTCTAAAAAGGCAAACAAGAATAGCGCAGCTGGTGGCCCTTCCAAGAAGGAGCTGGCCGCTGCCGCATTTGCGGCTTCCCAGGCACGCAAGGCCGCTGAGGCGGCTTCTGCGGCCGCTGGCGCCGCTGCCAAGGCTGCTGCTGCCGCTGAATCCAAATCCGCAGGAGGAAACGCCTTTTTCGCGCGCCGCATGAAGGAGCTTGCGGCTGCTGGTAGGGAGCTGGAAGAGGATGCCAAGAGGGCTGCAAGGCGCGCGGCTTCTCAGGCAGCTGAGACTGCAGAGGCTGCAGAGGCATATAGGCACGGACAGGCAGCTGCTGCTGAGGCTGCGAGTGCAACCCACTTTGGAAAGAAGCTTGGGGGAGGGACGAGCAGGCGCAATAGACGCGGACGCTACACTAGCGGACCTTCTCGTAACAGGCGCGGACGCTACACGCGCAAGGCATAAGCGGTATAAAGCATTACACTTAATCCAACCAAATGATTTCACGCATTGTCGTTGATTCCTCTGATGCAATCACCGATCTGTGTTCTCTCGGGCAAAAGTTCGGAACGGACAAGAGCCCCTATAATACGGTAGGACACCGCCATCCCTACACGGCCGTTTATTCTATGCTGTTTTCCCCACTGAGGGCAAAGCCAATCCGCTTCGCAGAGATTGGAATCGCCAGTGGAGCCAGTGCTCTTCTCTGGGACGCCTATTTCACTCATCCCGACGCACAGATTACGATGTTTGATCGTGACACGAACTTTATGGCAAATGCGGATTCTATGACTGGTCCGCGCGTGAAAGTGGGTCTGATGGATGTGGCCGTTGATGGGGATATTCGCAGAGCTCTTTCCGACATCTCTTCAGGAGAAGAATATGATGTCATTATTGATGACAGTAGTCATAACTTCGACCATCAGATTCGGATTGTGAAGGAGGCCTGGCCTCTTCTTAAGACCGGTGGCATGCTCGTCGTAGAGGATATCTTTCGGGCAAGGACCGAAGATGACTATGCGCGTGAGCTGGAGAATATTTTGACGAACTGCGCGAGCTCGTATTTTGTCATGTGCGAGCACAAGTATAAGTGGTCGCCCGGGTGGGATAATGACAAGTTGCTCGTGCTTGTTAAAGCATGAGTAACGACTTGCCCTTTAGGGCAACAAGCTTCTTATCCTTGTAAAAGGATAAGAAGCTGCTTTTTCCGTAGGAAAAACAAGCTTCTTGGTGCTTGTTAAAGCTTAAAATGAGTGCCTACGCTTCATAGTCCTCTTTGGTATCCTCCTATGAGATGCACTAGCCGCTCTGCGCCTTGTGCTGCTCTTAGACCTTGCACTGCTGCTCCTAGACCTTGCACTGCTGCCCCTAGAGTTAGGAGATCCTTGTCCATTCAGCTTAGCTATTGCCTTCTGCACAATCTCGAGCGCAGAAAGACGCCTTCCGCTTGGACTTACCGAACGAACACTATTGATCGCACGCAAAGCCTTTTGTAATTCAACTGCTTGACTACTCATCTACAAGATGCAATTATTTTACGCAGCATTAGCCCCACTCCGTAAAATTGCGGCGACCCCAAGCCCCCACCCTTGGTATAGAAATGGCTGACGCATCCGCATATAAGAAGCATACTCACCGCGAGCATATCTTGGAGCTGCCTGACACCTATGTCGGCTCCACAGATACGCACGCCGAGTCACGCTGGGTGTTCGATCCGTCCTCTGGAAAGATGGCGTATCGAGCAGTCAATTTCAATCCGGGCTTCTACAAGCTCTTCGACGAGATCATCGTGAATGCCCGCGATGCCCTCGTGCGCAGCGCAGAGCCGGGCAGGACCCCTATCAAGCACATCGACGTCACCGTCTCCCCCGAGTCAATCTCCGTAGAGAATGACGGCGACGGTATTCCCATCGAGATGCACCCTACAGAGAAGGTCTGGACGCCCGAGCTCATCTTTGGCCATCTCCTCACCAGCGGGAACTACAACAAGGAGGAGGAGAAGATCGTCGGAGGCAAGAACGGCTACGGCGCCAAGCTGACCAACATCTTCAGCAAGCGCTTCACCGTGGAGACCCGCTCTCCCAAGCACGGCCAGAAGTATTCCCAGACCTGGCTGAAGAATATGTCCGTTGCAGAGAAGGCCGTGGTCAAGAAGGACGCCTCCGCCAAGGGCTTTGTCCGCATCAGCTATGAGCCAGATCTGGGGCGCTTTCCTGGGCTGAATCTCGATGACATGCTCCTCGTTCTCCGCACACGCGTGGTCGAGCTGGCCGCAATGGCTGGAAAGGATGTGAAGGTCACCTACAACGGGACCGCAGTTCCCAACAGCACCTTTGAGAAGTTCGTGAAGCTGTTTGTGCGCGATGATACGCCCGTCGCGTATGAGCGCTGCGGAGAGCGCTGGGAGGTGGCGGCCGTCATGGCGCGGCAGCTGTTCGAGGAGGACGGTGTGCCCGACGAGAAGCACGTCTCGTTCGTGAATGGCATCAACACACGCAAGGGCGGCAAGCACGTGGATAAGGTCGTCGGCACTATCATCGGCGACTTCTGCGAGCACGCGGCCAAGAAGAAGGTCGCAGTCAAGCCTGGACAGTTGAAGGACAGCGTCATCTTCTTCGTCAATGCGACCATCGTGAATCCCGCGTTTGACTCCCAGACAAAGGAGACACTGACCACTCCTGCCGCCAAGTTCGGATCCGTGTTCAAGTCGGAGAAGATGGTGGCAGGACTGGTGAAGCTCGGTCTCCTCGACGAGGCAATGGCGATTCTGGACGCGAAGGCCAACAAGGACGCCAAGAAGACTGATGGGTCCAAGAAGCGCGTGCTGCGCGGAATGCCCAAGCTGGTGGATGCTCTGTGGGCAGGCACGGCGAAATCCACAGAATGCACCCTGATTCTTACGGAGGGAGATTCAGCTGCGACGTCCGCGATCACGGGACTCTCCGTGGTGGGGCGCGAGAAGTGGGGCGTATTCCCTTTGAAGGGTAAGATGCTGAACGTGCGCGACGTGTCGGCCGACAAGTTCGCCAAGAATGAGGAGCTGACGGCGATCAAGAAGATCCTCGGCCTCGAGCAGGGCAAGAAGTATAAGGATCTCAAGTCCCTCCGCTACGGGCGCGTCATGGTCATGGCGGATCAGGATTTGGATGGATCACACATCAAGGGCCTTCTAATGAATCTGTTCCACGCGGAGTGGCCCGAGCTCATGCAGGCGGGCTTCATCTGCTCGCTCGCCACTCCGCTCCTGAAGGCCACGCGCCGCTCGGAGGTCCGCAGCTTCTTCTCGCCCGCCGAGTTTGACGCATGGAAGACAGAGCTGGGTGGCTCCACCACCGGCTGGCATCTCAAGTATTACAAGGGATTGGGCACCAGCACGGACGACGAGGCGAAGGAGTGGTTCGAGAAGCTGCACGAGATCAAGTATAACTGGGACACGGAGACCGATGAGACGATGTCTCTGGCGTTCTCCAAGAAGCGGGCGGACGACCGTAAGCGGTGGCTGGCGGGTTACGATCCCCAGCGCATGCTGAACATTGAGAGCGGGCAGGTTCCCTATTCCCGCTTCGTGCATGATGAGCTGATCCATTTCAGCAATGCCGACAATCTGCGATCACTGCCCTCCATCATGGACGGCCTGAAGCCATCGCAGCGCAAGATCCTGTTCGGCTGTCTGAAGCGCGGGCTGCGCGCCGAGGTGCGTGTGGCCCAGCTTGCAGGCTATGTCTCTGAGCACGCGGCCTATCACCACGGTGAGGCGTCTCTCACAGCCGCCATCACTTCCATGGCACAGCAGTTCGTCGGCGCGAACAATATCAATCTGCTCGCCCCTATTGGGCAGTTCGGCTCGCGTCTCCTCGGCGGCAAGGACGCTGCATCCCCCAGGTATATCCATACTCATCTGGAGGGCATTCTAGATACCATTCTCAGGAAGGAGGATTCCAATATCCTCAAGCACATTGACGATGATGGGCTGCTGGTGGAGCCCGAGACCTATCTGCCTGTCGTGCCTCTGCTCGTGATCAACGGCTGCATCGGCATTGGCACAGGATTCAGCACGGACATTCCTCCTCACAATCCTGAGGAGGTGGTGGGACTGCTGCGCGATCGTCTAGAGGGGCGCCGTGCTACTCTGGAGAATCTGGCCATGCGGCCCTGGTGGATCGGATTCAAGGGACCTGTGCAGCTGGTCTCTGATGGTGTCTGGGTCACAAAGGGCCTCTACACCTTCGACGATGAGAAGAAGCAGGTGATGATTACGGAGCTGCCTGTGGGCGTCTGGACACACGACTATAAGGCGTTTCTGGATGAGTTCTGTGTGGCCGGCTCCACTGCGGGGGCCAAGGTGGGCGGCTCAGAGAGTGGAAAGGGTGACAACTCCAAGACGGAGGACGGCAAGCCCATTCTCAGGAACTTCGAGGATCTCTACACGCACATTGATGTGCGCTTCAGTCTGGAGCTTGATCCTGATTACTATGACGATGCGAAGGCGAACCCGGTGGAGTTTGAGAAGCGGTTCAAGCTGTCCAATACATGGCGCACGACCAATATGGTTGCGTTCGACACGGATTTGAAGATTGTCAAGTATGGGTGTGTGGGCGATATGCTGGAGGCGTATTATGGCCCTCGTCTGGCCGCGTATGAGGATAGGCGGGCTGCAGAGATTGAGCGGCTGCGGGCGGAGGCCGTGGAGGCCGATGCCAAGGCGCGTTTCCTGCAGGCGGTGCTGGATGGCACGATCGATATGAGGCGCGCGTCCGACGAGGATATTGTAGCCGCAATGATTGCGCACGAGCTGCCGGCGCTGTCTGGGGCACGCGAGGCCACTGCAGTAGAGTCCTATGACTATCTGCTGAGGCTGCGTATGGACCGTGTGAAGGCCGCGGCCATTGAGGAGCACCAGAAGGCTGTGGTGGTCGCTCGGGCTGCTCTGGCTGCGCTGGAGGCGACTACCGCATCGGCGATGTGGCTGGCGGATCTGGAGGAGTTTGATGTGGCGTGGAAGAAGATGCGGATGGAGCGCGAGGCTGCACTGGCTGGAAAGGGCAAGGTGAAGGCGAAGGTGCAGATGAAGATCAAGCCACGGGCTGCGGCAAAGGCCTAAGCCACGGGCTACGGCAAAGGCCTAAGTCAAAGACTGCGGCAAAAGCCTAAGCTGATCCCCAGAGCTTTGCCTCCCTATAAGCTGCACGACGCTGTTTAACACCCGCCCAGTAGCGGGCACTATACGCAGCATACGCCGCACAGTTTTCTTTTGTCAGATTCGGCGGATTATCTAGATGCCCCGTAAGAGTATTGAATTTCGGCAGCCAGAAATCCGGCCCTCGCATCGGCTCCGGATATCTCGCCTGCTGAATCTTCCCCTTCCACAGGGCATCTGGATTGAAAGGTGGCTGCACTGGCATTCTTCTAAGAAGATACGTTTCATCGGCTATAAGCGGATGAAATGTGGTCCAGGCGGGGATCGAACCCGCGACCCTGGCGTCTCTTGCATACATAATTGTATAAGCACCATGCGCTACCAACTACGCTACTGGACCTGGGGGGTGGGAGCCTCCCACCAAATAATAGTATTTAGTCATCTTTAGACCAGTGTCAGGTATAGTTGAGTAACTCTAACACACCTTTAGCACGTAAAAATCTTGATCAGCCGGTTCTTTTTACCCGTCTTGTTGCGCCGCCCGAATTTGACTTTCCGTGTCCGTGGCTTTATAGGAATGCTTGGTGGTGCCACAGCTGCCGGCCTCTGCCCACCTGCCTGGGCAGAACTGATCCGGCCCACATCTACCAGCACCATACTCAAGTCATCGCCCGTGTATTTCTCCTTGGACTGTCCCACTGAAGCGGCCACGTGCTGCTTTACGAGCTTCTCAGCACTCATCGGCAGATCGTATCCATTATTCTGTAGGGCGAGCTGGACGTCGCGTGACACCTGGGCAGTGGGCTTCAGCGCGGCGGTATCCGTCTCCACCATACCATCCGACATTATTGCCAGAACACCTGTTTCAGGTCTGTCCCAGATCATAATATCTGGGTGGGCTGTCACTTTCATTTTGGTCCAGTCGGCCGTCATGGGAGGTGGTGACTCAATATTGAACTTGAGGCTGAAGTCTCCGAACGCGCGAGATACCATGAGGGCACCATCAACACGAGGAGTTCCGTATTCATCTATCTCTACGGTGCCACCGGCAGCCACAATGCGGCGGGTCTCCTCGGCGAGAGTGGGTTCGTGCTTGCCGATTTCGTGCAAGATTAGTCCGGTCGTAGGATTCATAAGAAAGCAGGGGGAGTCTCCGAGATAGGCTACGGCGATGTAGGTGGGGGTTATTAGGCATACGGTTGCGGTTGTGCCGGGATCCCTCTCTGGAAGTCCGACCTTACCGGCAAGCTCCTTGTCGTGCTCTATGAAGGCCTTTTCGAGGAGAGTTTTGAGGGCGCCTTTATCCGCCAGGATGGCGGGGGTTAGGGCGGCCTGGAGACGTTTGCCGAGGAGATCTACGGAGAGACGAGCCGCTCCGGAGCCAGAGTGCCCATCAAACACTGCGAATAAATCACACTGGTCCATGAGGTTGAGGATACATATACGGTCTTCGGATGGACGACCGCGTCCGTCTATTTGGGCCTTTCCGTATAACATCTATAGGGATTGGCTCAAAATCTGGAGGGGCGCTTGGGCGCGGGGGACAGCCTTCGGGGGACAGCCTGTCCCCCGTTACATAAAGGGGTTCATCGGCAGAGAGCGAGTCCCCGCCCTGCTCAGATGCTGCGGCTGCTGAAGAGGCACCGGCAGCTGGCTGATATCCTTCAAATAATAATAATACTGATCCACGGCCGACAGAATGTGGGGCACAGACCAATCGACAACCTTCGCATTCAGATCCGCCACCTGTGACCCGATGTCCGTCGTGAGGTTCCGGGCATACTGATAATAAATGGCCCTCATGATGATCTTCAATTCATCCGTGGACTGGTTGTCAATAACGTATCCCTTCGGATTGCTCCGGTCATATACCCCCTTACGGATGAGTTGCTGGATGCGCGTAACATTCTCCACGGAAAAGAAGGCCGTGCTGATCGGCGTAACTTCCCAGTTTCCCCGGAGCATATCGGCCTGGAAGTCAGCCTCCACAGTTGTCTGTGATGCAAATCCGGGAACCCCAGCGTTCCGGTCCGAGAAGTCCGTGGCGCTAAAAGCCACGCGTCCATTTTGTCCGGCAGGGGCGTTGGCGGTGAGTGGCAGTATGAAATCCGGCGGTGCGCTATTTTGCTGTGGCATCCCTCTCTACCTCTGGCGCCCAAAATGAAGGACTCCTTCGGCCGCCTACCGGCAGCCACCGGCATCTAGCCACCGGCAGCCTGCCCGCCCGCCAGAATTATTTCTAAATCCGGGATATACAAATGACCTCTCTCCTCTCCAACACAAAGCAGAACCTGAACGACCAGGGCTACTTCATCTCCGTGGGCTCTCTCATCGGCAAGGTGTATGGCTACCAGTATGCCAACCCTGGCAGCAACAGTGGTGTGCTGGCCGGCACTTTCTCTACTGCCTCCTGGGCCTTCGGTGGCCCTGGTGTGCCCGTCTCCACCGTGGTGGCCGGTGCAGGCGTGGTGCTGAAGGATCTGGGCAAGACCGTCGTGTCTTCTCTGCGCACCTTCCGCAAGGTGCAGCTGGTGCTGCCCACCAATGCCGCTCAGTCCACCTTCGGCGTGGCAGGCCAGCAGACCAGCCTGGGCCAGGACTACCTGACCGGCTACATCGAGCTGGGCTTCGAGGGCAATGGCACCCCCGCACCCGTGGCCCACTTCGGCCGCTAAATCGCTTCAGCAATCGGCCGCTAAATGGTGTCAGCTTCAACAAATCCCTCTATAAAGGTGCTCGTAGCAACCCTATAGAGAGAGTTTCCCTGCCTCCTGTAGATATGAACTTGATACTCCTAATGTATATTTTCGGATCTGCCGTCCTGGTAACAGGCGGCGCATTCAGTTTCTTCAGCGCAGGAGAACAAATCACAGCCGGCATTTTCTTCGTAGGAATGCTCGCCATCGTCACCTATTTCGGATTCCGCTGGTTCGGTGCATCCGGCTTGAGCGAATCCGCCAAAGGACCGTGGCCACCTGTGATAAATTACTGTCCGGACTTCTTAACTTTGAGCACGATCAACGATGAGCAGGTCTGTATTGATACTATCGGCGTGGCCCAGGCCGGCGGCATCGCCGTATGGTCCGACCCCATGCAGACAGACGAGAAGTATCTCTTTCATCTGTTTCTCAATACCTCTGGCGCCGATCGTGTCGCCAAGCTCTGTGCAGAGGCCGCTTCTAAAAAGGTCACTTGGGAGGGTGTCTGGGACGGCTCCGTTTGCATGGGCGTCGATCCACCAGCGCCTCGCGCCAGCTAAAGAACTGGCATCATTTCACGCAGATGATTAAGCAGCCTACCGTCTGTCTTCATCCATCTATTGAGCAGAAACTCAATGAATGGTTACAAACACGGAAGCAACCGGCTGTCCTTCTGCTCGGACCACCCGGAATCGGCAAAACGACCATCGCTCATCGAGTATTCAGTATCGCAGGGCTCAAAACGGTGGAGTTCAACGCCTCGCATACCCGCTCTGGAACATCCTTCCGTAAGATCATTCTACCTCTTCTCCGCGAGGGCGGCATTGTCCAAATGATCGAGTCCGGACAAAAGGGCGGGATCGGAGTTCTGCTCGACGAGATCGATGGGCTGAGTAATGGCGAGCGCGGAGGACTGAATGAACTTCACGCATATCTGAAATCGAAGGAGGTCAAGGCGGGCAGGCCACTCATTCTCATCAGCAATTCTCTTGATACACGGACCCTCCAGCAGATTGCGAAGCTTTGTTTGACATTTAAAGTCGCTCCGGTCGCATCGGACCGTCTGAAGGAATGGCTGGGAAAGGAGCCGCCTGAGTCCTACAACGGCGATCTCCGCTCGCTCCAACGGCAGATGGCGGGACTCGAACTGCCCGAGCAGAAGATTGATATTCCTGATGGTGTTATGCCGGTCGCCTGGTGGACGCTGTGGGGTGATTGGGATCCTCTTCTCGACTTCGATATCGAGAATAATGAGGGCAATCTCGCCAGCCTCATCAGTCTGGAAAATATTCCAGAGCGGATTGAGGCCGCAAAGGGTGACACGAACGAGGCGTGGAATATGTATCTGTCACTGTTTGATGCCTATAAGGTTTCGGACCAAGGGGATTTCTGGGCGTTTTTCTACCAGTGCTGGACGATTCTTCCGCTGTCTTTGAAACTGAAACTCAAGATTATCAGTCTGCGTCTGGCACAGGAGGCGGTGCCGGCTGCGGGGTCAAAGCATCTGACGACGGATGATTTCCGCTACACACCCGTTCTGACAAAGCAGTCGGCCATGTTCAATGCCTGGAAATTGCTGTGCGAGATTGCAGAGTCACGGGGGATTCCTGTGCGGCTGGCACCTATGTATGCGTTCGCGGAGATCCAGAGTGGAGCTCTGCGGCCGGATAAAGTGCGGCGTTATGAGGCTGTGAGCCTCGAGCATTTGGCTCATCATCAACCAACGCTGGTAGAGGAATAAAAAGGCCTCTCAGCAGAATGAAGAAGTCTTCGGTTCTTAAATTCACACGGAAGTGCCTGAAGGCGGGATATAAGGAGCAGGTGTGCAAGGACACGTGGATTTTTGGAAAGACTCCGAATGAGGAGCTGGCGAAGATGCACAAGGCGGCGTTTGGAGGAGAGAAGCAGTATGAGTGGCCGCATTCGCTGGGTAGGAAGTCTAAGACTCTGAAGCACAAGAAGGCTCCGGAGAAGATTACGAAGGATATGTTGCTGAAAGCAACAGGTCCCAGGTTTGTTTCGGCCAAGATGGTCAAGGGAAAATGGGTTGCGATTTGAGGAGGGGCATTAGAAGAGAAGCTCTAGAAGAGAAGGGCATTTCGGCGAGCCCGAAGGGCGAAGCCATGATGCAAATGACAAACTTCAGTTTGTCATTTGCATTTCCGCAGGGCGGAGCCCGAGGACGGATGCTGGCAAACGAACGTTAGTTCGTTGCCGGCATTTCATCAGCGTGCAGCAACCGTATAAAGCTGAGCGGCGCCGTTCTTCCCATACGATATGCGCGCCCCAAAATCTGTTTCTCCTCCTCGTGTGTCATCGCGTGGAGCAGAATCACATGCGTCGCGGCCGTAATATTCAGGCCGGATCCTGCGTAGTGCGAGTTCAGCAGGAGACAGTGCAGCCCCCCGTCCTGGAATGCCCGAAGAGTAGAGGCAATCGCATCCTTATTCCCCTTCAGCTGCTTCACCTTCAGCCCAATCGCCTCAATAGATGACTCCATCGCAACGAAAGGATTATCGTAGCGACTGAAAACGAGGAAACGCCCCCCTGGATTCTCCTTGAAGATCCGCATGAGAGCATCAGACTTCTTTTCCAGTTGATCCTCAGGATCAGCGCTCTCCCCCGAATCCACAATCGCCGTCGTATCCTTCACACTCGTCACCTTTGTCAGACGCTTCAGATCAATGGCCGCACGGCACATCGGGCACGCAGGATTCCTCGTAAATGACGTCAGAATGCACTGTCCGCAGAAAATCCTCGAGCAGCAGGGGGTGAGCAGCGCCTCGCCAGGCTCCTCGTAGCAAATGGGACACAGTTCATCCTTGAATCCCTCAATCCTATCCTGAATAGTCTTAATGGACTCCTCCGTGCGCTTCATCTTCTCCTCCAGAGACTTCAGTGCGGTCTCCTTTCCCTGGGGCGTCGCATACTCCAGCCCCGCCTTGAAATCATAGGTCTCCTTCAGGCGTTTCATCTCCTTCTGCAGATTCTTCGTCACCGCCTCGATCAGATTCGCCGTGTTCTCTGTCTTGACTCCGAGGGCCGAAATGGCCCCTGCAACGTCGCCGCCGTGCAGAAGCTGCTGGATCTCGGCAGGAACGGCCGCCGACACAATCCGCTGGGTCAGAGGTGCTCTGCAGAGAATATTGGACCGATGCAGCACAGGTAGCGAAATGGACTCCTGAATAAATGCATCGTCGCAGCGGAGAACAAGACGCCCGCGCAGGCGGTGACTCGCATTAATAAGTTCGCGGAAGAAGTTATAGGACGTCATCGTATAGCGGATATAGCAAAATGGTCTCTCCGAACGATACACATCCTGGAAAAATGGCTTGAGCTGTTTATACTTGGACTCCTCGCCGAAAACATGATTCTGTAGAACTCCATGTTGCAGATATACCGTTTCATTCGGATAAATAATATTAATCCACGAGGCCGTAATAAACCATGTGAAGCGCGCCTCGGGTCTCGGATAGCCATTTACGAGATGAATCGTATCGGCCTCATCCACAAAGAGTCGCTTCCACCGAATACGCTGGTCGCGCTGCCAGACCCCGAATTCCTTATACTGGGTATTGCTCACAAGGACGACATCTGCCGCCATAATATCTTGCGTGAATGTCTCACTTGTTATGGCCCGCCGCTTATCCATTAAGACCGCCTTCAGATTCGTCTGCTTCTTAATATAGTCGGACCACTGTCTGAAAAGAGTGTGCGGAACGATTATAAGCGAGCCGGCCTCGCTGAGATCCGTGAATGTATTTTGCTTTATACTGAATACATTGTTTGTGCTGGAGAGACCCATCGCCATGCAGCTGACAAGGGGAGGAATCACGGAAAGACGTGCAATATGTCCAAGAACCATCAGCGACTTGCCGACACCCACGGAATCGCCCATGATTCCATACGATGAATAGAGGGTCTCACCAGAGCAGTCAAGGCCGCCGAGAAGATTGCGCTCGGTCTGCTCCATTCTATAGAGTGCGGCCTGCTGGTGGGATCTCAGCGTCACTTTCAGGGTGTCCGCAGGTGGCTCGACCGTTGGGCACTCGCTCGTTATCGCATGTGTAAATGCATCTGACATTACCTGAAATATCTTAACTGAGTGCGATGAATAGTGAGACATTATGTAATCTACTTCTTATACGTCGTAAGAGACATTCTTAAAGCCATTGCCCCTAAGCGTTGGCGAAAAATTCACGAATCGCGGAATTCTTGATGAAACTGCGCAGCTTCATGGCCGTCTTTTTGACCAGAGGATTGGAGTGCTCGCGCATCTTTTTCTTGTCAAATGTATTCTCCGTATGGCTCATGACCAGCATGACCTTGAAGGGGTCGAGCTGAATCATCGGATGGCGGTAATCCTCCAGAAATGACTTCTCCTCGGCGTGAGTCACCGTCTCGTCATAGGCATGTGTCTCGGCATAGGAACGCCGCCAGGCCATGGTTCCGTTCGTCGCGTGTTTCGGATTATAGGGTCCGAGCTTGTAGATGGTCTTGATGTCCGAGTAATACATATAGATCTCAGAGGCGCCGGCGAGCTGGATGTCTGGATTGCGCTTGAAGCCCGTCACGACGGCGGCGACTCTCTCTGGCGGATAATAGTCGTCATCGTCCATCGCCACAATGATATCGCCGCAGACCTCGTTGTTAAGGCGATTGCGCTTTGCCCCGATGGTCTGCTTCTCGCTCTCACGGATGTAGCGGAGATTGGGGATCTTCAGATCCTTGAAGAGATCCTCCACAGGATCTGAGCCATCATCTAAGATGATCCACTCCATCCTGTGGGCTGGATATGTCTGATGCTTGTAGCAGGTGATGAGATGGGGGATGAATTTGCGTCTATTATATGTTGGGGTAATCACCGAAACAAACGGATACTGGTCCGCTTCTTGTGGGGATTTTGCTGGGGGCTGCTTGATAGGTGGCATCTACTACTGTGAATTGTAGGCCCAGGTTTAGACCAATCACTTGACGACGCCGAAATAGACCGCGAATGCTGCGAGGGCGGCAGTATTTATAATGGATAGGATGCGGAGAGTTGTGCGACCGCTAGTGTCAGCGGCAGTAGGAGCTTTTGGATCCACAAGAGTATAGGAGAAAATATTATAGCCGGTCGTAGGGGCGGCAGGAGCGGCAGGAGCGGCAGCGGCGGCAGCGGCGGCAGCGGCGGCTGCAGCGGCGGCAGCGGCGGAAGCAGCGGAAGCAGCGGAAGCAGCAGGAGTCTTTATTCCGACGAGCGCTTTCGCCCTATCAACTGCAGATGTTAGAGCCGGTGCCGCAGAACTAGTGATTGAGTCCTTAGCCTTGGACAATGCCGCTCCCGCTGTATCCTTCACCTTGGATAATGCAGACCCTGCAGCACTTGTTATAGAAGAAAAGATTCCAGCCCCACCAGCTTGGGCTTTAGGAACATTGAGCGTCGCAGGGAAAATCAGTGACACCCAATACGGCGGTTTGATCACCCCGTATAAAAGCGTCAAAGGAAAAAATGCCGCTCCATAGACAAAATAATATAGACGGATTCCCCAAAAAGCCTCTGCGGCATGCGTATTTGACATAATAATACCGCCTAGGAGAGCTCCGAAAGCAATACAAATATACAGGCCAATACGCATTGCCTGTTTGAATATTGTATTCTGGAACCGTGTCATGTTGAATTCTTTCTTCTCCTCAACATCTCTCGCCGTATTCAGAGTATCCAGTTGTCCCAACAGATCATCTGGAGTTAATAGCACGGGTGGAGTTGCCCCCGATATATCCGGTGGAGGATTCTTCAAACGGGCAAGAGCATCATTGGCCGATTTCAGAAGTGCATCATATTTGTCACGGAGCTCTGCGCTCAGTGCCTTATCGGCGGTGGCGTCTTTGACATCTTTCTGAATAGTGTTAATAGCAGTCTGCATGTCCGCAATGGCTTGCTGTTTCTGCGTCTCGGCCTGTGTTTTCTGAATAGTGGCCAGCTGGGAGTTCAAGGTCGCAGTCTGCGCGGCCAGCTGCGCAGGTGTCAAGTTCTGCGTGGCTAGACTCTCGGCCTGCTTATTCAGATTCGTCAGGGCCTGCAGAGACGCTGGCGCAACTCCTGCCAGTTTCGCACCAGTTAATGCGAGCCCGATTGCACTGCTCGCTGTAGCAAGCTCGCCCTGTGCCGCTGCCGTTTGCTGTTGAACTATTTTCTGATTGTCATATGCTGCCGGGTCTGGCGTAGTTGTTATGCCGAGGCTGCTGAGTAGGCTCGCCATCGTATTCTACATGTATCGCGAGATAAACTTGGTCAGAGTGTGGCGCGTGTAAGATATCTTTTAATATGCCGGCTCAATAAGAGAATGGTCGTCAGTCTCATCTACATGGCCCGTCCCGTTTATGGCGGCTGGGTATCCTTCACTGCCCACATGGCCCTGAAATACGACATGAAACTCTATAAAATCGGCTCCAAAACCGAGGGAACTGCGGCGGAGCCCAAGCTCCGTGACTACGGATACGGGGTCGGTTACCAGAATAGAGCACCCAATGATCTGCCCCCAGGCAAGATTCTCATAACCGCTATTGATAAATCCTATTATGAATATCTCGATAAGATTCCCACCGGCTCCTACCTCGTTATCCACGACCCTACCGAGGTCACAGGCAAGGGAACGGAGCCCGTGGTCAAGAATCTGTCCCGCTTCAAGATCATAACCATCCGCGAATCTGTGAAGAAGTTCCTGAAGGATACACTCGGCGTGAAGAGCAAATTCATCCTGCACCCCTTCTACGAATATCCCTTCAAGAAGGCCAAGAATCCTTCAAGGGCCGTCAGCATCTCCCGTGTGGATTTTGACAAGCACACCGATATTATTCTGAAGGCGAACAAGATGATTGACGATCCAGTAGATATCTACGGAGCCATCAATCGCCAGTATGTCTTTTTTAAGCTGAAGGAGATGGGATTCGCCAAATATTACAAGGGGCCTTTCGGAAAGGATTTCGACGAGCTGGGGGCCATCTTGGAGGATGCGAAGTTCGTCGTGGATATGAGTGTCATCAAGAACGATGGGGGCGGTTCGCAATATACTTTTCTGGAGGCGATTTATGCCCGCTGCGCGCTCGTCATCAATAAACGCTGGATTGAGAATAGCAAAACAGAGTTTGTCGATGGAAAGAACTGTTACGTAGTGGAGGATGAGGAGGATCTTGCGGATCTGTTGGACGAAAATCCGAATACGGCGCGCGTGGTGCGCGAGGCCGAGAAGCTGCTGGCTCCGCATGTTGCTGTGAATTGGGTGAAAGAGCTGGCGAGGGTTTAGAGTAGTTGATTTTCAGATACTACTTCATTGACACTCTTTGGTTCGGGTTTCTTATATTTTTCTGAGTTACCAGACTTTTCACCCTTCTTAGCGGCTCGCTTGGTGGCTGCTGCTGACTTTGCCTCTTCATTCCATATTTTTGTGATCTTCTTAGATCTTATCATACCTCCCCTATGCCTATATGTACGACGACGACTATTTTTAGTCGCACTTTTCTTATATTTTCTTGTTGCCTTAGCCATATTCTATTTACAGCGCGTATTTCAATCCGCCCATACCCGAAACCACCTCGAACCAGTTCATATTCTCCGCGTAAATCGTAATATCATAGGTGTAGTTCGTCCCCACGGGCAAAGGCCAGACATCCACCTCCACCTGAAAGTTGCGAATACGACTGGCGTTGATAGAACCCGACGGCTGCGTCGCCGACTGCCCCAGCTGGAAAGAATAGATCGGAAGACCATCCTGTCCGATACCCGTCGTATATCTGTAAGTTGAGATGCGCGTAAAGTAATCTACGTTCTTCTCCTCTTGAATCTCATTGCCATTGCAGAGCACACGTAGCGCCCGAATAATATCCTGCTGTGCATTCGGAATCAACACACCCGATGACGAGGCCAGCTGCAGCGGGGCTGGAATACCCGGTGTCGGAATAAACGGCGCCTGTGGATATGCATACCAGTTCGTAAAGTTCGCGAAATCGTTGCGGCTCAGTGCATCCGACCGCCGCTGTATGAAAATGAGTCGCGTGATAGGATTATGCGTCTGCAGATCGAGAATTTGTCGTGTATATTGACCCGGAAAGGGGTAGGCCGTCACCTGATTGACCAGATAACTGAGCGGCCGCCCCGCGAAGATCTTCTGTTCATCCGTCGGCAGATAGATAAATGTGCCCTGGAGACGTGGATACAGGTTCCATCCATTCAGATCGGCCGGTGCAGGACCGAAATCCTTGAAGAAGTTTCTGATCTGGCCGCTCAGATCCGTCACGGAAGCATACGCAGGATTATTCTGGGAAATACTGGTTGTGCTGGCGCGCATGGCCCACTCGGAATTCACACGATAACCCGATGCGTCCAGCACCGTATAGATCTGTGAGGCCGGATTGAGTGTGAGCTGCACTTCACATTCGTGATACTGGAGACCGATAAGCGGAAGAGCGAGAGACGGCGACTCCGTGAACCAGAAGGATAGTGGCACATGGATATCACGCCCAAAAATGGAGGGACGATTCAACTGCTGTCCAGGAGCAACAGTAGGATTCGCGACGACAGAGGGATAGCCAGTGCGCGTGGTTCCACCGGCATAGACTCCAGTGGCCGGGTGATTCAGCTCAAGAACATCGCCGACGAGAGCCCTCCACTTGTAGAATTCGTCCTGGTCAAGATCGAGAAGAGCTCGGCTCAGCAGATAGGAACCGTCGAACTCCTGGATCTTCTGGCCACCGACAAAGAATGCGGCGTTCTGGATGAGGGCGGCTCCGAGATAGCGCACCCACTGAAACTCCCACTGACTCCCGCGTTGTGCGACGGGTGTCATATACTTGCTGTAAATGTCGGGGACGCGGAAGGAAAATATCAGATCCGACATGAGATCACCGTAGCGCGGGATTTTCGCCCGGAGTTGCACTGGCTGGTCGAAGGCGAGCTCGTTTGGCCCCTCCAAAGGGACCGTGATACTCTCCATCGCGAAATGCGAATATCGCTTGAACGCCTTGTAGAAATAGGTCATTTGTGGATTGCCACTCAAGATAACATTTTGAGAGCCATATGCCACAAGCGCGAGGAGACCACCACCCGTCATAGTCTCGTCTTAATCCTTACTGGAATGGAAGAGAATATGCTTTAGGAGGTTGTAAGTTGCGGCTACCCCTGCAACTTGATTGCGGCGCTGCCCCTGCAACTTGATTGCGGCGCTGCCCCTGCAACTTGATTGCGGCTACCCCTACTGCGCGGTCCACCAATCATCCCCTGTGTAGGGTGGCAGCTGATTCACCTGTGTCTTCGTCTTGGTCGATGGACCTGCATCCATCAAGTTCTGAATCTCATTCATTGACAGCGCATACCGGGCATATTTGAGATTGGACAGCTGCCCTTTGAAGGCCCCCTCAATCTGGAAGTCCTCTGACTTCCCCGTCGTAGGATTCACAAGCGCAGGAATACCGGAACCACGCAGCGTATTGCAGTTCGTATTCGAGAACAGAATGAGATCCTGGAAGTTCTGGTAGGGCAGAGTATTCTTGAATATAATCCTGTTCGCCAGATTGCCATTAACAAAAATGTCCAGACCTCCCTTGTAGGCATTCAGAACCACATGAAACCACTTGCCCACTGGAATATTCGTCACATTCGCATATGTGTAGGGATTCTTGTAGGTATTCATTAGCACTGTCATAGTATTGGTGTCGCCGCGAATAAATACGCCTGGTCCCATGAGCGGCCAGGGAAATCCGTAGCCCTTGTGCATGACGTGCTTGAATGTGGCCGATCCGCTGAAAGTAGAAGGATACACGAGCAGAAAGAAGGAATAGCCGAATTCAATACCAGTGCGCTCATTCATTGACAGGCCAATAGGTATCGCATCTGGGTATTTAGAGGCGTCCTGGCGAATAACAAGCGGCATATCATCCGAGGATGCCGTATAGTCAATCAGAGTCTGAAACCTCTTTTTAGCATTTGCAGATGTTGTGTAAAGCATTTCGCCGGAAAATCCCACGACGAATGTTATGATTACAATGAGTAGGCCATATATAATTTGACCGGGCAAGGTTCTCTGACTGGCCTCCATCTCTCTAACGATGACTACTTAATTTAAGCTTGAAATAATGATTTGAACCACGCCCAGAGATCCATACTGGAACCAGTGGGCCCCGCATTATACGCCTTATATATTTCATCGGGGTTCATTGCATAGTTCGCAACGGAGGTTACACCAGTGTAGCCGTCGAAGCCGCCGCGTGATGACATCACTGCCTTCACACCAGTAGGATCCACCTTGAAGAATGAGGGGGTAACGCAGGAGCGGGAGAGTTTTCCGTCAATATAGACATCGATAGTCCTGCCTGTGAGAACAACGGTCACCATCGTCCAGCGCTGCAGATCAATCTCGGGAAGATCACACATCACGGGGGTAGTGATGAGAGAATCATTTGTTGCCAGAGGCTGGAACATTTTATCGATCATATTTGCGGAGAGATTCCCGACGGATGACATATCTGCTGCACCAGGTGGTGTTGTTGTATCTGCATAATCGTCATCATAGTCACCATAATAGTTTTTTTTCTTGGAATCCGAGTCTGACCCAGACCCAGATCCAGACCCCCTGCTGCCGCCCGAGCCCGAGCCCGAGCCCGAGCCCGAGCCAGACCCAGATCCAGAACCAGATCCAGACCCAGACCCAGATCCAGATCCAGATCCAGATCCAGATCCAGAGCCCGAGCCAGATCCTGAGCCCGAGCCTGAGCCCGATCCAGAGCCCGATCCAGAGCCCGAGCCCCCACTCTGGAAACCCTGCACGGTAGGATCATTCGTCTGTGTCCTCACCATCAGGGTGTTATTGTAGGCACCCAGGCCCACCAGCAGCGTGGAGAAATACTTCCCCTGAATCTCAAAAATGTGCTTGCGAGTATTTCTATTCTTGTTAAAACTACTGATATAGATCCATGTGTTGAAGGAATATTCACCCCCCTCATAGGGCCTGGGAATCGTCGGCATAGGATCCGCAGGTGATAAATCTGCCCTGTTCTGACCGGAAGAAATTGTCATAACATTTGTCCCCACAGAACTATATAAATACTTATACAGATAATACAACCCCACAAATCCGGCTAAAACAAATATAATTGTCATTATACTGAACCAGCTCCCAGAGGCAGCAGGTTGAGTATTACTTGATCGTTCCATTTTCCTACTTATATACACCTTATTTTGGAAATCTACTGGTATGAACTCGACCAGTCATAGAGAGGAGATGCAGGGCGAACTGTTGGCGCATTGAAACAGCCACCTTGTGGGCACAGATTTATAACAGAAGACAGACCAGTCACAGAGGATGCAAAGCTCGATGCCGCCGAAGGGGTCATTCCCGTGATATCCGTTGGGCTGGCACCGACGTTGGACAGAACAATCGAGGAGTTTCCAACATATGGCCGCCCACGAGTATCAGATGTGCTTGCATAGTTGCTCGCCACTGTCTGGCTATCGGTGCGGTAGTTATAGACATTCGCAATACAGAGCTGTCCAAGCAGCCCTGTCGAACCGGAAGTTATTCCCTTAAAGTTCGAGTTGGAAATGTTCGACACTGGCATATACATGGTCTTCTGAGAGAGAACCATCGTGTCATTGAAATAGATGTCAAAGCGGCGGCCCTCGCGGGCGACCGTCACCATTGTCCATTTCTGCAAGTGCATCGGAGGGAGAGTGAGCGTCTCAATATACTTCTGAGAGGCAGCAGCGCCTCCAGAAAGAGATGCTCCCTCCGTTTTCACGATCAGCTGCGCCATCGCCTTTCCTTGGCGACTCGCATCCGGGGCAATTAATACCTCTAGACCGACAATACCGGCAATATTAAACACGGAACTATAACCGGAATGGTTGCAGGTGCTCGTGCAGTCACTCGTAACCGGGTCGCACGCGCAAGGTGCGAATGTTCCGTCTTCGCAGGAGGCCTGGTTCGGATTCGTTCCGCAACCCGAATATGCGCCTGTGCGATTCATCGGATTCAGATAGACATAGGCCGAGAAACTCCCATTCGCATCGGAATAATACGGCTGTGCATTAATGTCTGTTACAATGGTCTGCTGCGTTGCAAGAGCATACGGGCCCATGGCGGCGGCAGTAATCTTTGGAGCATAACTGGGACTGAAATAAAAGACAAGTATGACAACCAATAGGAATGCTGTTCCTATTATGACCCACGTCTGAGTCTCCATCTCTATCAATATCCTCCATTATTTGGCCGTGACCTTGAAAAAGAAGTTTTCGGTCGCCATAGGGGCACCGTATGCACGCACTTCTCTGGCTGTCAGAGTGCGTGGCCAGAAGGCGATATTTGCCAGACGGACATTCGGGCCCACGGCGCTCACAGCTGGATAGAAGTTGGCTTTCGCCGAGGTTTGTATAGGCGCACCCTGGAATGGCATGGATTTCTCCAGATTTCCGTTTATATATACCTCCAGAAACTGCTGGGTGAATACTACCGTCACGCGGAAAACCTTCTTAATAGGAACATTCTCAATAGGGTCAATAGTCTCCATACGATTGGGTGCGCCTTCCTGTGAATTTGTGATAACACTTACGAACAGATCATTCTTTATAGGATCCAGCCAGATAATCAGATTCGTATCAGGAAATGCTGAGAGAAGATCTTCGGATGTTGCCGACGTGGTCATAGTCACACCTCCGTTATCTATAGATCTGTAAAGCAGGACACGAGGGAAGCTAGAGGACATGAAATCGCCACTGAGATAGATATCAGAGCTGATCGTATAGGAACAGGGTGGAATACCCACAAAATTCGCGCTCAAATCGGAGGCGCTTGGGCTTATAGTGAATGCGATCTGGCGATCGGAGGCCGTCGGTATAGTTATAACAGCCGGTTGATTCGGCGAGAATGAGAGAATAGGTGTGATAGTATAGTTGATAAATACAAGAATGAGAAACAGCACAAATATGAACAATGATATAGAAAATCCCAGAGTAAAGAATGACTTCATGCTTTCTTGAGAAACCAGAGGTCCCTGGCCGGCCTTTATGCCAAGCGTGCTTTTAATACTATCGGTAAGGGTGCTGAGTTTTGCTCCGAGCTCACTTAGCATTGATGTCTGGGGTGCCGGATTTGCGGCTGCTGCCTTTGCGGCGGCATTTGCCTTCGCGGCGGCATTTGCTGCTACCTTCGCGGCATTTGCTGCAGGTTGCGCATAACTAAACATTGATACTGCTATCGCATGCTGCGAAAATGATATTCAATGAAATATCATTTTTACAGCCTTCGGCTTTTGCCGCTATTCTGCCTCTGCTACCGCCCTCGCCTTCGCCTTACGTGTAGCAGCCTTCTTCAGATCGCCCCGCTCAGGATCAAAATGAATCCGCTTGTAATATGCGCTGGTCTCACCCGTCTTGCATCCGCGCAGCTTCTCGCGCAAATAACACACGAAGGAAATCCTCGTAAAAGGCTTCTCACCACCCATCGTTCCCGTCTCCACAGCATCATTGTGGATCTTCGGCAGTGCCCTATTAACTTTCTTATCCGCCTCGGACTCATATAGCTCCGTGTTACAGTGCCACTCATGCACGTCCATCGCCAGAAAATCGCCCGTGCGCACATTGAACCCAATACGATAACGGGGAAACATCGTCGCGCCGCCAGAATACTGGCCACGCTCAATCACCGAAAGATTTCCGAACCCATCGCGGAAATCGCCGTCGTCCATGTGGAGTGCCGTCTGGAAGTTGCGGTTGATCGTAATCGAGGAAAAGGCCGTGTCGGCGACTTGATAGCTCGCCTTCTCCTTCGCCGCGGCCAACTGCTTGGCGTGCCTATCCGGAATGAGCCGTTTGAAGACGTGGTCAATCGCCTTGATGAAAGGGAGCCCGTGCTTATACTGATGGAAATACTTCTGTGTATAGGATGTCAAACGACATGGCAGACCCATGAAGGGAGTCTGCTCAAAATATCCCAGCACGGAGCTAAATACATTATTATTCACGCGCATTTTGGAGAGTTTCCCATTCTGCATGTAGCGCGCCGACCACTTATTCACATCGACCGGCTTGCGCTTTTTCCAGTAGTTGGAGGTCTGCTTGATAGGTCCCGCTGCCGCCCCGCGATTTCTGGAGGCCGCGGCGGTCTGATAGTAGGCCTCCCAGCCGGTCTTGACGAGCTCATTCGGAATCACATGCTTGCGGAAACGGGCGAGAAGTTTGGAGGCTCCCGTTTCAGGGTCCTTTCCATAGACGTCGGCGTCCTCGTCCAGAATCTCATCAACCTCTGTGTCCTTGAAATAGGTGCCCTCGCGCGCCTTGATCTCGTCATTGCTCATCTTTGGCTCAAGATGTATCGTGCGGACCTTCAGCTTCGCCTCGGTGGCGGGACCCGAAGGGATTCGTAGGCCCTCGTAAATCTCTGGCTTGAAGATTTTGTATGGCTCGGCCTTCGCCTTGCGTGTTTGCTTACGACGACCTCCTGAGGCAAAGGCCAGCATATCTTACGGATATGTTAGATTTTAGCGTGTCACCTCCCCTCTCGAGGACCACCACAGAAGTGCCCCCGCCGCGACGACAACCCCTGCCCCTATCATTCCACCCTTTATCATCGAGCGTAGATCAATCTCATCCAGATCATCCTGTGTAATGAATGGAGAGCGATCGCGCATGCCAATCCGCTTGTAGAATTGGATAGACTCCGCCTCCGAAACAATAGGCTTCTCGAGCACCTTATTCACCGTATTATGCACCTCAACCGTCCATCGGAACAGATCTGCTCTGCGATCCAGATGCGGTGTAATAGGCATTTTTTGCAGATGTGTCTGGTAGTGCTCACGACACTTGGGGCACGGAATCAGCTGCGCCAAGCTCTCGTAGAACTCCTTCGCCGCCCGCTTCTGCGCGTAGGAGGGATTCTCAGGATACGCCAGTGCAGTAACGTGGATTGCGTGCCAAAATATAGGACCCCAGACAGATGGTGGAAATTTCATCTCTCTTCTACACTGTGCTATACTTTATAGAATGCCTAAACGCGCAGCACTGTTTATGTCAGGGATTTGGTGAATGATCACCCATAAACAAACAAACAACTTTACAACAAATATCATATGCACGAACTGCTCCACGAGCGGCCACGCCTCCAAACAGTGTCCGCAGCCTATTACAAGCTATGGAGTGATTCTGTTTCGGACCACGAGCCCGTGGAATCAGACCGATACACTCCTGCGCTCGCCGGCCGCCGTGACGGGCTTCGAGGGTCTCACGACTCCTATCGAGTTTCTTCTCATTCAGCGTCGGGATACAATCGGATTCATTGAAATCATGCGGGGAAAATACAAGCCCACAGACTATGACTATATCGTGCGGCAATTGTCTGGTATGACCGGAGTAGAGCGGGAAAAGCTGCGAGCGACGCCGTTTGATACACTATGGGAGCAGTTGTGGGGGCCGCCGCAGGAGGGGACCCATGCCTATAAGCATGAGAAGGACCAGGCGCGGGTCAAGCTGGAGGCGCTCCGTGCGGGGACACCGACTCTGGAGGAGCTCATTGCAAAGGCGGGGCCGGCCTGGGCCACGCCAGAATGGGGATTCCCTAAAGGCCGACGTGATCTGAATGAGAATGAATATTCATGTGCCATGCGCGAGCTGTGGGAAGAGACGAATATTCAGGAGAAGGACATTGTGCCCATCCGAAATATGGAGCCGATCGTGGAGTCCTTTACTGGCTCGAATAATGTGCAGTATTGCCACAAGTATTTCATTGCATACGCCCCTGAAGGCGTGGGGCTCGAGAGCATTGACTTGGCCTCCTGCACGAATGAGCATATTCGGCGAGAAGTGAGTGCTATTAAGTGGTTCTCGGTAGAGGAGGCGATTCAGCACATTCGGCCAGAGAGCTCCGAAAAACGCGATGTGCTGCTCCGGGTTAGCACGCTTCTTCGGATGTTCTGTCCGCTGCGGCTCGGGTCGCGGACCCAGAAGCGTTGAGCGGTAAGCGTTAAGCGGTAAGCGGCAAGCCGCGGCACGCAAAGCGTTAAGCAAAAGGTCCTACTATGATAGATGGCTGAAGCCGTGCGAGCCCAACCAGAGCTAAACAGAGAAGAGCTGCTCGAACAATGGAACGACGAGAAACTCACCTTCGAGCAGCGCGATGCTCTGATGGACCGGCTGGAAACCCTCGATCTGTATCCTAGACTCATGCAGGAAGGCGACGCCTGGGAATCCGAGGGTGGTCTATATCCTGACACTGAGGACCCCCGTTTCATCGAGAAACTCATGGCGAAACAGGAGTTTGCCGAGAACAAACAGGAAAGTATTCTCGAGCAGTCCAAGGCCGGCGTCAATCCCTGTGATCCAGACCAGGAGTTCGAGCTCACTCCCGTCCAGCGCTTCGTCGGCCGCTTTCTGTCGCCTCAGTGCCCCTACTTGTCCGCGCTTCTGTTCCACGGAGTCGGTGTGGGAAAGACCTGTGCAGCCATCACGATCGCGGAGAATTACCTCCGCTCGTTTCCCAGAAAGCCCGTCTATATTGTCGCCCCGCGAAACATCCAGCCCGGATTTCGCAGAACCATCTTCGATGACGAGTCGCTCGTCATTCCAGAGGATGAGGACGGCGGTAACACGGCAAAGGGCTGCACAGGGAATACATATCTGAAGCGCACAGGCACGGAGTTCGAGCGTGAGCGCGGAACGATTCTGAGGCGCGTGGCGCAGGCCATCAACGGCCGCTACATCTTTCTCGGCTATATCCAATTCAATCGCGTCATAGAGGATATCATAAAGCGGGTGCCCAAGGGACTCAGTGAGGCGGATGCCAAGACCCAGCGCGACAAGCTGCTCCGTCGCGAATTCAGTGGCCGCGCCGTCATCATTGACGAGGCGCACAATCTCCGCGACAATCCTGCAGAGGGCCCCGACGATGCCGCAGACAATCCAGGCGGTGATGCCGAGCTTACAGAGTCCCAGGCAGGAAAGCGGCTCACACCGAATCTGATAAAGGTGCTGAACGCAGCGGAAGGTATGAAGCTCGTCCTCCTATCGGGAACGCCAATGTATAATTCCTATCGCGAGATCGTGTTTCTCCTGAACCTTCTCCTGCTGAATGACAAACGGGCGACACTCTCAGAGCGGGACATTTTCGTGCCGATCACGGGCACCTTCAAAAAGGCCGCGCCAGGCCAAAAGAGCGGTGAGGAACTGCTCGGAGCCGCCGCCAATGCCTACGTCAGCTTCATGCGCGGCGAGAATCCGCTGTCTTTCCCCGTGCGTCTTCCACCTACGGATGCGCCTGCACTGACGAGCTGGCCCTCTCTCGCACCCGATGCGAAGGAGGTTCCCGAGGGCCAGAAGGAACGGATGCTCCGTCTCCCGTTCGTCCCTGTAGAATACGAAGGCCCCTCCAAAGAGGCCTATCAGCAGATTTCCGAGGACGCCATCGGAGGCGGAGGCATGGGCGTCGGCAGCATTGATGAGATGGTGCAATCGGGCAATTGGCTGTTCCCTTCCGAGGGCGGACCGCAAATCCGCGACATGGGTTTCGACGGATGTTTCGACGAGAAGAATGGAGGGACACAATTCACCGCGCGCGACGGCCCGCCTACCTGGCTCCAGCGCGATGAGATCGGCAGCGCCTCCGCCAAGGCGAAGTTCATGCTGGATCGCGCCCAGACGGCAAAAGGTATCGTGTTCGTCTATAGCCGCTTCATCAAATCGGGGGCACTGCCTCTTGCTCTTGCTCTGGAGGCGAATGGCTACTCGCCCTGGGGCGACCGCAAACCTCTTCTGACCAATGGCATTGTGGGAGATCAGGGGCGCCAATGTGCTCTGTGTCCTCGGAGGGAGCGTGCCCACGCAGGAGCCGGTCACAAATTCGTGGCGGCGAAATACATTCTGATAACCGGTCGCGCGACGATTTCACCCAATAATCCGGCGGCGATTCAGGCCGCGCGCGTGAAGACGAACATGGATGGGCGCGAAATCAAGGTGATCATCGGCTCCCAAGTGGCATCCGAGGGCGTGGATTTCCGATTCGTCCGCGAGATCTACGTGTTCGACAGCTGGTTCCACTTGAATAAGATGGAGCAGGTTCTCGGACGCGGTATCCGAACCTGCTCGCATTCCATGCTGCCGAAGGACGAGCGGAACTGCACCATTTATCTCCTCGTGAATACCTTTGGAGAGGGTCAGGACACGGAGACGGCGGATCTCTATATGTATCGCAATGCCATGACGAAGGCCATCCAGGTGGGGCGCGTCACACGCGTCCTGAAGCGCTATGCACTCGACTGCAACCTGAATCGCGATGCCATTATCGTGTCCGGTCTGGCCACCCAGCAGCATACGGATTCCCAGGGCGAGGTGCGCGAGGAAGTCGATATCAATGACACACCTTTCACAAACGTCTGCGACTGGATTGAGACGTGCGAATATAAGTGCGCGAATGAGGTGCCTATTCCCGAGGACGGACTCGATATGACCACCTATGACGACTTCGCCGTCAGGTGGCGCGAATCCGAGCTCAAAAGTGTTATTAAGCGGATTTTCCAGAAGAATGACCAGCCGGTCTTTCAGCTCCAGGATATTCTGAAGATGATGTCGGCGGTGCCCCCCAAGGCCATTTCGGGTCTCTTGGCGGATGTCGTAGGGAACCAGTCCTTCCGTCTCCGCGTGGGAAAGACGGAGGGCTACATCGTCTATCGCAACGGCTATTACATGTTCCAGCCGGATTTTCTGTCGGATATTCGGATTCCGCTGGCTCTGCGCGTGGCCGAGGTGCCGGTGAAGAGGGACGCATTCGAACCAGCGGAGATCAAGGCGAAGGCTGCTCAGGCGCCAGCAACGGCTCCCGCGGTTTCTACAGAAAGCGCAGTAGCTCCAGGCACGGATACACTGACGGGATTCTGGGGCGCGATCAAATCCTGGGCCGGCGCCATTGCGGGTGAAACGGCCACGGTCGATGACATACCAGAAGAGGTTAAGAACGCCATTATGGCACGCTATGTGGGCGACGAGCAGCTGCGCGAGCGCGAGCGCCTGATCATGATAAACTGGCTATACGATCATATTCACGGGAGCGAGATCTATACGCCCGAAAAGAAGAAGGCGTATTTGGTTGCTCTGGCGGAGACTTTACTGCAATTCATCTGGGACGAGAGCCTGCGACAGAATGAACAGCTGACTCTGTTGCGCGGAGGAGACGAGGTAGTCCTCAAAGTCGCCAAGGAGCAGGTGGTCAAAAAGGGGGAGACACAAGCCTTCCGCTTTGTAGATCCCGTGACCGGTCTCATACGCTACATGTGCGCTGAAGGGGCATGCTCGGAGGCGGTGGCCCGTGTATTTGAATCGGACACGGCGGATCCTCTCAATGGACTGAAGTCGAATGTTATGACAACAGGAGGCGTCTATGGATTTCTCGCGCCGAAGGCGAAGGAGGGGCGTCTGGTGTTCAAGACGAGCGAACATCCTGCTCCTGTAGGCGACAAGCCTGAGAAGGGCGGCGAGTGTGCTATTGTCAGCACGATTGCATTCCATATTAAGATGCTGAAGTCAATTGCAGAGAATTTGGTGGCGGAAGGATATCCGAAGTTTATTCTGGTCGATGAAGTGCTGGACGAAAAGGCACGGAAAAAGAAGGAGAAGGCCGAGACTGGTGTGGCCGGTATGGCCAAGAACCCGAAGCGCAACTTTGAGAATGCTATTCGGGCCTGTTCTCTGAAGGATATTATACTCCGCTGGATGGATATCATGCAGCGGAAGAAGGAGCCAGCCGGCAAGCGATACTTTTATAGGGCTGTGGCGGCTCTGAAGACCGGTCATAAGGGAACGGTTATCAAGGCATAAACAGGGCGGCAAAATTGAGGAAATGGAATCACCATAGGTAGGTAGGAAGAGGCAAATGGAACACACAGCGGTTTTCAAGGAGCAAGTCGCAATGACTCCAAAGGATATGCGGGGGCAGATTGATTCGGTGGAGGAACTCCTAAAGGACAAGCTGGTGTCACGACTGGAGGGCCGCTGCTCTCGTCATGGCTTCGTGCTTCCCGGGACCGTTTCCGTTCTGTCAAGATCTATGGGCACGATCGAAAAGGGGCGCTTCACAGGGAGTATTCTGTTCCATGTGCAGGCCGAGGGGACCGTGCTGAATCCACCCGATGGCACGATTATTGAGGGGGAGGTTATCCGCAAGAATAAGATGGGTATGTATGTGTCGTATCAGGACGCGATTCGTGTGATTATTCCCCGTGATCTGCATATCGGCGACGAGGCCTTTGAGGCTGTGCAGATTGGAGAGAAGGTGAAGGTGGAGGTGAAGAAGTCGCGATTTCAGGTGAATGATCCCTATATCCTCAGTGTCGGGGTGTTCCTGTCTTCCACTGGAAAGAAGAGAACAAATGCTCCTGTCGCTGTGGAGCCGATCGGGACTGCTGAAAGCGAAGCGGTTGGGACGGCCGATGATGAGAGCGTGGGAACAGCAGAGGCTGCAGAGGCTGCAGAGGCTGTAGAGGCCGCAGACGCCGAAGAGGCTCCAGAGGCTGCAGAGGCTCCAGAGGCCGCGGAAACGGTTGAAGACGATGAGCAGACATCCGAGTAGAGATGAGTGCTTCCGCCGCAACTTTAACCGCAACCGAATATGAGGAGCGCAAGCGCTTTTTAGAAGAGCTGAAGACCCTCTCCAAAAGCGAGATGGAGGAGCTCTATAGAATTCTGAAGAGCTCCACTGCCGAATACAGCGAAAACAGCAACGGTGTTTTTTTCGATGCCTGCAAACTTCCGGCCGATATTTTTGGCCAGATGCAGAAGTTCATGGAGTTCTGCCGCAAGAATCGCGACGACTTTGCCCTCCGAGAGGAGGAGGAGCGCCTGGCCCAGCAGGCCCTTGTCCTGGGAAGGGACTAAAGGCTGAACACGTTACTATACTAGAATGCTGGCCATTGTGCAAAAAATACAGTCATGGGCAAAAGAAAATCCCAATCGGAAGCGCGAAGTGACTCCGATTGAGATTTCCGCAGTGAGCGATACGCAGGAGGGCGAGGCGGCTCCGGCGACGGTTGCAGGAGGCTGGGTGCCGACTCCTCTTGAGCCGCCTGGACCCGTAGGCTTCTATCTCTGGATGACGGATCCCGAGTTCCGAGCCGCCACACCACCCGTCCGTAGGACTATTCTGCGTGACACTATCCTGAAAGTCAATGAACGTGTCGAGGCAGAGCTGCGCGGCATCAAGTGGCAGCGCAAGAAGATTCTGGAGCAGCTCGCCGCCCAGCAGACGGCCGCCGTGTCGCCTCCCATGGACACCCATGAGCTGGATATCGGTATGTGTGCTCTTTTCGGCTACCAGAAGCTGTGCGTGGATGAGGCAAATAAGAAGGTGCGCTTTTTTCCCGCGGACCCTCGGACCTGGTCGTCGGAGCTGCCTGTATGGGGTGCAACGGCGGGATCTCGCGCGATTCTCCACCGGCCTGGTGAGGAGTCTGTGGGAAAGGGGCTGGCTCTGTGGCTGAGTGACCGCGAGCGCGAGGGCTGGACAATGGATTGGCCCGTCGCCGATGGAACTCTGGAGGATATTAAGGGCAAGATGCTGCAGCGGGGCGTGGGAGTGGGCTCAGGCGTCGATAAGCCAAAGAAGGCGGATTGGGCGGCTGCGCTGGGGCGTTCAGAGGCGATTGCCGCACTCGGGCGTTTATAAAATACATATAGATAGATGGTATCTATGGGTCGCAATCTAACGCGGAAACTCCGCCAAATAAATGAACAGAGGAAACGGGAAGAAAAGGAGGTGGTAAAGAGGCACAATAAGACGAGAGCAGCATACAATCGACAGAAGAAGGCTATTTATGATAAGACGATCGCCGAGAGTAAGAAACTCGACAGAATGATCAGCGCATTTGATGCCCAGCCTAGTGCGGAAAAGTTAAAGAAGATACGTGCTTTCCACCTGGCTGCGAATGGCAGCTTTGACAGGAAGCTGAAGGCATGGGCTGACAAAGAATATAGCGCAGTTATTTCCAAAAATGTGCAGGACTATAACAGGGCCTACACAACGTGGGAAAGGAAAGTGTGCGCAGCTATGCGCTATACTCTGAAACACTAAACCGCGCAGCAAGTGTAAGTAACACCAGTCTGGGGGCTGCCCACGCATCCACCAGACTGATAGCTGCAGACGCCAGTAGTGAAATAATAGTTATTCGTGCCCAGCTGGTTCGCGCAATAGTTGCACATCCAATCGCAGCCAGTGTTCGCCCCGATCTGAAAGTTCACGCAGGCATTTGGACCGCTGGGGGCGATATAGGTGCGCTGGCCGGTAATAGAAAGAAGCATAGAGGCAAAGGCGAGAAGACGACCGAACATGATATATTTTGCAGTAGGGGCTGAGCTTTAGCCCAATATGCAGCATGTAAAATTGCCCCCCTGGACACCCAAAGGTAAAGCTATATAACGTATTAGAACTCGGCCACCTCATGGAGCTATTTCCAGCAGAAGCCGAAACCATCCGAAAGCGCGTGGAGGATTGGCTCAGTCATCCCAATTACGAACTGGAGGCGACCTTCGGCACCGGCACAGGCGAAGTGGATGCAGTCACCTTTCTCACCGTCGCCCAGCGCCTCCGCGCCAAGAATTTCACCGCCCTCCCTCAAGAGGATCGTCTGGATATTCGCACCCCGGAGCATTTCCGTTTCAGCCTCTCCAGTCTGGCCGTCATCCAGTCCTATTGCGAGGATGACACTCTCGCCGGCAAGCCCTTCGTCGCCATGATCAAGGACCGCGCAACCGCCGAGAGCCAGATTGATCTGGATGACTACGCCACCCGCATCAAGGTCCGCCGTGAGACGCCTCTCGCCCCCGACGACGCCCAGGTCCAGAAGCTCTTCGGCACCTGGCCCCAACAGCGCAAGGCCTTCCGCATGATTCGTCGCTGGACATTCGAGGGCGACGGCATTCGCATCGACATGTCCATCGTGCGCAGCACGGCAAAGGCGCGCACCGGCGAGTTCAAGTGGCAGCGCAAGTTCCGCGACCAGGACATTCTGACCACCGCGCCCACCTATGAAATCGAGGTGGAGCTCACCCGCAAGGCCGATGACTCCGTAGAGGAAGCGACGAAGCGCCTCATTCGCGGCGTCGGGGAGGTCCTGCGCGGAATCCAGAAGAATGCCATCCTCATCCGCACCTCCGTCCGCAACCGCGTCATCGCCGGCTATAAGGATCTCGTGGGAACCGACGCATTCCGTGGCCCGGCTCTGCGCACCCTCCGCAAGGAGAACATGACCGTAGAGCGCGCCCCCAAGGTCCCCAATGTCCGCGACGGCTACAACGTCACCGACAAGGCCGACGGTCTCCGCACGCTCGGCTACGTAGATTCCAAAGGCACCTTGTATCTCATTGACATGGGCATGAATGTCTATCGCACCGGGCTCAGCCGCCCCGAGCTCCGTCTCTCGCTGGTGGATGGCGAGTGGGTCACGCAGACCAAGGACAAGAAGCCCATGCAGCAGTTCCTCGCATTTGACATCTTCTTCACGACGGACAAGAAGGACGTCAGCAAATTCCCTTTCCAGCCCGGCGCTATTGCCCCTGAGGCCGCTGGCCCTCCTCCCGCGCCCGAGGACAGCCGCTATAACCATCTGAAGGCCTGGATTGCGACCTGGAATAAGGACGGCGGCCCGAAGACAATGCCCGGTCTCACGGCCCAGTCCAAGCTGCAGGTTGCGGCCAAGGAGTTCGCCTTCGCAACGGCCGGCAACGATAGCATCTTCCGTATGGCCACGCGCGTTCTGACCGCCGCGAGACCCTACTACACGGATGGTCTCATCTTCACGCCCAATGCTGCACCTCTCCCCGAGCGCGCCGCCGCGACCTTCTGGGAGCAGTTCAAGTGGAAGCCCGCCCGCGACAATACCATTGACTTCCTCGTCGTCACAGAGAAGATCACCGGCTCCAAGACCCAGGACAAGATCATTGCCGGTATCAAGCCCGGCCCCACCGGTGAGACCGTGAATTACAAGACCCTCCGTCTCTATGTCGGCTCCAGCAATGAGAACGCCCGCGACATTATTCTGAACGGCCAGGATCTCCCCAAGCGCGATCGCGCCGCCGGCTACGGGGCCAAGAAGGGCAAAGGCGAATACAAGCCAGTGGTCTTCACACCCAAGGAGTTCCCCGATCCTATGGCCTCCGTATGCAAGCTGGAGATTAAGAAGGATCCTGACACCGGCGAGGAGTATATCATGGCCGACCATACCGGCGAACCTATCCAGGACAGAACCATCGTGGAGATGGCCTATGATCCTTCCCAGGCGCCCGGCTGGCGCTGGGTGCCTCTTCGTGTCCGCATGGACAAGACTGAGCGTCTCCAGCGCGGCACCCTCAGCCGCACGCTCAACTCAGAGGGCGTGGCCGAGGATGTCTGGAATAGCATCTACGACCCCGTGACGGAGACGATGATCAAGACCGGCGCAGAGGATCCTACAGAGGAGGAGCTGGCCCTGATCGGCAAGGGCGTTTCCGGGCGCGAGACACTTGCCCGTCGCTACTTTGACCGCCAGGGCCCCATTGCCGATGAGAGTCTTGTCGAGGGACTGAAGAAGTTCCACGGGCGCTGGATCAAGGGCGAGATGCTCTATCGGGCGGGACTGAGTGGTGAGGGCAAGGCGCTGCTCGATCTCGCGTGCGGCGTCGCCGGCGACATGCACAACTGGATGCGGGCGGGAGTCGGCTTCGTGCTCGGTATTGACTACGCGGCCAAGAACATCATGGACACGCAGGACAGCGCCTATACGCGTTATATGGGCGTGGCCGTGGATCAGGGAGGACTCGATAGTCTGCCTCCAATGATCTTCGCCATCGCGGACTGCTCGAAGCCACTGGTGGCCGGCGAGGCCGGCAGCAACGACCAGGAGAAGGATATTCTCCGCTCCGTATTCGGCCGGATGCGTCCGGTGGGCTCCGTCCCGGCCTATGTAGAGAAGGTGGGCGCATCCCGTCTGAAGACGGGCGCCGACTGCATCAGCTGCATGTTCGCCGTCCATTACTTCTTTGAGACGCCCCAGAAGCTGAACGGCTTTCTCGGAAATCTGGCGGATACGCTCAAGCTGGGCGGATACTTCGTCGGGGCCTGCTTCGACGGTCAGCGCGTCTTTGACTTGCTGCGCGAGACGGCGACAGGGGCCAGCAAGTCCGGCCAGGAGGGAACGGCCACTATATGGAACATTACGAAGCAGTATGATGTGGAGGACATTCCGGAGGGCGATGGAGGCATCGGTCTCGGAGTGGATGTGGAATTCATGACTATCGGAATGGGTCACCGGGAGTATCTCGTCCCTTTCAAGCTTCTGGAGGAGAAGCTGAAGCTGATCGGCTGCGAGCTGCTGACGAAGGAGGAGCTGAAGGAGGTGGGTCTGCCTACCTCCACCGGAACCTTTGATTCCGCCTGGGACATGGCGGCGAAGAAGGGAAAGAAGTTCCCCATGGGCCCGGCCGCGAAGCAGTTCTCCTTCATGAACCGCTGGTTCATCTTCCGGAGGAAGCGGATGGACACGATGGGGGCTGCAGTTGTTGCGGAGGCGGCGGCGGCGGCCAATAGTATTACTACCGGCGTGGCCCCTACGGCGCCAGGAGCCAAGGCCCAGGCACCAGCCCCCACAACCGGGCGCGCAGCAACGGCGCGCCAGCGGGCAGAGAAGAACGCCGCAGCCGCCACCGCCGTTCAGAACGCCGCTGCATCCGTCCATGCAGTCGCAGAGGCGGCTCTTAGAGAGGGTGTCAGCCCTGCCGCAGCCGCGGCAATCCAGAGGGCCACCGACAGCGTGAATGCGGCAGCAGAGGCCGCCGCAGCCGCCACGGTCGGACGGACAGTCCCAGTCGCACCGGGCCCCGCAGCCGCCCCCGGCACTGGCCGGACCTACACCATCGGAGAGCTATTCCAGTTCTATACGGATGCCGCCGTGAAGGACAGTCTCGGAATCAAGGACCCTGGCGCCGCGCGCTGGCTGGCTCTGTCAGCTCCTTTCCAGATCAAGGATCCGGAGGATGGCACGATCTATCCCAGCGTGGAGCACTATATCGGCGGCATGCGGGCCAAGATGGCCACGAACAAGCCCGAGCTCGGCCCCTCCATCTTCAGCCGCGAGGGAACTATTCACCAGCGTTTCCTGAATGACCGACTGGTGGAGAGTAACGGCGGCACGAAGCCTCTGACAGAGGAGCGTGACCATGAGATTCTGAAGGCGGAGATCGCCGCCGTAAAGGATGCCATGCGCGCCCCTTCTCTCAAGAAGAATCGGGCAGTCGTGGATGAAGCCAAATGGGCAACAGCGAAGGACGCGGTTGTCGAAGAGGCTCTGACGCAGCGCTGGACTCGCGATGCGAGATTCCGCAAGATCGTAGAAACAGCCCGCGATCGCGGCAAGACTCTGCTCTATTATACGCCCGGCTCGGCCACCAGCAACCTGGGTGGTATGCGTGCGACTTCCACCGGCCGGATTGATGGTGAGAACAAGGTAGGAAAGATCATTATGAAGCTGGCCGGGTATCCCGATTAAGATACTGTTACCTTCATGAGGCCGAATCCAACACGGATTGGGTGATCCTTGTCATCCTCGTCCAGTAAAATGCCCCAGCCATACATGGCAAAAGGATTGGCAGCCAGCAGCTGCTCAAATGTAGTGTTTTCATACGGATAGGCCTCGCCGTATGCGACGGGAATAAAAGAATCGAATCGTGTGGCCGTAGCCTGAAGTGCTCTTTTTGCGTCTCCGAGAGACAGATAAAGAACAGTTGGAGCGTCATCCACATTTGGAACACCGTAGGAATAGGCGTCCGTAGAAGGGTCCTTGATCACAATCATATATCCGATACGTTCATTCGCGGACATGTTTTTACTTGCACAGAAGAAATGCGATCAGTAAAATTCACCGCGGGGCGTGCTCCAGGGGTGGTAAAGCGCTCGATGCCACACCCTTGGCAGGAGCTCACAGTCAGGAATAAGCATCCACGTGATGACCAGATTCAATTCGACGAGCCCACGCACGTCTATACAGTGAATGGCAGCTCTAAAGGCATTGTGTCCTGCACAAAATTCCTTCATGAATTCTTCCCCCATTTCGATCCGGATGCAGTGATCGCGAAAATGATGGCGTCACCGAAGTGGTCGCAGAGCAAATACTACGGGCAGACAGCTGCACAGATTAAGAAGGGCTGGAACGACAACGGGGCGGCGGCCTCTGGCTCCGGGACGGCCATGCATTTGGCTATTGAGCAATTCATTCACGGACATCCTGAGATTATTGAGCCGGCGGTGTTGGAGACTCCCGAGTGGGCCTATTTCACGAACTTCTGGAATGATGTGAGCGGAGATCTGGTTCCCTACAGAAGTGAGTGGGAGGTGTGGAGCGAGGAGCATAAGCTGGCCGGATCGATTGATATGATCTTCTATAGGAAGTCGGATGACTCCTATGTCATCTACGACTGGAAGCGCTCGAAAGAGATTAAGAAGGAGAATAACTTTGGAACGGGCTACGGTCCGGTGTCGCATTTGCCGGATGCGAACTATTGGCATTACACTCTGCAGCTCAATGTCTATCGCTGGTTCTTAGAGACCTTCTACGGTCTGAGAATCAGTGATATGTATATTGTTATCTTTCATCCGGACAATAGCAACTACAAGCGTTACAAGCTCAATAGATTGGATGATGAGGTGAATGAGATGGTGGCTTGCAGGCTGCGCGCTGTGCGCAACGGCTGCCGGTCGATTATTGAATTCGAGCCGGCTACCGGGCCTGCGTTGGAGGATTATCCGATCTGTTCAATGCTGGAGGGCTAGGCTTGGGCTTCTTCGACATTCACATTTTCAAATGCGTTGTTCGCGGCTTCGGGCTCGGGTTGGGCTTCGGGCTCGGGCTGGGCTTCGGGTTGGGCTTCGGGTTCCGGCTCTGCGCTGGCAACTTCTTCAGCCGCCGCAACAGCAGGAGCCTCTTCGGCAACAGGAGCCTCTTCAGCAGCAGAAGCCTCTTCAGCTACCGCAACAGCAGGAGCCTCTTCAGCAACTGGTGTCTCTTGAGCGGCCGCAGCCGCCGCAACAGCAGGCGCAGCCGCAGCAGCAGCCGCCACCGGCTTCGCCCGAAGCCCGATAAAGAGCCCCTGGGCCTTCTCCAAAATCGCGGCCAATCCCTTCGGCAAATCGCTCTTTCTCAGCATATCCGGCTCCTCAGGATTACGCACCAGCAGCGCAGGCCCCTCCGCCGTCACAACTATGACGGGAATCCCAGGGAACAGCACACGTTTCGCCTTTTTCGCTATGATAACCGGTGGATCCTCCCTCAAATCAATCTGTATGAAAGGCCGCGCCGTCATCTGCACAGCCTCTCGTATCATCTTATCCGTCAGTGCCTGAGTATCCTTCGTGATTCCCAGCTGCTTGGTAACAAGCCCAATAGGCGCAAAGATGGAATCAAACGGCGCCCGCAGCAGCCTGAGAGCACCTGTCTTCGGATCGCCCTCTGTGCCCCCATTCAGCACTGTCTGCAGAGAAGGAGGCAGAGCCGTAGCATCCTCCTGCGGTGCAAGAGGCGCCGCCACTGCCGTTGCCTCTCTACCCATCTCCTCAATATATACAGGCACCTCGTCCGCCTTGCTGGACCACTCGAGCCGTAACAGCTCATACCACGCCGCCGACTTTTCCGGATAAATCCTCTCCTTTCCTATCTGCCCCGGTTTGCTGATGGTAATCGGCCTATCCAGTGTAGCCAGACGACTCACATCCTGCTCCAAAAGCTGCCGGCGCCGCTCGCCATAGCGCAGCAGCTCCTCTATCAGGCGCAACAGCAGCACGCGCGGCGCACTCACCTTCTTTTCAGACTCTCCCAGCTCCACCTCCTTGGGCGCGTGTATCATGCACTGTGTAGCCGCCTCCTGCCTCCATACACAGCGCCCACCGCACGCCTCCTTACCACGCACACGGCAATCGACGCGCAGTAGCGACGCCTCGTCGGACCGCTTGGCATCCTCATCCGTGTAATCTGTCGTCATCCATTTGGTGATCTCGCGTCCCAGAAGAATATCAAGACGCTTCCTCTTTTCAAACAGCGGCAACTTACGGCTGAAAATGACGCCCTCCAGCACCTTGCGGAACTCGGCCCCTTCCTCTTTGGACGCCAGCCAGTTCGAAAAGGTCAGGCGCAGATGCTCAAACACCTCCTGAAAATTCGCCGCATCCATTCGTCCCTTCTCTCCTGGAATCTCCGTCCCCTTCTCCTCCAGACAGATTTCGTGATTGATTGCCCACTCCATCTCATCGACCTCCACTATCGGCGAACCCTGTAGAGCCGCCGACGCCTCCTCCGTCGCCACCGTCGCCACCGGCACATACAGACCGTTTCGCAGCTGCAGAGCCTCGACAGTGCCACTCTTCCGCGATTTCACGATACGAATAGGCGAGAAGCCAGGATACAGAGCGAAACGGGTCTCCACATAGGTCTTATAGAAGGCCAGAACCTGCTCAATAGGCGCGCGCTTGAATTCTGGATCATCCCAGTCCATCACCAGCTCCTTTTCCGTAATGAGCTCGCCATCGTCGGATACCGGCAGTGGCAAGTAGCCGCCCGCTAGATTGGCCTTGTCCTTATAAAGTAGCGCCCCCACGTGATTATACGAGTCGCGCAGAACGGCAGCGAGCACAACTTTCGTATCCTTGGCGAGAATCCGCTTGGCAACGCTCGCTGGAATCATCGCCAGAGGATTCATATCACTCTGTGACGTGTAGAATCCGCGCCCTGCCGAGCTGCACTGCGTAGTGAATTCCTGTTGCCGCTGGATCACGACTGGTGGCCACTGCCCGATATTGGCCATCTGGAACACGAGCGTGAAATGATCCACGCCGCGCTCCTCAGACCGGTTATCCACGTAGAATATCGGCTCCCAGATTCCGGACCAGTGGTGCATGAGGAATCCCACGTCGTTTTTGCTCATCAGTTCGGCGTTGTAGCCATAGGGCGGGCAGCGCACTGTCATTTTCCCCGACTTTAGAATGTCCAGGACAATGATCGTCAGACCTCCGCGCGAGTTCTTGCGGAGGAATCCAGATTGAGCGAGCAGCAGAGCAAAATGCCTGAATTCCTTCTTGGTCTGGTCGGATTTCAGCCAGCCTTGAAAGGCCGTGTGACTCATGTAGGCGCGCACGAGCGCCTCCTTGTTCTCCTCATGCAGAGAAACGGCCAGCTCCTCTTCCGCCCATACGGCCAGCTCAGTATCCTCGGGCCGCTTCACCACCGGATCGGCAGGATCGTAGAATTCCAGTGCCATATTTCCGTAGTTCATCGCGAGGAAAACGCGGGGAGTAATCTTATCGAGGAGCAGCTCCTTCATCTGCTCAGCACTATTGAGCAGGAAAAAGGGCGCGAGAGCTGCGAGGAAATTGTCATTCTTGAAGCGCAGACGATTCTCAATACCGATACGCAGGAAGCCTGTGCCATCGGGCTTGATTTTCTGGGGATTAAAGGCGCGGCTCACCAGCTGCGTCTGGTCCTGGTTGAAATAGGGGTCAAGCACCGTTGGCACGAGGCCAATCTGGGGCTCGCCACGATTTCCTGTTGTGATAGTGCCGACCTCGAGAGGGAGCTTCTCAGCACCCACGATGTATTTCTTGGTGACACTGGCCATCGTGACGTAGTAGTCGAGGAGCGGGAGACCAGACTCAATACGGGGTCCAGCGGCGGCACGGCGCTCCTGCTCCTCCTCTTCGTCCTCCGCAAGAGAGGCAGCCGCCGCCGAGCCTGTGGGGCGCACGACGGACGGCTTTGGTTTGACCCCCCATTCCTTGTATTTGTCAAAGGCGGGATTATCCTTGAAGCGCACTGGCGACTCGTCAAGGAAGCAGCAGGGGAGATAGAATCCTTCGGGATGCGGGGTGGATTTTAGGAAACGGATGAACAAGTGGCGGGCGTCCTTGGTCAGAGGCTTCACAGGGCGCTCCAGAATCGTCTCACCTGGGCCCGGATTCTTGCGCGAGCGAATCACCTTTCCTTTACAGAAGGGGCATTCGCCTGGGCGCTTAGGCGCACCAGGAGGGCGACGCATTTTGTCACTTTCCAGATCTACTTCGCGCACCATGATCTCGTCGCGGGTGCAGAAGTAGCGGCAGCAGAGATAGTAATTCTGCTTCTGGGGACTGGTTCCGTAGCGGAGGACGGTGAAATACTCCTTTTCGACCTGTCCAGGAGGCTTCTCGGGTTCGCCTGGCTCGAGAGGGTAGATCTGAAAGACCACGTCGTCGGCCGAGTATTCCTGTTGCATTTCCTGGAACTTCTCCTCGCTCAGAACGGCGGGCTGGCGACCATAGGTGGGCTGGCACTTACTGACGTAGCGTTTGAGTGAGGGGTGGGATTTTGTATAGTCGAAGAGACGGCTGTCGGCCTCTTTCAGCTTGGACAGGAAGTAATTCGCGATGCCGGTTTCGCCTGTGGTAGGCGCCTCCTCTTCATCTTCTTCTTGAGGGGCTGGTGCTGCTGGGGCCATAGCAATCCCCTCCAGCTCCTCTTTTGGAGCAACAGTTGCTGCGGCGACTTCGCGACGGAGTTCCTGGGTGGGCGCGGCTAGTGGCGCTGCCACAGCCGCCTTTCCTTCGAGCGGCGGTTCTGGAAAGGGTGTTCCTTCCTGCTGGGCAGCGGCAATAGCCGCATTCGCGGCATCGCCTTGCTCGTCACCCTCAAATGCTCCGAAGTAGTCGATGTATTCATCTATCTCCTCGGCGCCCATAGTGGTTCCTTGTTCGGCCACGGCCTCCGCGACTGGCTGGGCTTCAGGCAAAGGCTCTGGCTCTGCCTCCGCAACCGGCTGCGCCTCTGCGACCAGCAGCTCCTTCACCGCCTTTGCTCCCACCTGCAGATCCTCCGTATCCGCGCTCATCAGCAGTGACAGCACAGTCATCACGCGCTGCAGATTCTCCAGAGAATTTACGCGATACAGATGGAAAGTGTAGAAGGGATGCTGGGCGAACACAGCCACATCAATCCCAGGATTGTATTGGAGCATATAGTCCTTCGTCTCTGGCGTCACTAGAACCACATCGCCCTGTGCCTGGAGCTTCTTCGCGACCTGTTTTCTCGCATCGGCAATATCCATTTGGAATTCATCCGCCACCAGCTCCACCAAATCCGTAAGAAGTCCCTCGCCCCGCAGAATCTTCCTATTGATCACCTGCGTCAAGAAGGTCTGCACACGATCCTCCGTAGCAAAGTTGCTGACGAGCTTGAAGCGCAACATGGCGAGCGGCTTCTCGCCAGGCAGAGCCGCAATCTCCTGGAAAAATGCCGAGAAAATGGGGAGACGCGCACGAATGACGCGCTGCGTAATGGCCGTCACCTCTTTCCGCAGCTTGACACCGAGAACAAGTGCCGCATTCCCGATATCGGGCCGTGTCGTAATATACGGCAGATCCTTCAGACCTTCCACGATGTTCTCGCCGAGAGACTCCAAGTCCGTCCTCGGCTCCAGCTTCTTGGCGCCCCTCGGCGGCTCAATAATACAGTCGGCGGAGCCGTCATTGAATAGACGGAGCGTAGCATAGATCGGCACAACATTGAAGAGTCCCTTGCGCAATAGAATCTTGGCGAAGGCATAGTCCTGCTCGGGGGTCGGATTGCGCTCCTGCGACCAGGTTATCAGCATCTTCGGATCCTGGATATCGGGATTCTTGCCGTCTTTTAAGAAGACCTTGCTGATGCCCGAGCCCTCGGTAGGAATCAGACGCATGAAGGGACGGCGCTCATTGACGCCGGCCTCGTAGAACTGCGCCTCGATCCCCGGAATCGCCTTCCGCTTTCCCCACGTCAGACGGAGAAAACGGACGCCGGCGAGAGTCAGAGGAATCAGTGGCAGGCCCCCCTCCAGTAGCGACTCCAGCCGTATCAGAAACTGCTGGCGGCGCACAAAGACCGTGATGAGACGCTTGACCTGGCTGCTTTGGGCCTCCGAGGGCACCGCCGTGCCAGGTGTCAGATAGGGAAAATAGGGGTAAAGACGACCATTCCAGTCCTTTTCACTGGGTGGTTTGGCGCCTGGAATCGCGGCCAGAAGATCGCGATACAGATATGCATGCAGAATGGGTATGTCGGCCCCACCCTTTTTCAGGAATGCATCTTCAATCGTCATGCGCTCGCGCTCAACAGATGACACGAGTTTCCGCTCGCCGTTCCCATCTACGAAGCGGCCGTCGAGGCTGGGACCGGCGGCGAGCTCGAAAGGGGGCTTATTGAGAAAGGGGGCGCCAGGACCGAGACTGGGGAAATTCCAGCTGAAATCGACGGGCGCGACCTGGCCGCCGAGATAGGTCTTACCTGCTTTGGGGCCGTGGGTAGCCAGATAGACAAACTCGGGCTGGGCGTTCTCATCGCGCTTCAAAGCAATGTAGAGGGCGAGTTTGATATCCTGGAGCGTCATGAAAGGGAACATATTTGTGAGGGTTACGGTGGTCTCCTCGGTTCGGCCAGTATGGACGACGACCTCTATCTCGCCTGAGGGCATCGACTCGCGGAAGGAGCTGAGGGCGGTCGGATACAGGACCTCCCGTAGGAACTCTGGGATTTGCTCTAGACCCTCGGCCATCTCTAACGTCGCGTGCCAAAGTTTATTTCGTTAGAAACGTAATGGACTTTGGTTTAAGACCCGATCCGAATCATCTGCTGAAATCGGTGCCGTCCTTGCTGGCATCATAGGTCGGCTGGTCGGTGATCTTCATGCCGCAATAGGAGACAGGATGCGCCCGGAAATCACGGTGCTTATAGATTCCACTGCGCTCTGCTTCCTGTAGAAGCCATGCGAAATTGTTCCAGAAATCGGGGCCGTGGCCGACAGTTTTCGTGATCATGTGGCCCATTTCGTGGATGGCTACAAAGGTGATAATATCCTCCTGGACGAGTGACTCGTCGCCACCGTCGCGCTGTCGGAGACAGAAATGCACGGATTCGCCCTTATTCACACTGTAGCTGGTGTGATCGGCATCGGGCGTGGCCTCCATGATGCGGTTAGGATTGGCCTCGAAATTGCGTGAGAGCTGCTTGACCTGGGGCTTATCAGGAAAGCCCTCTTCAACATGCAGCTTCAGCTTGTTCATCTTCATGCGGACTCGGGCCATCATGTCGGCGGCGTTCTGTTTATCGGGCATGTCGCGGACAGTATATGTCTGGCCATCGACGGTGCTCTTGACCGGAACTAGCGGATAGTCCGATGAACTGAGTCCTATATATTTCATGGCATAGGAGAGTGTGCCGGCGAGGTCTGCCATCTACCGATATGTGTCTAAAATAAGCCCTACAACGGAATACGCTGGAAACGTGTTTCATTGTGGGGGTTTTGCTTTAATATTTAATAGCTCCTGCGAGTGTGGCGGCCCTTGCGGTGACGCCTGTAGGTGCGGCGGCTGCCGCCGCCAAAATCTGGAGGAAGAAGTGGTCCGCTGCTGGCTCCGCTGGCTCCGCTGGCATTAGGCGGGTTCAATGGTCCCACCAACATTGGTGCTACCATCGCATTCAACTTTTTTATCTGGTTCGCCGTTAGCGTCTCCCCATAGCGTGCCTGCCCTACAGCCGCTGCATTAATTGCCACCTTCTTAATCTTCTCCCTTGATTGTCTATCATTCACATTTTTTAAAGCTTTCTTGCCCTCATTACTTTGCGCCCATTTTGCATATTCTGCCTTAGCATTACGCTTTGTGTTATTATTGGACTTACCAGTAACTTTCCTAAAAAAACTAGAGAAAGTTTTACCCCTTGCCCTTTTAGTATTATTTGATTTATTCTTCCTTTTAACTGCAGATATAAGATCAAAAACCCTCTTTCTGAATATTTCTAATTCATATGTCTTTTCCCTGAGCGTATCTTTTGCAAGTGCCTGTTTTTCCTTTAAGAAATCACCCTTTTCCTCCCATGCCTTATCTAGCCTGCCTTTACCATTGCTATTTGCATTTTCATAATTCTTTGTTTTACTGGGTGTATCATCTTTATGATCTTCAATCTCCTTTTTAATTTCTTTAATCTTCTTTTTAAGCTCATCAACTTCATCCTCCTTTGCCTCAACTGCATCTTCAGCATCCTCAACAATCTTTCTTAAATCTTCAGTTTTCTCCCTATCAACTAATGCATCCATTTGCTCCTGGATACTGGATACAGAAAGCCTTTCAGGATTAGAGCTAATAGTAAGTAAGCTCCTGGCTTCAGGTGGGATAGATTTCTCAAACTGTTTCACAACACGCTCCGCACGCTTATCCTCTGTCAGTTCTAACCTCGCAGGCGATGGCTTGCTATGTCTTCCGCCCATTGTTTATCTACCATATAGCTCTATAAAAATACGCACAGATTTTCTGGCCGTATTTTTACAGTAAAAACGCCGGGAGATTACGTCACACTTACGCGATCTCCAGAGCACGCCTATTGACATCAGGCTCGATAGTAGGCACATTGAACACGGTCACAGGCACCTGGGGGTTGGGTGGCTCAGAGCGCAGCTGGTAGTTAGCATTGCGCAGAGACTGGCCCACGGTATTCACGCCAATCAGTGCGCCAGCGGACAGGAAGTTCTTGCCCTTCAGGCTGCCAGTGCCCATAGGGTTCTGCTGTGCCCACACGGAGTTCGCATCCTTGGGCAGCAGCTCGGAGGGGGTCAGCTGGTCACGGGGGTAGCAGCCAGCGGGCTGCTCGGCATTGCCGAAGTTCGCCGGGCCAGAAGAAGGAGTGGGCACGACATCACCTGCGTTCTTCACTGCCATCTCACGCACAGGGCCACTGGCGGAGTTGCCGCCAGCCTGCGCGGAGTAGTTGGAGGCCGCGGACAGAGTGGCCTGGAAGCCATCAACGCGATAACGAAAGAGGTTAGGCTGCAGAATTCCTAACGCAGCCACGACTACAGCTAAAACTACCAGAGCACCGAGTGCATTCATACTTCCAGAGTTAGATCCAGCCATACTTGCTTCTGTATTAGCACAAGCCTATATTTTTTCAGACAACTTCATTTTGGTGTGGCCGCGGCCTCGGGGGCCAAAAGCTCCTCCTCCGAAGACAGCTCAGACTCCGAGGCAGCTCCGTCAAAGTTTCCGTAGCGCTTATAATACCTTTCCGCCAGCCGCTCCGCCCGAAGTTTGGACAGCACCACTCGTAGCCGGGCCTCGCGAATCCTCCTGCGCTCCCGAGCCCTCTTCGCCTTCTCGGTGTTACTGGCCGGATCCTCAAAAGGAATGGATGCATCTCCGCTGTCCGTCGGGCCCGGAGGAATCTCCTCCATAAATCCGGGAGGAATCTTCAGGGTCTCCACCTCTACCAGATTCCAGTGGATCTCGTAGCGCCCCGCGTAAAACAGAATCTGCGCCGGAATCCAGGATGCTCGGACAGTGTCGGAAGTAGTCGTGTCCAGATCGACTTCGGATGTGTTCCAAACATGGGCAAGCCTCTGAAAAAACAGTGCCGAGTCGAGCGGCTTGGAGAAATACTGCGAGGCCTGGCCGAGGAATTCCGACACAAAGTCGCGCAGAATCTCCTCCGTCACGGTGAGCCTGGTCGGATCCTGCGTCATCTCCGTAAATCGCTCGGCGTCCTTGAATTGAAAGATATAGCAGTTCTTTGTCGAGTCCAGCTTCGGTGTCAATACTTTGAAGGTCATCTGCGCGGGCAGCTTTGCTATAGACTTTCAATATCGAGGGTAGGAAATGCCGAAAGACGATTCGTCCGGAACGGAAAAATCTCGGCAGAGCACGCAATCCTTTCTTCAGAGATTCATTGACTACATCGGCCGCCACGAAATCCGACAGAAGGTCCAGGACGAAATCATTGATCCGCTCCTCAATCATGTCATGAAACGGGTATTTCCGTATATTATTCTGACATGCGTCCTATTCATCCTGCTGCTTCTGGCCGTTCTGCTCACCCTCGGCATCATCATATTCCAGAACAGATTGCCCGGAGTGGTGGCATCCGTAAGCGCAAATTAAGCCTGCGGAAGTCTAACCCACCGGATAGAGAATGAACCCCCCTGGCCCTCCTACGACCGCTCTTACACAGGCAGAGCCGCTCAATGTCCAGCAAGTCGGAAACCTCATCCGCTACTGGGTGCATTACGACAACACTATCCAGGCGCTCAACAAGCAGGTCAATGCCGCCCGAGGCATGAAGAAGAACTACGAGTCCCAGATTTTGACCATGTTCCGTGCCGCCAATATGACCTCCCCCGTTGTCCAGATCGGCGGTGGAGGCCGTCTCATCGTCGGAGAAGATCGCACACAGGAGTCCCTAAGTTTCTCAACACTCGAGCGGATTCTGCACGAGTATTATGCAAAACGGCCCGGGAAGCCCGATGAGACCAGCGACATTATCAAATTCGTCCGGGCAAATCGCCAGACGACCACTGCCCCGTGTCTGAAGAGACAGGGCGCGGGGCGCTCTCGCTCCAAGTCCGTAGATGACACCGGAAAGGGGATATAAGGGATTACGGCGTATTCTATGATAGGAACTACGAGCCCCGCTCCCCGCACACGATGTCTTGGAAGCATTGGTTAAATGAGCCCGTTTTCTGGGCCGAAGTGGAGGAGATTCCACGCTACAAGGCGATTAGCCGTCTGTGTGATGGGCTGACCGTGCTATTAAAACGACACGGCTACGAACTCGGCTGTTTCAAGCAACAGTTCCGCTCGAATATTGCCACCGGTCTGTTCAACAATCGCGGGAAAAGCTGTATAGGAAGCGACTGGAGAATAGCGCCCTGTAATACGTCGGGGCTGGAGGATGACAGATCACACTACTATCATACGATCGGGGTCTCCGAGTGGGCCACCTTTTGGCAGAGCTTCGGTGTCTGGCGCGACGTGGATCCGAGACAATTCCGCGGCCAGGATCGGCAAATCGATATCCAGGAATATCTTTGGACACAACTCAATCTGGAAGAATCATTCCAAACGCAAGTCGTAAATGAACTGCTCGGTATCAGCGAGGAGACCAGCTATGAAGATAGGATACAGAGCGGGGATGTCTATCTACGCGATGCGGCAGAGTCGGGTGAATGGGGTGGTTACCGTAGGTAGCGGCCATTATACGGAAGCCCACTTCTTCTCGCTGAATGGCTTCACAAACAGAGAGGGTGCCTCCGCCTTGAATTGGGACACGAGGTTATCGAACTTGAGTGCATCGGGAGCTATAGGGATCTTTCCTTCCTCCATAAGCAGCTTCTGATCATGCGCAGTCTGACCAGGCTTCTTGCCGTAGCAATTCACACCGTATTTTATATCGGGATTATCGAAATATCCGCCATTAATACCGGTCGTTCCGCAGCTGTTCTGCTGTTCTGCCGGGCCTGCCTGCAGCTTCTCATACGTTTCTTTTTGCGTAGGATAAACTGCCATCTGCCCCTTTACCCAGCCGTAATTGCACCAGTCGGCGCCCTTATTCCACGCATCCTTCACTTGCTCGTAGGTGGCCAGCTCGGCACCCAGTGCCTTACAGAGTGGCTCAGCATCATAGAAGGTGAATTTGTTGTCCGCCACATTGAAGACCTCATTTCCATTCGCGGATGGGAGGACACGCTCAACGATATTCTGTTGCAGTTGCTCTTGGCTTGGAGTTATGTCCTGTGGAGCTATAGGATGGGTGTAAGCGCCGTCATGCACGATTGGGACAGCAGCTCTTACAGCAGATGGTGTAGGAAGCCCGAGAGAACGTTTAAATGAATTGAGGGCATACTCGTAGCCCTTCACGATATCGTCGTGGAATACGGCCAGAATCACCACAAACGCAGTTACGAGGGCGATAAACATTCCAAGAGGATATATGAAAGGGTAGGAGGACATGAAGGAGCCGGCTGTGGAATTTCCTGGAACACCTGCGTTATTGCCGCCGTTGTTGCCGCCATTGTTGCCGCCATTGTTGCCGCCATTGTTACCCTTGTTGCCGTTATTTGCAACATTCGTGCGAGTAGAAGGGGGTGACACACTGTTAAACATGCCCGATACTGTAGCCCCTATCGATCCTATAATACCCGAAGCACCTGAAGCACCTGCTGCTCCATCACCATTTGCCTTGGCATTATTCTTCTTGGCATTTCCGATAGGAATAAGGCTATTAAAGGTGGTCGCGGCCTGATTTGCAACTGCGGTCACTGCTCCAGATGCGGCATTCGCAGCCCCAGATACAGCGGTATTCACTGCAGCCACGGCTCCAGATGCTGCATTGCCAACAGCATTTACGGCCCCTACTATTGGTGTTACGACTGGTTGCAAAGCTCCAGAGTTCATGCTCTCTCTACATGTAAGTTTAGACAATCGCGGCCATCTGTTTTTTCATATGGTCCAAAAAGGCTGCGACGCTGACGTCCCAGTGTATTCCATCCGGGGCGCGATTCGGATATGCTACACCAAATCCCCACGCGGCAGGAACCGCCGTCAGAGCACCCGTCTCGCCATTATACGGCTTGAGGGGGCGCTCTGCTCCATCTACCGTGCAGCGAATCGTTTCGCGCGGAACAAATCCCATCGCATAGATAACCCAGTCGGCCGCATTTGATGACCGGATGAGCTTCGCCGTATCCTGAATCGGGATAAGGGTAACAGGAATCTTTCCTGCGACAATATTGTCGGCAATCTCGGCTGCCTCTTCTTTAACGCCGTCATAGGCGCCTTTGGAGGCCCAGTAGAAGGGCTCGGGCGTATTATAATAGGCGGATACCGTGGCCTCTGCTGCCGCTGCGTTTCGTATCACAAGAGTGCCGCTGTGCATCGTGCCGAAGACAACAACATTCTGGCCTGGTTGCACGAAGTGCTTGAGGCGGGCAGAATCGAGGGCGATCTCTAGAGGAATGGATGGGATTGTTAGATCAAGAGTGCGCGGTTCGGAACCTGCGGCGATGACGAGTTTGGAGGCCGTTATCACAGTGTCTTTATTGGCGGTGATGGTCCAAGTGGCGGAGGGAGAGTCGTAGGCAACGGCGGTCGCTGTTCCCTGGATCTGGCGTGTCTTTGCTAAGAGAGGAGCAGCGAGGCCACGGAGAAGATGGGCAATCTGCACAAGAGGAGTTGTCTTGCTTGCATCGGGTATTTGGGGCTGTGTGGTAAAGACGGGGGCGGAGGGGCAGTGGGCGGCAAGAGAGCCGGTTGTCTTTGACCAGGGGGTGTTGGACTGGACGGCGGTCCATTTGCGGGCCAGATCGCCGCCGTCGAAATAGGGATCAATGATGGCGACTTTCGACATGTCCGTGCCGGATTCTTGGAGAAGGAGTAACAAGCTGAGACCTGTTGCACCCGCGCCTATAATACAAATGGTATGCATTCCTATTTAGTTGCTATAAAGCTCTGGGGGAGCTACCGCTGGATGAGCGTCTAAATGCGTTAGCATTTTAGAGCGAATCTTCAGTTTGACCGTAGGTCAAACGCTGGACGAATGATAAGCGCGAAGCGCTTAGAGAGAGTCTTCAGGCAGCAACGCTGCCGCTGGATGAGCGTCTAAATGCGTTAGCATTTTAGAGCGAATCTTCAGTTTGACCGTAGGTCAAACGCTGGACGAACGATAAGCGCGAAGCGCTTAGAGAGAGTCCTCAGTTTGACCGTAGGTCAAACGCTGGATTCCTTGTAAGCGGCTACGCTTATAAGGAATCTTCAGGCTCATTCCTGTTGCCGCCGCGCCCAGCGATATACTGGCGCTGCTGGGGGGTAGTGCAGACACAGCCACCTCCGCAGCTGAAGCTGGCACCGCAGCACTCGGGCTTGCACTGGTTGTTCTTGAACATGAAAAGAGAATCATCACCGGGCACAAACTCTGCACCAGTCAGAGGCTCATTGGGAGCTGTGTAGCGCCAGGCAGACACGCTGTTGCCGGTGGAGAGCTTCACACCATCAAAGGCGCCCATCGCGCCATACTTCTCCTTGGCCCCGCCAGCATTCTCCAGATAGTAGGAAGAGAAGCCCTCGACTGCGGGGGCACTGGGGGCCACATTCATCGGAGGAGCAGAGATATTCTGAAAATACTCCAGACGCCTGGGCCTGTAATAGACCATCATCACATTCGCCAGCAGGATAAGCAGCAGACCACTTATTATAACAGCTGCCTTCATTACTGATTCTCCTCAAGGGTGACTTTTTTTGCTGAGCCGAGATTATTCCTTCTTCAGCGGCCCGAAGCTGGAGCGAACCCAGTTCCTGTCCGCGGAATATGTCATCGCCGCCTTTGGAATCGTCCGCACCGTAAGCTTCGCCACCGCATCCAGCTTTCTATATACACCCAGCGCTCCGTAGTCATCCACGGCCTTCTTCAGCGCCGCCTTTCTCTCGGACTCTGTGCGGCGGAAAGAATAGCCGTGCTTCGCCAGTTCGCCCTTTCGGAGAGGGCCGATCCTCGCAGCTCGTGTGCGGGCAGCAGCCGTCCCCTCCTTTATGCACTTGGACTCCACCAACATGTCCGAGGCCTTCGGAAATACTCTATATACCTTGTCCTTCCTCCGCACAGTAAATCCCCGCTGCCGTATTGCCGTAGAATACTTGCGCACATAGGATTTCCTAGGAATCATACCGGGAGGACAATTCTTACGCGATAGAGAGCGGATCGATGGAATCTTTTGAATAAGACGTCTAGTTGTCCTGCGAACAGTTGCACTGCCCATGACACTACTCTAATCAAGTGCAGGAATTTCCGGTGATGATGGGGTCTTGTTAGCGGCCAGTTGCTTTATATGCACTTCGCGGAGTGTATAGGGATATGTCTTCAAATGGAGTTTCAAGATTCTTAGCAGATCCTCCTTCATATCGGGATTGGCACGCAGCGCAGGAAAGATTCCCTCCTTCTCGAAGACAGCGCAGACGGAACGGCGTTCAAGCGCATCTGCATTATTCGCTACGGAGTCGATGCTGCCATTCGCATTGATGGCATCCGATAGAATAAAGTAGAGGCGGTCAAAGCTTTTCAGAACCTCGTCAATACGCTCAAGACTCTGCTCGGAATCGCTGCCGCCTTCCTGCTGCAGCATAGGCCGTTTGAATTCATTTAACAGATCGGCGAACTTGTCGGCAATCTTGTTTTCTCCCATTCTGTGGTTGGACCATGTTTTTGACTACGTAAAAAAACCAGAGGTTTTGGACCACGTAAAAAACCGGGGCCAAGAAACCAGCGCCATAAACAAATGCCCCTATCCGGCTCCGCTCTCCCTTTCAGCGCCCCTCCTACTGATTCTGGCCCATCGATCGAGGAGTCTCTCCAGGCCGCCCAGTCACGCCCTCTCGACTTCCCCGCAACCGAGCGGGCAGTCTATATTCGCGCAATGGTCCGTCGTGCCCAGGAGCTAAAAGCCTCAGGGCGCAGCATACAGCATATTCGCGAGCAGTTGCCGGAATTCTATCGCGACTATCCTCATCTCTTTGACACCATTCTCGAGGACAACTACGACACGGCTAGTCTACAGACAATGTTGGCAATGTTGGAACGTATGGGACAGGGCAGCCTGAACCATCACCAGGCGACTGTGATTGTGGGACAGCGACTTGCTCAGAAATACATTCACAAGGATGGGGAGCAGAAGTAATGGGCATAACAGGCGTAACAGGAAACGGGTTCGCGACGAGCAGCTGCACGGGCTTCGTAGCCGTATATGGCACCCGGAATCTCTGACACCAGCGAAGACTCGTATCAAAGTCGCTCGGCATCTGCTCTCCATACCACTTCTCAGGCTGCACGGCGTAGATCTCCGCCTGCTCAATGGCGACCAGCTGCTCCTCCGTATTCGCCTTGATGTGGCGATTCAGATAGTCCTGCTCGCCCTCCAGTGCCACTCCGGAAATATCGACCGGATACAAATCTCGTAGGCTCTCCTTCTGAATCTGAAGAAGACTCTGCAAGACTCCTGCGGGCAGCCCCTTGAACCCGCGCCCCAGGAAATACCGCTCCGAGTTGCACGGTCTGGAAAGAGCCGGTTTATACAGCTGCCACTCCTTGAAACAGCGGGCCATGAGCAGCACCAGCAGCTGCGTCGGAGCGGCGAACACGTCGAACAGCTTCAGGACAAAGCTGCCGTCCGTGAGAAGAGAGCGCAGTCCGATCGTGGCCGAGCAGACCAGCAGATGAAATACACGGTGCTCCTGAATATCGTAATCCACGCTGAAATCGAAGCCTCCGTCGGCCGTGAAAAGATGCACACCGGGCGCAACGGCCTCAATAAATGAGTCCTGATTTCCAAGTTGATAGACATCACCCGTCCCATCGACTCCATAGTGGAGTCTGACCTGTTGGTGGTGATGCAGAAAGGCGGAGGCACGGCGCCAGCCAGGCACCCGCTGATCTGTCGGCTTCAGAGTCATGGCCGTGGCCAGTTGCAGGATTTTCTTGTTACGTTCGCAGACATCCACCACGGCCTGGATGAATCCACCCGGCCCCTCGGCGACGTGGGCCGTCCGGATTTTCGCCTGCTGCTTCGGAAGTGTCTCAAAAAACTGCAGAACATCCAGCATCTCAACCAGCTTGAAATACGAGCGGCTGAGGGGCTTAATGAGTGCAAGAGACGGATGAAACTGCTTGTCCTCATGCGTATAGACGATTTCATAGGGATTCACCATCTTCTTGACGAGCTCCCAGCGGCGCTGCTCCTCCAGAGCCGAGATGCGCTCCTTCGCCTTTTGAAGAGCAGTTCTGGACGACTCGCCCCATTCACGAAAAATCATCATAGAAGGCCATTGTGGCGTTTTATGACGATATTGCCATTGGCTTGCTGCTAGCACCCAAGGGGGCTTTGCAATCTGCCGGTTCTCCATGTGTATTTATATGGCTGGGGCCTTAGCCCTTGCCGCAGGCTAGCTATGGAGCCTAATCCTCAGGCTCCAGAATGGTAATCTCCACATCGGGCTCCTCCATCAGCACCGCCTTCTGTGGCATGGCCACATTCATCCGCAGCCTGGCCGTCGAGCAGATATCCGTCTGATCCTCATTCAGCTCGGCATTGATCTGCTCCTGCGTGGGCCCCTCACCCTCCTCTTCCTCCAGATCCTCCACCGGTGGCAAGCCCTCCTGCAGACGCATGAAGGCCGCCTCATCGAACAGGATATTGAAGAATCCCGTGCCTCCGCGGATGGGCTGGCCCATCATGATATTCGCCGAGATGCCCGTCACAGGATCAATCTCACCAAACAGCGCCGCACGCAGCAGAATCTTCTCCGTCTCCTCAAACGATGCCTTCGCCAGAGGACCAATGTCCATCTTATTGATGCCATACCTATCCACCGACATCAGCTTGCCCGCCCGTGTCATCACATCACACAGCAGTCCCAGATGGCGGCAATTCACGCCCGCCTCCTCGAACAGCGTGGTAATCTCCTGGATGAGTGTTGAGCGTGTTGCCTCAATACCCAGATTATCATACACATCATGCACGTGGCTGCTCGTCAGCTTCGTGCCATCCACATAGGGATGGTTCATCACTGCCAGGAAGTTCGTGCCATCCGTATCCAGCACATACTGCGTCACCGCCTTATAGACTCCCTCCTCCTTGTCGAACTCCATCGTGTCCTTGTCCTGGCGGAAGGTCACAGACTTGATGCCTGGGACACCGCGAATCACAATGCCAGTCAGCAGACGGTTCTGCAGCTTCTTCAGTGCCACCAGATCGTCCATACCCGCCTCCTCCGTCATCGTGGGAGGAATCCTGATGCGCATAATGAGGCGCTGCGAGTTGTAGTCGCTGTAGATGAGATTGATGGCCTCGCCGAACTTCTGTCTGAGCACGAAGGCAATGTCGTCCATGCTGACATTCTTCTGGAACATGCGGTCGCGATCCAGCTCCAGACGGAGCATCAGACGGCTCCACACTTGTGCCTCGGGCTTGCCAGCGGCCGCCTCCGCCTCCTCGCCGAAACGCTCCTCCACGGGCCCCGCAGGCTCCACCTCCGCCTCAAACGCCTTGTAGAACGCCACGAGGTCGCGGTCCTCCTGCAGCACCGACGTGGAATCGTCGGGGTCGTAGTAAATGGCCGCCTTCACCGTGATGTCCTTGAGCAGCGTGAGCTCCAGATCCTGCGCCACCTTGCGCGCCTTTTCTCTCGAGTCGCGAATCTCCTGCTTCAGAGTCACCGTCAGCGAAATCGCCTTCGGGTTCTGTGTCACCTTGAGGAGCTCCTTCAAGCGGGGCACACCACGCGTCACATTCGACTTCGCCGCCACACCTGCCAAGTGGAAGGTATTGAGAGTCATCTGCGTAGATGGCTCACCAATCGACTGGGCGGCGATGATGCCCACCTGCTCACCAGGCTGCGCCCAGCCCTGCCAGTTCTTGATAATAATCAGCTCGCACACCGCGTCGAACGCCTTCCTCGACATGCGCTCCTTCAGAATCAGCTTGTGCGGGGACAGATAGAAGCGGAGCAGCGCGGCCCACAGCTTGTGGTAGTCCTGTGTGCGCTGGATGAGACGCTCAATGCCCTGGATCACGTAGAGGGGTGTCAGATCAGTCTTTCCCTTCTTGTCCAGACGGAAACTGATCGCAACATTCGTCAGCACGCGCTCAATATTCACTGACGCGAACAGAGCAACATCCTGGCGGGACCTCTGCACGCCCTCCACGAGCATGGTGCGATCCGCCAGCACCTGCTCCGCAAACGCCTTCAGAGCCTCCGTATCCTCACCACGAAGGACCCCCTCTGCAAAGACACCTGCCGTCTCTGCACCCTCCATGCCATAGTCGCGACGAATCTCCGTGTCGCTCAGCTTGCCAATGCCCAGACTGGCCGACTCGATCTTTGTGGCATTGATGCCGTCCTCGCCGTATTTGAATTGCACCACGTTCATGCGGGAGTCGCGCACGGACCCGTCATACTGCACGGTCAAGTCCTCCATGGCCTTCACCAGCTGCCTCTGGATATAGCCCGTGTCGGCCGTCTTCACTGCCGTATCAATCAGACCCTCGCGACCTGACATGGCGTGGAAGAAGAACTCCTGGGGCGTCAGACCCTGGATGAAGCTGCTCTCCACGAAGCCGCGCGCCTCCGCACCATCGTCATACTTCTTGTAGTGCGGCAGAGTGCGATCGGAGAATCCATTGGGAATGCGCTGGCCTGCAGGTGCCTGCTGCCCCACACAGGCCATCATCTGCGAGATGTTGATGGTGCTGCCCTTCGAGCCCGCGCGCACCATCGCCACCAGACGATTACCGTCGGAAAGAGAGCCGAGACCGATCTTGCCCGACTCCTCCGTTGCCTTGTTGAGCTCCACATACACCTTGTCCTCGAACTCCTGCTGATTTGTCTTTCCAGTGTTGTTGTCAAAGAGGTCCAAGTGAATCTGCAGGAGAATGTTCTCCACTGCCGCCTTGCGCTGCTTCACGACCTCCTCCATATCCTTCCTCGTGTTCTCGTCGGCAATCAGGTCGGAGATGCCGACAGAGAAGCCGTTATAGACGAGGAACTGCTCCACAGTGTTCTGCATGGAGTCGATGAGGGCGACCGTGTCCTTGGGGCCGTAGTCGCGGTAGGTCACATGCACAATGCCCTTGGAGGGCTTGGAGAAGATGTCCTTGTCAAAGACGCCCTGCTCGATATTGCCCTCGCGGATCTTCACGAAATTGTCCTGGCTCTTGTTGTCCTTGTAGAGCCCATTGCCCATGTCGAGATTGATGGGCGGCATGAGCTGGGTGAGGACCTGGTGGCCCGTCCAGCGCCCCGTCTTGCCATCCGCCTGTTTCCCCGCCCTCGGCACGACGCCCTCAAACCTCTTGTTCCACATCATCATGTTCATGAACTCGCGGCGATTGAAGTCGATGTGGGGCTGGGTGAGACGGTAGGAGCCCACCAGAGTGTCCTGCACGATACCGATGAGCGGCTTGGCGTGCCTGGGCGTCACAATCTGGTGTGGAACGGCGGCGATCTCGGCCAGCTCCGTAGAGGCCTCATACGACTGTGGAATGTGCGCATTCATCTCATCACCGTCAAAGTCTGCATTGTAGGGGGCCGTCACGGACACATTCAGACGGAACGTGTTATAGGGGAGCACCTTCACGCGGTGCCCCATCATCGACATCCTGTGGAGCGTCGGCTGCCTGTTGAAGAGGATGATGTCCCCGTCATTGAGATGACGATTGACCACGTCACCCAGATGCAGCACAATCTCCTTGGTATTCACGTGCTTCAGCGCAATCATGCGGCCGTTGGCGAGCATGATGGTCTTCGCGCCGGGGTGTTTGTCCGCCCCGTTCTGGATGAGCTTATACATCTGCTCGCGGTTGTAGGGGGTGACCTTCTCGGGAACGGTCAGATTCATGGCGATCTTGAGAGGAACGCCGATCTCCGCGATGGAGAGATTGGGGTCGGGAGTGATCACAGAGCGCGCGGAGAACTCCACACGCTTGCCCTGGATGTTGTAGCGAATACGGCCCTCCTTGGACCCGAGACGCTGCTGCACGGACTTGAGAGGGCGGCCAGAGCGCTGGGCGGAAGGGGCCACGCCCGGAATCTGGTTATCCACGAGAGTGGCAATGTGATACTGGAGCACTGTGTGCTCGTCCTCGATCAGATTCTTCGCCGCGTTGTTGTTGATCTTGTCCTGGAGTCGCTGGTTGGTGGAGATGATCTCAAACAGCTTGTGGGTCAAGTCATCCTCCGAGCGCTGGTTATTGTCCTGGATCACGGAGGGGCGCACCTGGGGAGGAGGAATCGGGAGCATGGAGCAGATCATCCAGTCCGGGCGGCACCAGAAGCGATTGAGGCCCATGAAATCCACGTCCTCGTCGGTCATGCGCCGGAAGAGGCGGAGAACATACTCCACCTCCAGGACCTGGGTGACCTTCTGTGTCTTGGCTGTGGCTGCCCCTGCGCCCTCGGCCGCCCCGGCCATATTGGACCACTCCGCCGTAATGCGGGCGATGCCGTCCCGGACATAGCGGTCGGGCTGGATGGCGCCGCAGCCGTCCTCCGTCTCCTGGCCACAGCGGGAGATGTTGCTGCACATTGTGAGAACTGCGCGCCAGCGCGCCTCCCCCCGACGCTTGAGCACGGACTTGTGGAGCTCCTTATCCACGAGGAGCTTAGAGCAGCGCACGCACACGCAGTTCAGCACATTCATGATGTATGGAAAGAACTGGATGAAATACACAGGGCGGGCGAGACGGAAGTGGCCGAAATGGCCCGGGCAGCCGTGGTTGGTCTGGCCACAACTCCTGCAGGTCTTTCCATTGTCAAGAACGCCCATGCGAGGGTCAAAGAGACCGCCAATGCGCGGCTCATTTCCGTCGTAGGTGCCTGTGTTTGTGATCTCCACGACAGAGCGCTTCTCGATCTCCTCCGGGCTGAAAATCCCGAATTGGATACCCACCACGGGCTGGATATCCGAATCTGGACGATGAATTCCGGCTGGCATCTCTCTTCTGAGGTAGTGGGGGGTTTCTAAGTGCCCGCGCTGGATGCGTTCAAAGGGTCAATTTTGGCTTATGCAGTATGTTAGAGTTTTTGAATAAGTTATAAAAAATAGACCATTATAATCGTCATTTATATGACATATTATAATGGTCTATTTTTTAGAGCTTATTCAAATACTCAACGATACTTTATTCTAGGTTTTAGGCCACTTCTGCCTCCATCATATCGCGGACAAGTTCGGCGAACGTGTAACTGGGCTTCCAGCCGAGTTCGCGCCATATTGCGCGCGAATCCCCGAGCAAGAGATCCACTTCCGCCGGCCTGAAAAAGGCCGGATCCACACGGACGAGAACAGAGCCGGTATCCACACACACACCGACTTCATCCGTTCCGGAACCGCGCCACTCCAGTTTCACTCCGGTGTATTTGAAGGCCGCCTCAATGAACTCGCGGACGGAGTGAGTTTCTCCGGTGGAAACCACCCAGTCGGAGGCCACACTCCCCTGAAGCATCCGCCACATTGCCTCCACATAGTCTTTGGCGTGCCCCCAGTCCCGCCGCGCCTCCATATTCCCTATGGAGATGCAACTCTGCGTGCCGGCCTGGATGGCCCGGATACCCTTGGTAATCTTGCGAGTGACAAAGTCGTCCCCCCGCCTCGGAGACTCATGATTAAAGAGAATACCATTCACGGCGAACATGCCGTAGGATTCGCGGTAGTTCTTGGTGATCCAGAAGGCGTAGAGCTTGGCCACTCCGTAGGGAGAGCGGGGATGGAAGGGAGTCGTCTCCGATTGCGGAACCTCCTGCGCCTTTCCGTAGAGTTCGCTCGTGCTCGCCTGGTAGAATCGGATCCTGTTGCGGTGAGGAGAGGAACGGATCGCCTCCAGAATATGGAGCACCCCGGCACCGTCCGACTGGAGAGTATATTCGGGCATTTCGAAGGAGCGCTGGACATGGCTCTGTGCTGCCAGATTATAGAACTCCACACGCTCCGGATTGGACTGCGTGGCGGCGGTGAGAATGTTGCGAATGGAGCTGACATCGGTGACATCTCCGTAGTGGATTGACAGAGCGGGGTCTCCGAGCAGATGCTGGATGCGCCAGGTGTTGTTATTGAGGGAGCAGCGACGGACAAGTCCGAAAATGCGATAGTTCTTTTGCAGCAGGAGCTCCGTCAAATAGGAGCCGTCCTGTCCGGTGATACCTGTTATAATCGCCACGGCGCCCGTCATTCTTATAGGAGAATTCAAGCGTTCTCCTTAGACTGGGACGCATCGGCGGATATTTTAAGGCGCAAATATTCTGCTAGAGTTTATAATGCGCATACTTGTATTCATGTCAGACAACCGACCCCTTCAAACGAGTTTAGAAAAGGCGGATTATAGTTCGCTCGTCGCCTCCATTAATTATGAATACTCTAAAATACATAATTATGATTTTCTCTATTACAGACCCTATTTGAAGAATAAAGAGAAAACGGAACTCTATAACTGCAAAAATCCCTCGACGAAGGGCCTACGCCACGCGGCGTGGTCGAAATTACTCAGCACCAGTCTGGCACTGGAGCTTGACTATGACTATGTAGTGTATATAGACACCGACTGTATTTTCAAGGACTATAGCCAGAGATTGGAGGATTATATACAGATGCACCCCGATAAGGATATCATATTTCTTAATAACAAGCCTTGGGGAGATACCAAGCCCTGTTCGGGATTCTATATCTGCGCCGTGAATGGCAGGATGAAACAGTTTCTTCGTGACTGGTATGCGATGAATATTCCCGTAAGGGATATCAATCATGCATGGGAGCAGGAGGCCCTATGGAAGATGTATATGGACCAGAAGGTCGGTATCGTAGATAGCTGGATGTTTAAGGAATCTGAGGGGCAGTTTTTGAGGCATATAACAAATACTGAAAAACCACGTAGAACATCCTATTTTTCTGCGGCTCGGGAGGAAAGGAATATAGACTATGAGAAAAATATTAGAGAGATTCAGGTTATTGAATTTGATACGGAATTAGAGGACGCCGGTCTCAAAGACACCCAGGCGCTCGGCGTTTCCACCCCAGGGCTCGTAGCAGACGCGGCGCTTGACACGGCTCAGATCTAAGTGCGAGGCCATGCAATAGATCGATGACTCGATCATGTGGAGCTCGGCCGCCCCCTCGAGCAGCCACGTATAATCCGACAGCGGCTTATTGACAACTAGCTCGGCAAGAGACCAGAAAGGATGGGTGGATTCGTATTGATTTTTATTCAGATCCAGAATCAGCCTAGTTTCCCCAGCGGCTCTGAGGCCGGCGGCCACAGCCAGCTTCTTCACCGAGGATTCTTCATGCACGACAATGTATGGAGTATCCTTCAGCTTGGCCGCGAGCTCTGCGGCCGCGGGAGTCCTTGGAGCGTGAAAATAGCGCGTGCGGAACTCGTGAGGGAGACCGAGATCCTCGTAGAATGACTGGGGGAGATTATAGATCTCCTTATACTGCTTGGGGGCGAAGAAGCCGCAGCCGAATACGGTGTATCCCTCCTCCTCCAGAAAGGCGCGACGGGCAGGCCAAGGATGCAGATCGGCGTCGTCCTTGATGATGAGCAGCTTAATAGTGGGATCATCGGCATACATTGCGGTCACATTTGCCTTGTATTTCTCCTTGCAGACCACAGTGACTTCATCGTAGGCTGTTGCCAAGTAACGCACGGCGCCGTTCATCCAGAACATGTCGCCGAGGCCGAGGTGCGTATAGATGAATGCGCGCTTCTTCGCGTAACCCTTCTGCTCTCTGAGGGCAGAGTTGGCGGCAGTATTAATCTTCGCCTTGACGCGAAAGCGGCGGTCGTTCTCGAGTAGAATATCTCTATAGAGGGTGGAAACATCCAGGCTACCCGTGTCCTTGCCATGGACTCTATCCTGGATATCCCAGATTGAGAGATTCACTTCGCGGAGAATGCGGTAGTGATAGGCGAACTGATCCACGTAGGGCTTCAGAGAAGTCATAAGAACGGCGTATTCCTTTTGGACGTCGGCGCGCCTGTGGTCACTGATTTTCTCCAGCTTAATATCGAGGATTGTTAGTTTGTCGAGGGCTTCCCCCAGGCTAACGGGCAAGACAATATCCTGCATAGTATTTATCTGGAGTTGTTAGCCGCGAAGGCTTTAGCTGGTGGGGACGCCCGCCTAAAATTGCGGCAGGCCCTGCCCTAACCTCAATACTACATCATGGCCGTCCCGTTCTATACCCTCTATATCTGTCTTGACGAGAGTGTTGAGGACCACCCTCGCTATAAGGGCTGGACTGTGCAGGAGAACTCCAAGGAGAATGCTGGATATGACCTGGTGACAGCGGAGAACTGGTCTAGCGCTCCTGGCGAGTGCCATCTGCTTGATCTCGGCTTGAAGGCAATGCTCACCAGAGCCGATACTGGCGAGCCAGTGCATTACTGGCTGCTGCCGAGGTCATCTATCTATAAGACGGGCCATATCATGGGTAACTCTGTAGGAGTTATTGATGCCAGCTATCGCGGAGGCCTGAAGGCGCCCGTCATAGCTGTTAGGGAGGATGCGCCAGGATTCAAGGCGGGTGATCGCCATTTCCAGATTGTTGCTCCCGATATGGGCTGGATTTCACAGGTGAGACAGGTTACAGAGCTGCCTGAGACACAGAGGGGTGAGGGAGGGTTTGGCTCGACTGGGAAGTAGATCCGAAATAGCATCCCCTAGTAGGAATGTTCGAAGCACTCAGTTGGATAATACTTGTCAGCATCGTGGAGGCATTTGCCCTATATTTTGTAAGAGAAGGTGGGCTAATCTCTATTATAAAGGCATCACTCATCTTTGCCCTAGGAGTTGTGCCACTCCTCACACAGGCCGTGAAATATGGGGGGATTGGAATGGTGAATTTTATCTGGAATATTTTTACAACTTTGATTGGATTTGGAATTGGAGTGTATTTCTTCGATGAGAAAATTCAGGGGATGCAGCAACTTGGTATTGCAGTATGTCTTCTTGGTCTTGCCCTCATTCAAATGGCGCCAAAGACACAGAAATAATATATTTCTATAGAAATGAAACAGTCATACCGCTCAGCAATACTTATTGTAGCAGTTGTCTCGATCTTTTCTTTCCTCTATTACTTATACCGCTATGCAATGGATTCCCCCTATAGGATATCATCGGAAAAGGCAAAAATGCTAATACAAGCCAAAAAGATAGACCTCATTTTGGACGTCCGCACGGATGCTGAGCTCAGCCTTCTCGGATACTATCCTGGCTCTGTTCATATCCAAAGTGCAGATCTCGAAAAGCGCATGGAAACCGAATATCCGGATAAGAGCATACGCATACTCGCCTATTGCAATTCGGGCCAGAGGGCCCGTGCCGCGACGGAAAAACTGCATAAACTTGGATACAAGAATGCATTATATATCGCGGGCACATATACCACCCTCATGTAATATCAATAGAATCCGGCGCGGCGCGTCTAAAGGTATGCGTAGATAAAGAATATAATCAACATGGATTTGCTGAACAACATTCATATCAAGTCTATCGAAGGCATTCTTCAGCAAGTTGGTGAAAGGATCGAGGGAAATCTTGTCTGTGATATTGAGCCTACAAATTACGTTTTATCGAGGAATATTGATAAGGTGAAGAATCTACAGTTCTTGTGCAAAGGAAAGCAGCGTATCTGTGAGATCGGAGTAAATGCTTGTCACAGCCTACTTATTATGCTGTTGGAGAATCCTACTGCCGAGTATCTTGTCTTTGATTTGAATAATCACAGATATACTGAGCCATGCATGCAGTATATTAGACGGGCATTTCCGACCGCGAACATAAAGACCGTGTATGGAAATTCCATTGAGACAGTGCGCAGATACATTCATGAGCACGCGGAAGAGCTGCACACATATGATTTGTGCCATATCGATGGAGGACACACACCAGATGTTTTTACGGCGGATTTTGAGAATATCAGATACCTCTCAAAGAAGGGATCGCCAGTGATATTCGACGATTACGACATGGGTGATATCAGAGCATTTGTAGATGCAAAGATTGCGTCAAACGATATCGCTAAATACGAATACACAGATCTTATTAAGACAATGTATCATTTCATATTTTGGTATGTGTAGGCTGGAGGGAGCCCTTTCTAAAATTGGGCCAAGGCGGTCCCAGCCCCGCATCACACACAATGAGTCTCGAACTGTATCTCGGCCCCATGTTCGCCGGTAAGTCCTCTGCGATTCTGGGGATTCTCCGTCGTCACGCCTTTATTCGTCGCCGCACCCTCTGCCTCACCAGCTCACTGGATAAGCGCTATTCCACCGATGCCAAGATTATCAGCCACAATCAGGATTCTTATCCCGCAACGGCGGTCAAGGAGCTCTACGACTGTATTGACACACCGGAATTTCACGAGGCATCCTGCATCATTATTGAGGAGGCGCAGTTCTTTCCCGATCTCAAGAGGTTTGCTCTGACCGCTGTGGAGGTCTATGGCAAGGATGTCATTTGTGTGGGGCTCGACGGGGATTCGGAGCGGCGCCCTTTCGGGCAGCTGCTCGATCTCGTTCCCTATGCAGACAATATTGAGAAATTCGCGGCCCTGTGTTCTCACTGCGCAGATGGAACCGCGGCAATATTCTCGCACAGAAAAGTCGGCTCTTCCGAGCAGCAAGTCAGCGTAGGAAGCAGTGAGCAGTATGAGGCGCTCTGTAGGAAGCACTATCTGGCCGCTACCGCCGCCAAGTAAATTTGAAGGGCCTGCCTGCCCCCAGTTTTTCTACCAACCATGCTCCAAACGAAAGACTACAAGCATTTCCGCGTGGGCACATACGAGTTCGAGGGTGCTGCCGCCGCCAACAGAGCTCTCCCAGGAGATATTGTAGAGGTCGCCGAAGGCGTGGGCGTGACAAATATCGTGACTCTCGCAGAGCATCCCCCACTCGTAGGGACACTCGAGCTCGCCGCCAAGATCCGTTATGGAATGACCTCTCGCGGCGCCCCCATCTATCGCTTCACGCCCTTCTCCGAGGCATATCCCCCCTTCTTCGTCGGCTGCTCTCAAAGGGACATCAGTAAGAATGTTCTCGCCATCGTGGATTTCGTGCACTGGGTGGAGGGCTCAACATGCCCCCGAGGAAATCTTATCCGGATCCTCGGACCCGCCGGCGATCTTGCCACAGAGGACGCGGCCCTTCTTGCACATCACGCCCCTACGCGCTGGAAGAGATTCTCTACAGAGGATGTCGTCGTTCCTCCCGCAGGCCCTCAAACCGTCCAGGAAGAGCACACCTTTCATGTGGATCCTCCTGGATGTCGCGACATTGACGATGCCATTACTCTGAATGAGATTGACTCTGGTCGCACAGAGGTCAAGATTCATATTGCCGACGTGGCCTCCTGGCTCGCAGCGAATCCGCAGCTGATTGCAACGGCCGAGAAGATCAGTCAGACCCTCTACCGAGATGGAGTGGCCGTTGTGCCGATGTTTCCCGTAGAGCTGTCCGAGGGCAGTATGTCACTGCTGCCCGGTGAAATCCGCCGCGCCTGGACTCTAACATTCTGTTGGAACACGGCAACGCAGGCCGTGGAGGGGACGGTCACGTGGTCTCTGGAAACTGTGCGTATCGCCCACTCCTACACCTACGACTCCTTCTACGGCTCCCCCTACGCCGCCGCTCTCCGAGCCGTTGCCAGTGGTCTGGCCGCAAAGCCGCTGGAGGATTCCCACGAATGGATCGAGCAGCTGATGCTGTTCTATAATCGCCAGGCCGCCCAGCTTCTGCGGCAGCAGGGAATGGGTGTGCTCCGTCGTCATCCTGCACCTGATATGGAACGTCTGACGTCCTACGCCGAGATTGGACTCCCCGCGGCCAAGCTGGCCTACGCCGCCGGCGAGTATTGCCCCGCGACTGCAACGGATACGGAACACTGGGGACTCGGCCAGGCCGTCTATTGCCACGCGAGTTCCCCCATTCGCCGCTGGTCAGACTGTATCAATCAGCTCGCACTCCGCCAGCTCATTCTTGGCCTCGGCGCTTACTTTCCTGAGCCGAATACGGACGCCATGAATGCAGGAGCCAAGCGGGCCAAGTCCTACGAGCGCGATGTCGCCTTTGTCCGCGCGCTTCTCACCGGACCCAAGCAGCTCGAGGCCATCGTGGCCAGCACTACGAAACTCTGGATCCCCGCCTGGAGTCGTCTTGTCTCGTGCCCCATCTATGTTCCCGTTGGAACCAGAGTGATAGCCAATATCTACTGTGACGCCAAGCAGCGGAACTGGAAGCGGCGGCTCGTAATCAGGACACAGCCTGTGCCAGAAACTGCTTGAGCTCTCCGATCTTCACATCGAATGCTCCCTTGCTGGATCCCCCTACAAAACGGACCTTCACGCACCCCGTTTTTTGCTGTTTTCTGGAGCCGCTTATAACACACAGAATCATCGGAGACAGTGAGACAGCTGGGCGCGACTGCCAGCTGTCTATGACGTGCCATCCCTCCGCCTCGGTCATAATCTGGGCCGCGAAGGCATCCGAAAAGTGGTTCCTACAGAGTAATAGCTTCGGTGTCATCTATATAAAGCGGCAAAGATATACACTTGAAATGGTCCGCCCTCTCACCTTCGTATCGGCATTTCTTGAGTTACAAGAGGACCGCTCAAAAGACAAGTCCATCGACCGCTGCTTCATGCTTTTCGAGCAGTTGGTCGCGACCGGTGTTCCTATCCATCTTTTTCTCAGCCGCGCCTACGAGGGGCGTCTGCGCCCTTCGCCTACACTCCATATTGAGTATATTGAGCTTGCGGACCTCCAGACATATAAGGACTTATCTGGAGTATTCTATGGTCTTCCCATGGATCGGACTCCTCACCACGACACCGAGCGCTTCATGTTCCTCATGAACAGCAAGGCCGAGATGGTGGCCCGAGCCGCCGCGGCCGGCAGCAGCTCCCACTACGCCTGGATTGATTTCAGCATTTTCCATGTGTTCAGAGAGCCCCAGGAATCTACCCGCTATCTGCAGCTTTTGGCCAAGAGCTGGCTGCCTTCCACATGTTTCTATATGCCAGGATGCTGGCCGAAGGGCGACAGAGGATTCGGCAGTGTGGCCTGGCGCTTCTGCGGAGGATTCTTTCTCGGTGATCGCGCGACTCTCCTCGGGTTCGCGCAGGTCTATCGCGAGAGATTCAGGGGGCTGGTGGAGAAGCACCAGTGTCTCTCTTGGGAAGTGAATGTCTGGGCGCATTTCGAGGATGCCGGTTTGATTCAGCCGACCTGGTTCAAGGCCGATCACAATGACTCTATTATTCGGGCGCCTCTAGAGCATCGCGTATGCGCCAGTCTTACCACGATTCCTCCACGTCTGGTGAATGACTGCAGGCTCGCCATTGATTCTCTGCTGGGCCAGGTGGATCGCATATATCTATCGGTGGCCAAGCAGTATAAGCGCTTCGGCGACTCCGACGTGGAACTGCCGGCATATCTTGAGGAGGAGCCCTATGCATCGCGCGTCGAGCTCGTCAGGACAGAGGATTTCGGACCGGCCACGAAATATCTGGGAGCTCTTGCCAAGATTCCACAGACATCCTGGATATTCTTCTGTGATGACGACCAGGAGTATGCCCCGGACCTGATCGCAACAATGCGCGGCAGCATCCAGGGCCTCGATGTCTATCAGAATCATTTCAAGAATATCCAGCGCAAAACATCCGGCGGAATGATTCACGGCTATGTAGGAAATATGATTCATGCATCGCTGCTGGCGGAGCTGCCGAAATTCCCGCTGCCCGAGTGCGCCCGCTTTGTAGATGACCAGTGGCTCTCTGCCTACTGTTTTCTGCAGGACATTCCTGTCACGGCAACGGCGGCCGAGGACTATGGCCAGATTTTCAGTGTTCTGGACGGCTGGCACGAGAAGCTCGGGGCCCACTCTCTCTCTGGCCTCCGCAATCGCGATGAAAAAGTCCGCGAGATTGAGAAAGTATTCGGTGTGAAGTTTATTGAGAATGGTCGGATAGTAAAGGCTCCTTAGCGGCCTGGTCTGTCCAATCATAGCCTCAAATACAGAGAATCACATGTCGCCACGTCACGCAACAGCTTCTCCTCCAGCCCCTTCATCGTCTCTAACATCTCTGTGTCCGTGGCCAGAGTTGCCAGAGACCGAAACTCCTCCAGAATGTTTACGAGCTTCAGCAGAGTTCGCATGAGATTGCCCTCGTAGAATTCGTAGTCGGTGCAGAGCTCCTGGGCCGTTGCACCCGCCAGCCAGCGCCACACGGGCTCCGACCACTCCGTATTGAGATCCCAGAACGAGTCCTTCGCCGGTGGAGCGTTGCATTGGCGCTCGACTGCCTGGGCCTCTCGTGCAATTCCGTCAATGGCCCACATGGCCGTCCGCACGGCCGAAGGAACCCCGAGGCCATCTGGAGAGCTGGCCTTCTTGGCCTCGCCCATAAACACCGTCAGCACCGTAATAATCTCCTCGGCCCCGAGTCCCTTGAAGACTCCGCGCTTGAACGCCAGCGGCATCAGAATCGCGTGACCCTCATTCACTTCTGTTGCCGCCGTTCCGAGCGCGGTGAGCTTAAGAGGAGTCTGCACCGGCTCCTCCAAGAATCCGAGCGCCCCGAGAGTGTGGAGACTCGGCCAGACGTCGCGCTGGGGCTCCTGCATCGCCTCTAGATCGGCCAAGCAGCCGTCGCGCTCCGCACGCAGCTTCTTCCAGGCCGGCCACAGCTCCTTGGCCAGTGCGGCCCAGCGAGGCCCCATGTGCGCATTCTCCCATGTCCCCCAAGCCTTCTGGGCGAGCTTTTTCCCCGCATTTACTGCCGTCTTTAGTCTGGCAGCGAGCTCATCGTGCAGCTCCATATCGGCGCACTCCTGCTCGGTGATCTTCATAGCCTCCGCAGCCGCCGCGGCTCTCTCACCCTGTAGGCGCACACCGTCCATATCCAGCTCATAGCGGCGATACCAATAGGACTGGCGCAGAATCGTCAGCCAGTCCAGATTGCCCGACTGCAGCGTCTTCAGCAGAAAGTCGTAGTGGAAGGTCATGCGCGACTGGAAAGTCGTCTTCGCCCCTGTCATCATCCGCTTGACGTCGTCGAGGGTCTCGGGCTCACGGTCAGGCAGATAGAGCACGAGTCCCTTGTCGTCCTTGCCGCGTCGGCCCGCGCGCCCCGCCATCTGGATATACTCATCCGTGTTGAGCATCCGCATTCCTCCCGTAGCATCATCGTATTTCCTGTAGCCGACGAACACCACTGTCTTTGTAGGCATATTGATACCCACGGCAAAGGTCTCCGTCGCAAAGAGGAGCTTGACGTAGCCCTTGCTGAAGAGGATCTCCACAATCTCCTTGAGAACGGGCAAGAGCCCACTATGATGGAATGCGATGCCGCGCTCTAGGAGCGCCTTCAGAGTATGATACTGTGGCAGACGCTCAAGCGACTCGCCGTAGCGATTAAGATGAAATGTGATAATATGCTTCACGGCCGCCGTATCGGAGGAATCGAGAAGCGTGTGCTCGACATTCGCCGCGTAGCGCTCACAGTCCTTGCGGGAGAAGACGAAGAAGAGGGCCGGCAGAAGTCCCTTGCTGTCGAGGCGACCGATGAGCTCATTCATCTGGTGCTTGAACGCCTTGGGTGCCGCCGCTGTGCGCTTAATGGTGGCGTCCTCGTAGCCGCCACGTCTGCGGCCCGCAACCGCCGCCTTGTGGTCATCCGCGCTCTTGACCAGCCCCTCGCGCCACAGAATCCAGTTACGGTAGGCGCAGGCCTCGAAGTGATCCTTGCTGTCCATGAGAGTGAGAAGCTCCTCGCCCTTATAGACTCCGTGCTGCAGAGGCACGATACGATACTGTGTGGAGATGAGGTGAATCGGCTTCTTCTTGAGCTCCCCTAGCCAGCCGGCAAAGAGCTCAGGACCCTCAATCGTCGCGGACAGCAGCACGAGATTCACCTCGCGCGGCAACAGAATCATGGTCTCCTCCCACACCGCCCCGCGGTCCCTGTCATTGATATAGTGGCACTCGTCGAACACGACAGCATCGAGGCGATCCAGACTGAGCTCGGCCGTGATGCCGAGTCCGCGCGTGGCAGAATTCTGCTTGAACAGAAGATTGCGCAGAATCTCCGTCGTCATGATGACCACGTCGGCATCGGGGCGGAATTTCAAGTCTCCTGTCATGATTCCTACGGAGGGAAACATGTTCTTGAGGTCGTAGAATTTCTGGTTGCTGAGGGACTTGATAGGAGTCGTGTAGAAGACACGGCGACCCTTGGCGAGACTGTGGGCAATCTGGTATTCGCCGACGAGAGTCTTACCGGAGCCGGTCTTGGCCGTCACGAGCACGTTCTCATCGCGGCTGATGGCCGCAACCGCGTGCTGCTGGAAAGGGTCGAGAGGGAACTTATATTCGATGGCGAGGGTCTGGGGCATAGTGCCACAGGGCTCCGCGGGCTTGACAATATTCAAGTATGTCGAGTGGGGCATTGTATAGTATGAGGGCGACATGGGGCGACCCATCCTCAATTTTCACTCCGGAATGGGAGGGAGGGCCGCACCCTTGCGCTTCTTATGCTGGCCTCCCTTGTTGCTGCGGGTCTTACGACCAGTAGCAGAGACGCCACTCTTAAACGTGCTGGCATTTCTTGAGAGAGCGCTATTTGCGATTATCGGAAGAGCACTGCTATTTGTCTTACTGAGTTCCTTCGCCAGAGCCTTGGTGGTAGCGACCATAGTCTGAATGAGCTCGCGGGCAGTTGCACCCATGCCCTCTATAGACTCTATCAGTCGGGCAGCAGAGTTTGCGTTTGCAGTTCTCGCGGCGGAATTTAGCAGCTGCGCACTATTGACGGGTCTTGCGGAAGCCTTTCTGGAGACGGCGCTACTCTTTGGAGCAGCGGTGGCCTTCTTGGTAGTTCTTCCGGTGTATTTGGAACTGTTTTCTGCAATATACTCCTGCAGCTTGGCCTGGAAGGCACTCTCACCGTCGCGCTCACGGATAGTGGTGAGACCGGCTGCGTGGTAGGCCTTTGCCTTGGGGGCCTTCTTATCATCTCCGAAGGCCTCCGTGTAGGCCGCACGCATATCCTCCAGAGTTTTCGCGCGGCGCTCCTGGAGACTGGCTTGGGCACTGGATAGAGGCTTTCCAGACTTACTTACACCGGTGGCTGCAGGAGCGGAAACTGGTTCTTCTTTTGCTGGGGAAGAGTCTGCGACATTTGCCGAGCTGATATCTGCCTCGGCATTGTCATTGGCCTCAGCATTGTTATTGTCCTCCGCACTCTCATCGGCATCCACGTCTTCAAATATATTTGCATCTGCATAGCTTTCTTCCTCTTTATCACTCATCTACTACGGTATAAGAAATCATTTAGAATCTAGATCCATTCCATCGTGGTTTATCATCAGTGCTCTTCTTTTCGGCGGGGGGTGGTGGAGGAGGTGGCTTCGGGCCAAATGTGGAGATTATGAATGGTAGCATATAAAGTGACACAGTAACCAGCGATATACTCACCAGCAGAGAATACTCCTTGAGTATCATGGCAATAGCCGCCACAATAATCAGAAATACAGAATGACCCGCCAAGGCCCGGGAACCATTTTCAGCGGAGTATTTCTTCAGTGCATCTATCATCTCATTGTTGCCCGATGGCACATATTTCATCACGCCGTAATAAAAGAATAAATCGTGCAGTGTCTGAACCGCGATCAGCATGCAGGCAAACACAAAGGGTGACCAGGGGCGACCGCCTGCCGCGTAAAAGCTAGTATAGAACCATCTCGTCAGCTGAAAAAGAATAACTATTAAGCTCGTATTTGCGAGAATGCCCTCGAGACCGAATGTGTCGAAATAGGTATTTAGACTGAATCCGCCGAGGACACCTCCGCGAGTGAGCGCCGCGGCCACATTGATGCCAGTAATAGTGGCAGATGCAATCGCAGTGGCGTCCCCTATGTCCTGGTAGTTGCCAATGTCGCCCAGTTTGAACAATTCTTGTGTGCCTCCGCCTTCCATCTATATATGCCTTGTATGATTTATATCTCGGATCTGCGTATATATTTCTATCCTGTAAATATATAAATGGTATCCAATGCGAATGCTATTAAGGCTGCGCCTAAAGAGTGTCAGAAATATCTGGCGTGCGGAGCTGATGCCGCTTTTGAACCCGGCCAGAATCTTACCAGGTTTTCTAAATGCGACCTGTATGCCATAAAGCATGGGCTTCCAAGGGGCAGCAAAAGGACTTCTAATTCTGCCACGTGCAAGGGCGTTTCAGGTGGCCGCAGGCGCATGACCAAGCGTAAGACGAGGCGCACTCGGTCAAGCCGCCGTTAAAGGTTAGATGTTACTCATAGATGTGGAACTGTTATCTCTTGAGAACCTGCGATGGAGGCTCTCAAAAGACATATGTAGGTATCACGCCGGATCTGGACCGGCGTCTCAGGCAACACAACGGTCTGCAATCAGGTGGAGCGAAGGCGACGCACGGCCGGCAATGGGAACGCGCATGCCATGTTCGGGGATTTCCAGATCATACGGCCGCCCTCCAGTTTGAGTGGCGCTGGAAGCAGCTGTCTCGTCCTCCGAAGGCGTATGGGCCACCTGTCGAGCGGCGGCTGAGAGCCCTCCAGCAGCTTCTCGCTCTGGACCGCCCTACTACCGCCGCCCAGCCCTACGCCGAGTATGCTGTCCCGCTAGAGGTCGTCATGGAGGCTCTTGAAGATATCCCTGCCCTATAGAGAAATGGTTCCTCCTGTTCGCTGGTATTACATTCTTTCGTCCTGGATATTTATTCTTTCTGCACTGCACCCCCTCCTTCATGTGGCGACATTTCCATTGAATCTTATGGCCTCCATAGGATGTTTAGAAATTATCCTCAATCCCTATAATGAGAATCTCCTCAAGAATCTGTATATTCTCTTTATACATATCGCGCCCTTTTTCTGGATTCCATATGATCTGTCCGTGAATGCTCTCCAGATCGGTGCCGCCGTGATTCTTGCATATCTATTTTTTATAGTTGCTCTCGGTGAAAATCCGATACATGTGTATAGTGTCCTTCTAAAAGAGCATCATTCGACTGCAACAGAGTTTCTCAAGGATCGCTTTGGCATACAAGTATAGTTAAATAGCAAGTCATGGAGGCCCTAGAGGAAGTTCCGTCCCTATAGCGGCTCCTCCATAAAAGCACCGTATCAATCTGCAGATATGCTCAATCTCTCCCTCGGTTATTAACGTATGAGATGGCAAGAAAAGTCCAGTCCTCGATACATAGGATGTTACAGGATTACTCGCATCCGACTCATACATTGGTGTAGTATGCACGGCAGGATATGTCGGGCGTGTCTGTATATTATGCATCTTCAGAAATGCTGCGAGTTCATCGCGCGACTCGGTATAGATATCAACGAACCAGGGAACATAGTCCTCATCCATAGGTGGTATCATATAAATAGGCAAATCCCGTAGGCGATTATAATACTTACAATACATGTCGCGCATTTGAATAACGCGTCCGGGCAGCTTCTTCATCTGCTCAATCCCTATCACCGCCTGTATGTCGGTGAATTTAATATTAAGGCCAAATGTCTCAAATACATCGACACCCCCGCATTTACGCCCAAAGTTCTTAATCATAGACATCTTGGAAGCAATCGCGTCGTCATTCGTGATAACGAACCCCCCTTGACCGGTGCTAATAATCTTCGGTGTGCTGAGCGAAAAGCAGGCAACACGACCAAAGGTTCCAAAATGCTTTCCATTTACGCGTGCGCCGAGAGATTGCGCAGCGTCTTCAATCAGCAGGAGTCCTGCAGAATCACAGTATTCCTGTATGGCTGCGAGATCGATCTGCCTATTATTTAGAGAGACAAACATCACACACTTTGTTGCCGGCGTGCGGGCACGCTCAATCAACTCCTTTGTCAGTGTAAAACTTCTCCTATCTACATCCACAATGATTGGATTTGCGCCGACCATCTTTACAGCATTAATCGTGGCAATCATTGTATAATCTGGCACAATAACATCGTGGCCTGGGCCAATCTCGCAACCCATTAGCGCGAGAGCCAGTGCCATAGTCCCACTGGTCGTCATGAGTGCATGCTTACAGCCTATAAACTCCGTGATCATTTTCTCTAGCCGCGCAGTCTGTTGGTATTCTGTTACGAAATTCACTCCGTCCTTCATATACTCGAAACACGCATTCGCCTCGCAAATATCAAAGTTGGGGCGTGTTTGCAAAAGGAGCTCCTTTTGCATATGCCACTGCATCATCTCAGCTAATGAAGCCCCTCTGGGCGCATATTGATAATATCCTCCGATAGTCATCTTTACTGGGCTACGAGCCTTCTCAGGGTCGCGTGGATTTGTATTTGTGATCTGCCCGCCGTTGATATAGGCAAGATAGTCGCCGCGATGAATAACACGAAAGTCGAGAGAAATACGCAGTGTCTTTTCTACATTGACCTGATTATAGTGCGTGCAGCGATTTCCATTAAACATAAGTAAATCTCCGTAGGACATTGTCATACCCTCAAAATCGGCCTTTCCTGGGGCAGATTCTAGAAAGATGCGGTTGGTTCCATACATTGCAGTAATAGGAATCAAAAAGTTCCGCTCTCCTAATGGATGTCTTCCAATATCATCCGAGTCATAGTGCGCTGGAATGGCCGTGTTATTAATAAACTGAAAGCGAATACTTGGAAACGTCTGAAAAATCATGTGTTGCTCATCGGGATATATCTGCGCATAAATATCCTGTATGAATTTGCAGTATAGCTCCTTGAATTCTGTGCGTGCATGAATATCTCTGTAGAATTTCTTGTGCAGATCCGTTTCGACATCACGTAGCTCGGTAGATTCATAGTCTCGTGATTTTAGATGAAGATGCTCCAAATCCGGAGTCTCATACAATCTTTCGAAATAGTCGCGAAAGGGATGCGCAATAGTATTATAGCGGAGCGTTGTGTGTTGCCCAAATGTGGTGACAGTCTCAAACAAATTGCTCATGTATCATGGTAAGCATAAAAATACAGATGATTTGACGCGTTGCCGTGTGATCGTGTCCCTTATATAGTTGTAAAGAAGGCATGATATGGCTTTACCTCATTACGATTACACAAGACAATCTTCTCTGGATTGCTATTCAAATATGCCCCCCAAAAACTGAAAGTGGAGTGTGACACAATAGAATGCTTACAGAGTGATAGACACCATAGATCCATATAGTCATCCCCCTGACTAGTCATTTTCTGGTAGGTTCCACATTCCTCAAATAGACTCTCATCAATATTTTCCATATCATCAGAAAATACTAGAAATATAGGGTTCTTTATTATCTGCTTAATATGCTGAATTGCTCTATAGTAATAATAGTAGTCCCATGGACGGCGAATATACGATACTCGCAAATATTCGTTTCCGCGAAAATGAATGGAAACTGGCGTATAACTCGAATCAAATAGCACAGGGCAGCTCGCCCGTATGCGCTCAAGAGAATCCTTATCGGGTGAAAACAGCTGGACTATCTCATCGCGATATGCATTAAAATACTGGATACACTCTAAATGGCCAAATATCTCAATAGGTTGAGGACTTTCTTTTAAATACGCTATGAGCCCCGCATTATAGTCAAATATGGCATCCTCTTTTATTTGGCAAAATGAGACATCTGCTGTGGCGACACAGTTGCGAAAAATAGTGTCCGCATGATTAAATCCGAAACTTGTCCGAAGTTTAACACCGAACTCATGTAGTTTATTCCAGACTGCTATGCGCCCAGTGTCCTTTGCCATGCCATAACATGAAGCAATCTGGAAGAGAACATTACCGAGGCCGGTATTCTTACTTGTTAGATAGGGCGAGTCACTCGCCGTTATTCGTGGAGTTAAATACATCTTCTCATGATACATCTATTTGTTTAGGTAGATTTGCGACTAATTGACACATCTGATTTCCACGGCGCTCCAGCCCACACGCCTCATAAAACTCCACATTTGTATCCGCGCAATCCAGAGTTATTTTATAGCAATGGCGGGCTTCACGAATAAGATGATCCATCATCTTTTTTCCCAGACCCTGGCGACGATGTGTTGCGCGCACACAGACATCTTCAATATGTGCGTATATGCATGTATTAAAGATAAATTTATATTCATAGATGATTGTTGCGGTTACTAACAGCTGATTGTCTTTCTCATATACCCAAATAGCCGAGGATCGTTCCATCTGGGTAAGCACATCTACAAACTGCTTTTCTGTGAATTGCGTGGGACGAAATTCATTAATAAGCTCAAGATAGGCTGCATAATCTGCTGTAGTCAGCTTACGGATACTCATCTGTATTCTATATATACGGCTGTTTAGGTTAGAAATAAAATAGTATATATATAGGTATGAATACTACGCGATATAGAGTTGTATATAGTCTAGGTATTCGCTGCAATACAGATTATATATTAAAGACATTAAAGCTAAAGCAGTTCTCGTCCATATTTGGAAATATATATATCAAATCATTTGCAAATATTATACACACTATTACTACCGGATTTACAGAGTTATTTGACCAGAAAAATCTACTGCATACGTGGAATATGGAAGAAATGTATCATAATACTAGAAAATTTGGTCATAGAACATTATACAGGCTATTTGACAATATAGATGATTTTCATTCTGCAACATTTCCCCATCATGACTTGTCAAGGCAGGATATGGTAGATCATTTTACGCGAGGACTACGCCGATTTAATTCTATAAAGAAACATGGAATACCCATACTCTTTGTAAATATTTCGCATTGCACGGAATTTAATAATCTGGAAAATACAGATACTATTGTCCAGGCATTACTCGATACGAATCACACGAGTTTCCATGTGGTATTTATCTATGTAGTAAGTAGTGATGTTGATGAGATTATACCTATAGAATCTGATGCATATAAATCGGTCTATAAAGTAAATTGCACAAATCATGCCTATCTTTTTTCCAATAATGAAATGGTAACAGCAGTTGATACAATATTAAAATCGAAGTTTCAACTAGATGATTTGATCACAATGCAAGAAGTAGATGCGCTGGAATAATATTGCCTCTACTCTTTATCATCTACAACACTATACTTTTGTAGTGCGTTATGTTCCTCCCCCATATTTATTATTTTTTTATTATATTCATCCTGCGATAGGCGCATATAAATCATAAGCTTATTTTTAAGATTTACGAAAATATATCCAGCGCGGTGTAATTCGCTAAGAAATTTACAATCCTGATATCCCATTGCGCTAGTATCGTATTGAATGTGCTTGAAACATTCCCTACGAAATGTGACTGGCCCATCTACAAATCCAACCTCATCGTCATTTTCATCGAGGAAAATCACACGCTTTAAAAGGGCCTGATTTGCCGATAATAAAACATTGCATGTTTCATATTTTAGATAGGAGTTGCGCACAGGCTCTGGAGTTTCTTCCATATTCCACTCATATTCAGCGCCTAACCAATCACCATCCATGGCGGCGTGACACACTACATCTGCCCCCTCCAGAATACAGCGCTCTACTAATTCAAGACGCTTCGGATGCATTATATCATCGGAATCAAAATTTGATACAATATCAATATCATCTGGGAGAGCTGCAATACAGTCATTCCTATTTTGCGCCGTAAATTGCACAGATTCCGTTTCTAAAATCTGTAAGTGAAAGGGCCACGCAGCTCCGCGAATATCATCCAATATATTTTTACAGGATGCGTCGCAGGATGATACTTTAATAATAACCATTTCAGGCAGACGTGTTTGTTTTACTATACTCTGTAGCACCCTATGTAATAGGGGGGCGTGATTCTTATAGCTAGGAATCGCTACCGCAATTTTCATCTATTTTATTTAGATCCGATTATTTGTTCAGAATAGCCGCAAAGGATTCCGCAAGAGCGGCGGATATCTCCTCCTCCCTCTTTGGATCCAGATGCGGATACAGCTCATATAGCTCATTCAGCTTCGCCGTCGCCTGCTCGAGTTTCTCCTGGAGACTGACGAGTTTGGAGCTCGTAGATTTCCACAGAATACCTTCAGTTTTGAATTCAATGGCGAAGCGATCACGGTGATATCCGTTCGCTTGGACATACCATATATGTTTCGGAATCTGCTCAGGCCGGATGCCACACAAAGGCGGTAGTTCGACATTCCTCTTTTTCTTGGCCTGGCCCGTTGCGGCCGCAGAATCTGGCACGAGCCGCAGATTCTTACGACGGTTATCGAGGCCGTTTTTGGAAATGTGCTGGACAGAATATTCGGCGGTAGGCTTCATTAGAAAGTTGTGGAGATAGAGCTCGCGCTTTCTGGTCTGCGGTGCTCCGCTCAGATCCTCTGTAGGCACTGTGACCTTGACGGAGGTCGCAATGTAGGAGCCCGAGGCCATGTGCCATTTCTGCTCCTTGACGGCAGGGAGATCAGTGGCGTCGAACACGAATTCAATGAGCATTCCTTTAAAGAGAATACTGCCGATGACGGCATCTCCAACTATTCTATACTGTGCCTTGCCCATCCTATTGAGGCGCGGCATCGGAGTCGGGGTGGATTGAGCGCGACTTATTCTGCAGCCGAAGGCACTGCGCTGCGCTGCTTTCTCTTTTTCAGAGTTTGTAACAATGTCTGTAGAGACTTTACAGCGGGTTCCTTGCTTGACCCCTTTATAGTCTCGCATAGACTCATAAATTCATCACGCTTATATACATTAGAATACTCCTCTAGAAATGGCTCGGCAGTATCAGATAAAATCGCATAATATAATCCAAGTGCCTTCCAATGTTTGCGCTGTTCTGCGAGCATGAGCCCCCCCTTGGCTATAATCTCCTTTAGAGGATCTTCTGGTGGCGGCACAAAAGGAATATTTTTATCTGCCCAGAAATCAACAATTCTTCCGCAGTGGTCGAGAAATTCTTGAAGACTGAATTCCCCCTTCATATCATTACATGAGCCGCAACATGGTCGGCAGTTATCAAGGCTATATTTCCGTATAGTATTATCTACGCGATCAATGCCGATTCCCTTCGATGATTGATACCCGCAAAGGTAGCAAGGAGATTTTACTAATATTTTAAATTGCATATCTGTAATATTAAAGTCAAGCATACGATTTTCTGCCCCCTTTTTGTATACAGAATATACACGATATGTGCTTCTATAATAATACATTTGCCATGCCTTAAAAAACTCAGCTGAACCCTCCTTTTGCTTTGTAATAATTCTGCATTTGTCTATAAAAAATTCTTGATGATATGCATGCTTAATTCTATTACATTTCCAGCAACACGATACACAGTTTTCTTTAATATATCCTTTAGAATTATCGACGCGATCAATACCATTTGTTTCAGATTCTGGTGCATTATTGCAATAATAACATGGTGAAGTAACAAGTTCTTTAAAGGTATCAAAATCAATTGTAATATCACGACCCTTTTTAGTGGCAGATGTTATATATTCTTTATAATAGCTTTTGATATTCTTATATTTTTCAGATTTATAGTTTCTTACACGATCTTTACGTTTATCATCTTGTTTTTTCTGGGCAGAACTGCATCCGCTACACACTAGAGATTCTTTACCATAGCGAGTTGTAAACATTTCAAAATCTTTTCCACATTGGGTGCATACACGTTTAGTTGTATGTTCGCTTGCTTGAAGTGCGTGTGTCATTTCTTTTCTTGCTGTGTAGCGCTTTGATTCCACGATGCGTGTTTTGCCAAGACATTCTTCACATGATTTCATATCATTTTTGCAGATAGTAAAACATCCCCGTGTAATGTCACAATAACGAATTTTCTTTTCTTGTTCTTCTTTTCTATATTTATCTCTTTCGTGTTTTTTACAGAATCCAGGATCATTTACTTTAAAGGGGCATCCAGTATGCTCGCATGCATACTTTTTCTTTGTAAGTTTTGCTCTACATCCTGCACAAGAAACCTCTTTTGCATCTTGCTCTTCTGCAGTAAGCTCTGTATCACAACCTCTAAAGAAATAACGGCACCAATACTTTCCCTCTTTAACACCCTCATCATATTGGCGATTCCGTTGATGTCTTCCACAATATGCATTTTCAGATGGTGGAAACTTACATGATTCACCCTTCCTTGGACCTTCTTGAACGATTGCCTTACACGTTACCATTTCTAAAATAGTAACGCGAAAGGATTTTAAGTCATGTCATCGGATTGCCGGGGTAATGTCGCATATACCGGGAATCTGGGACACCCGCTCACATACGATTATTACACAAAAACAACCACCGTGATATGAATGTGATGATAAATGTGCTTAGTTGGAATATGCGAGGCCACCCATTCCGCTCATCACCCTGAGCACATTATAGTTGGTAGCAAACACATACACGCTGGAAGAGGTCACAGAGCCCACGGCGTTGTTGGACACGGTCAGCAGCAGAGTGGTGTTATCAATACGGGACAGATTGCAGGTGCCGCTGGGCTGGTGCTGCTCAGGCTGCAGGGCAAAGGAATACACGTTGATGCCCACGGCGGGGATGTTGGTGTGGTGCTGGTAGGGCTGCACCTCGTTGAAGTAGCGTCCCTCGCGGACCTGGAACCTGTCGTGGCCGTTGAGCTGCAGCAGAGCAGTGACGCAAGGGTTCTTGCCTGCCATGCCCTCCACACGGGTGACGGAGTAGCCAGACTCCAGCACGGAGCGGTCCCACCAGTCGGAGAAGTTGAAGGGCTGCTGGCCCTTCCAGGGTGCGATCACGGTGTCGTCGCAAGACACGAAGCTGTCGCGCTGCACAACCCACACGAGCTCCTTGCAAGGGTGGTTGAAGTTCAGCTTCAGCTTGTTGGCGGAGGAGGTGATGGACTCTGCACCGGTGAACTGCAGGGTCTCAATCAGATACTCGTGGCTCACCTGGGCGAACTTGCGGCGCTCGTCAGTGTCCAGGTAGATGTAATCCACATACAGAGATGCGGCCTGCAGGTTTGCTGCGGCCACGCGGTCGCGGATGGTGTGGTAGTTGGAGGTGATCTGGGGGGTCACGTCGAAGCACAGGTTGCGCAGGTCGTTGAACTCCAGGTTGATGCGCACCTCGTGGTACTGCAGTGCAATCAGAGGCAGAGCCAGACCAGGGTTGCGGCAGAACCAGAACTGCAGAGGGATATACAGGGTGTAGCTGGGGGCGCAGTTGAGGGCCTCGTTGGAGGTGTTGGGCTCGCCGCCGGCACAGTCATCGTCGCAAGGCTCGCCGCCCTGCACCAGCAGGTTGGTCAGAGCGGGCACGTTGCCAACCATCTTGGCATAGCCGGCCTGCTTGCCAGCCTCCTGGGTGAGCTCATTCCAGATGTGCATCCAGTTGCCGTAGTGCTTGTCGATACGCTGGCCACCGATCTCAATCTCCACGGAGCGGATCAGATTGTGGCCCACCCAGTTGAGCCAGCGGAACTGGGCACCAGAGCCGTCGGAGCTCTGCAGGGTCACGCTAGGCAGGGTTGCCTGCAGATACATGCGGTGGATCAGATCACCATTACGCTGGATGGTGCAGGTCACGCGCTTGCCGAAGCCAGGAGAGCCGTTGAAGGGGTTCTCAATGGACTCCATGGCGAAGTTGGTGTGGCGGCGATACACCACCTTGAAGAAAGTAATCTGGGGGTTACCGGTCAGGTAAACGTCCTGGGCACCGTAGGCCACGAGCTGCATTAAACCACCACCAGTCATTTGTTATATACCCCCAGTCTAGAAATAATTTTCCACGGGCTGGGGGTTTTCCGGAAATTTATAGGTCTGCCGGGGGCTTTATGCCTTTTGGCGCTGGATTTCAGGGAATTTCCGGCCCCGTGCCGGGGACATCTTTTTTTGGCCACTTGGCGCGCGTCGCCCAGTAACCAGGCAGCGGCGCCTAAAAGACTGGGCCTGACCAACTCCAGGAAGAATGTCATCGCAAGACGCCTTCTTTAAGATTCGCCCTACCAAGAGAAGTAATCCCGAGGCCAGGACAACTCTTGATAGGCTCCATCAAGTTCGCGTGCAGACTATTATTGAAAAGGAAAGTGACATTTCTGAGCTGCGTGAGGAGGTTGCCGATATTCAACAGAAATGCGCGGCAGTGACGGATGAGATCGAACACGAGCAACTTGAGAAGAAGAGGCGATTACTTGAGAAGGAGCTCGACAGGCGGGAGCACAAGAGTGAGATTCTTGACTATTTTTTAGATACCGGTGAGATTCTGTATAATTATTACGAGATCCAGGAAAAGATTCAGTCGGGTGTGGAACCTGCCGTGAAGCGTGTCGGGAACAAGGCGAAACCTGGATCCGTGCTGGCGGCTCTGGAGAGCGCATCGGCGATTGAGGGGCCTGCGGATTATATAGAGGTCATTCCCGCCCAGAGCCAGGGTGAGCTGCTCAGACGCGACAAGCTCCTCGATCAGTATCTGCGCAAAGTGCATCCTGAGCACGTGCGCGGAACGACGGAGATCGACAATGACCCCTATGGAGAATGTCCCGAGTGTGAGAAGGAAATGATATTCAGCGCGAATGAGGCCGTATTTACCTGCACCCAGTGCGGATTCCAGGAGTTTGTTCTGGTTGATTCGGATAAGCCGAGTTATAAGGATCCTCCCAGGGAGGTCAGTTATTACGCATATAAGCGTATTAACCATTTCAACGAGTGGTTGGCACAGTTCCAGGCCAAGGAGAGCACGGAGATTCCACAGGAGGTCTATGAGGCCATTTGTGCGGAGCTGAAGAAGGAGCGCATTCTAGACTACAGGACATTGAGCCGCGTGAAGGTGCGAGAGATTTTGAAGAAGCTGAAATACAATAAATATTATGAGCATGTGCCCCATATTATCAATCGTCTGAACGGCCAGAATGCGCCTGTCATGAGCCGCGAAATCGAGGAGAAGCTCCGTTACATGTTCAAGGAGATTCAGCCGAGCTTTCAGAAGAATTGTCCTAAGGACAGGAGCAACTTTTTGTCGTATTCGTATGTTCTGTATAAATTCTGCGAGCTGTTGGAGTTGGACGAGTATCTATCATCCTTTCCACTGTTGAAGAATCGCGATAAGCTATATGTGCAGGATAAGATCTGGGAAAAGATTTGTGCAGATTTGGCATGGCAGTTTATAAGATCTGTTTGATTGGAGAAACCTCATGAAAATAAAGCCCCCGGGCAAAATTATTAAAAAATTGAGCGAAGAAAAAAGCACAATTTATATTATATGGATTCCCAAACTGTTATTAGTCAGAATGCCTCTATAGTTCCAAGAACATTTCAGAATGCCGTCGTCTATGTATTACAGTGTATAGACAATTATTATTATATAGGATCCACAATAAATAATCCACGTTTTAGATTAAATAATCATAAAAAAGATTCTATTAAATTTCCAGATAGAAATGTTTATAAGCATATTAATGAAATAGGGTGGGATAATGTATTATTACAAATTGTAGAGAAGTATCCATGTAATACACGAGAGGAACTTAGACTGAAAGAGGATGAATTTATAAAAGAGTCAATAGATGATATGTATTGTCTGAATCATCAAAGGGCTGTCATATCAAAAGAAGAGCGTAAGGAAAATGTTGCCAACTATTATTTAACACACAGAGCCCAAATATTACAGCAGCATAAACAGTATCTTGAGGCCAACAAAGAAAAAGTAGATGCCTACCAGGCTGCATACAGAAAAGAGAATGCGGAAGAACGCTGCGAATACAGCAGACAATACGCGGCCGAGCATTCAGAGCAAGTCAAGGCGCGGAAAAAGGAATACTACGAGTCACATAAGTCTGAAATCATTGAAAAACAGAAGCAATACGTGGAGGCTAATAAAGATCTCGTCCAGATTCGTAAAAAGGAGTGGGCCGAAAAGAATGCGGAAAAGATTGCTGAGGGACGTAAGCTCTATGCCGAAAAGAATAAAGAGATCATTCAAGAACGTGGCAAAGAGTATTACGAGCAGAATAAGGATATCATAAAGGAGAAATTTAAGGTGTATCGTGAAGCCAATAAGGATAAAATGAAGGAGTATGCCGCGGCATATAGAGCCCAGAATCGCAATACACTGTCAGAATCACATATATGTGAATGTGGCGGTAAATACACGGTGAATCATCAGAAGATTCATATGGAGAGCAAGCGTCATATGAAGTTTATAGATACAAAAGTCGCACCCGAGTAGGAATGGACTCAAACGCCGGTGGCGTCTTAGGCATTTTCGGATTTCTTATTTCTGCCGCTGGAATCGTTTATACGGCGATCAATCATAAGAGGCTACGTTGCAAATGCTGCGGAAAAGATATGGATATTTCTGTGGATGTGGAACCGACCACGCCCAAGGATGTGGAAAAAGAGGAAGAGGAGGTCAAGCCCGTAGAGAAGGTGCGCCGCTCAAGCTTGACAAAAACGGGGGCCACAGCGATTGATAAATACACGCGCAGGTAACCCTACAGGCGCCTCAGAAGCCCCACGTATGTTTCTTTAATGCGATGCGCAGTCTCGCTGCGAAAGAGTTTATAGAGTGGCTCTTCTACACCCAAATACAGCAGAAGATAAAACCACGGCTCAGGAGAAATCTTGCGAACGTCAAGCAGCGACACATCCTTTTTCGACTCGATTGCCACGACCCCCATTATATTCTGCTCCTTTCCCGCGAACAGCCCCGCGCTGATAAAACGCTGCATACAGTTATCGTATAAACTGTCCCAGCGCTCCCATGCATCTTTGGAACCTGCCAAAATGCCGGCCATAACACGCGGCTTGGCATATGGTCCTTTTATATGGATATTTCCGGGAAAAACCACATCCTTTTCGTCGGCCAGCACATATGGCCACCAGTTGAATAGCAGCATGCGATCCACAGGAATACGCTCAGTGACTGGAAAGTTCTTTGCAACCAGGTCGCGGATTTCGGGATTCCGTAGGATACCTGCATCGGTCCATACGTAGGTGGAATGTCCGAAAGGATTCAGAGCAATGGCACGCTTGACGAACTCCTTCTTTTCATACCAGACCTTGTAGAGCTCAGGAGACTGAATATTCTTTTCTGGGTCAATCGCGTGCTGCTTGTCCCAGAATCCTGCGGGAAATGCAGTATTTGCCGTCCATTCTTCTCTTGGAAGGATAATGACACGCGTCCTATCCTCTTTTCCTTTGCGACAATCCTCAATAAAGGGGGCGAGACTAGCATCCGTATAGAATACCAGATAACAGGGGGTGGATTCTAAAAAGAGCCGTATCCAGCCTCTATAACGCTCGGGATCATATTTTGATTTCATGTCATAATAGGCCGATACCACGGTGCTTGGCTCGACCGTTTGTCTAAATGTTCCTTCAGGGAGCTTTTGATAATATCCCAGGCGGGGTGGCTTTATAGGACCACCTGCATTCCACGAGCTCATCTATAGGGCTCGCATAAACCAATAGGAGAAGTTAGACGAATCTGCGAGAACTCATCGATGCCATAGAGTATGGCACGTAGTGTTCATAGTAGTGTGCGATTATAGTCTCTAGACGCGGCCACCAGGGAATCCCACTAAGTTAGCGCCAATGCCAAATCCTGCACCCTGGCGTGCAGTGGCCCCAATGCTAGGGCTCACCACATCCAGAATGGCAAACACAGCCGCAGCGACCACACCCAGAGTCAGGATCTCATCCCAAGGCAGGCGGTGACGAGGCACAAAAATGGCCGCAACGGCCACGAAGAGTCCCTCTACAAGATACTTAATTGCACGATTGATTATCTCAGATGTGGGGTCCATGGTCTATATATTTCCTCCCTATATTTTTTCTCGGCACCCGCGTATTTCTATCTAAAGATGATCCAACATCCTAGACTAGAATGTCATCCAACCCCGACCGCGAAGACTTTTTAGAGGAGGACGTTGAGATCCCTGGCCAGAAGTTCTGTCTTCTGAGTTTTCTGAGTCCGGAGAAGGTTCTTGCGAACAAGAATCTTTTCATGTTCTCCCAGTTCCTCCAGGGCTACGAGTTCATGAGCCGGACAAAGAATCTCGAGGCCTACATGATGCAGACGCTGAAGGGGATTAATGACAAGCTGGACGCGGAGGCAGATTCTCTTCTTCAGAAGGATCTGAGCGGCGCCTCCGAGATTTGCCGTAAGTCCAAGATTCGCGTGGATGCGGCGATGGACGAGTTCCACCAGTTCGTGAAGACTAATGAGCGCGAGCTGAAGGAGAGCCAGCTCAAGGAGGCCTACGATGACTTCCTCTACACGAACAAGACCAAGCTGGAGGACATGTTCTACGAGAAGAACGAGTTCCGGACAACTGTTCGCGGCCTGAAGGTCCGCGGTGTCTATGGATCCCAGGCGGAGGCTGTGGCCCGCTCCAAGAAGCTGCAGCGCCAGGACCCTCTCCACAATATCTTTGTCGGCGAGATCGGAAAGTGGCTGCCATGGGATCCCGAGCCCGCAGAGGTCTCCGAGCAGGAGTATGCCGAAGAGCAGCTGAACACCCTTATGAAGAAGTATAAGGAGAATGAGGAGCAGCGCGAGCAGTTCCAGCGCGAGCAGAGGGGGCGTGCAACGGCCGCTGGCAAGAAGGCAGCTGAGCCCGGTATCACAGTCGTGCAGGATGCTTCTGGTGTAGAGGTCCCTGCTGCCTCCGAGCAGTCTTCAGCCTTTAACAGCATGTTCGACACTGAGGGCCACGCCGATCTGGCAATCGCCCGTAAGATGGGATTCAAGAACGAGTAACCGGCTCGGCCCGCATAATAACACTACACATGTGATGTTTCTAACACCATATGCTTAGCGGGTTTGAACTGGGGCGACCAATCACTTATCGGGGAAGTAGTCGTTGGTGATGGGGGGATACACGGGGCGGCAGATATTCTCCTGGCAGAATTCGCCCTCCTGGCAAGTCACGCCTTTGCAGTCCAGACTTGTCCTAATATCAAGACCAGAGGCACCACCTGATACCGCACTCTGGAACCCCTCGGGGAAAGTGCGCGCAAATGTGCGACGGAAAACAGGCAGCAGTGCGATTGCCACTAATATAACGCCAAAAAGGGCTACAATGCCATATCCTCTAGGAACCTTCATTCTACGCTTAAGACACAAAATTATGGCGTAACCGGAAGAGGGTTCCTGTCATACAGTTGGGGTAGGTCCGAACTCCTGCAGAAGCCGTTCATGCAGCGAGTGGGGAATGTGCATGGCAGCATATCCACGCCGCAGCGCTGGGGCTGTCCGAGCTGGAAGCCCTCGTATATCATCGGATTTATACGGAGAAACCTATCGGCGACCAGCAGCCCTATGGCAATGACCGCAACGAATACGAGTGCATATATATCGGTCATACTATCTTCCTATCGATAGTTGTTAGATTTTCTTCTGAACACTAATCGCCGGCCCCTTCAGCCTTCTTGACGCATTCGGGTCATACTGGCTGGCGTCCTCTTCCTCCTTGTCGCGATAGTAGTTGGCCGAGTGCTGCCAGAATTCCGCCGCACCGATACGGAAATCGTTGTGCAGATCGGCCTTATACCAGAAGATACAGTCCTCCATTTTCGCCGACTGGCTGGTATTGTCAATGATCAGACACTCGTAATTCTGAGTGCATTGGTCCATGATCTGGCAGAAAAATTCAAAGGATGGAAAGGCGGAGGCATAGTTGTCGTAGATTCGCTTGCGATTGTTGGTATAGGGCTCGCGCAGAATGAACACGAAATCCACGTTGGTCCGGAGTGCTGGCTGAATACCCAGAGGATACTGCATAGTAATAATGAAGAACACCTTCAGCCAACGGCCGTTCATAAACAGATAGCGAATATTCTTGTCGTGTGTCCAGCTGTCGTCATACATACAGTCATCCAGAATCATAAAAGATCTCGGGTCGAGGCGGGACTTTGCGCCAGGAGTGGCCTGCTCGCGCTGGATACGGGCCATGATCATCTTCTGGCGCTTGACGAAGTTAGCGAGAATGACGGCGTTGTATTCGCCGTGGATGAACAGAGGTGGAATCATTTTACCGTAGAAGGAGTTCGACTCCTCCGTGCCGCTGATAACAGTGCCGAGGGGCATATCCTGGTGGTGAAAGAGGAGGTCACGCACAAGAGTGGATTTGCCGGTGCGTCGCCGCCCAATAAAAATCACCACGGCATCCTGAGGAATCTTGCGCATATCGAACTTTTTTAATGAAACATTGACAGCAGCCGACATCTTGTCTGCATACTCTCCACTTTTTTACGGCTTGCGCGTCCCGCGCACTGTATAACATATACAGCGAGTGGTAAGAATGGATACACAGCTCCGGGGTATGAATGTTCCATCGCCCCGTTTCCGGTTGGCTCCATTGGCTACTGAGCTGTGCCGTGTTCGAGGGTTCAAATCTCTGCAGACCTTCTTTCCTACACTGAGCAAGCTCTACCGCATATCCAAGCACCAGTCCGAGGATGTCTGGCTGGATTCCAAGATGAGGATTGTGGCCATTGATATTTCGGGAACTTCTGGGCCATGTGGTCTGTCTGTCGTGCCTAACGTGGATGTATCCGGGGGGAATATGGCGTCTGTGATGGACGACCGTTCCATCGACATTCCCGCATTTATGAAGGTTACCCATCTGCTCGACCCGGTTCGCTGGATGAAGGGGACCTACAGTCTTCCAAAGCAGTCTGGGCTTCCTTGGCACCACAAGACCTGGACAAACGCCTGTAACAAGCTGCAGGATCAGTGGAACCAGGCGTATGTGGAGACGGTCGCCTCCTATGCTCTTGGGCGCATCCGAGATGAGGGAATCTCTCCCCACTTCAACGAATTCTACGGAGCATTCTGTGCCCGCGCCGAGATCTACAGATACAATCTTACGGATGATTTTGGCAGTATGCGAAATGCCAGATGGTTCTGGCACGGACAGAAGAAGGGGCTCTACAAACTTTGTATGCTGGATACGCGCAATCCGGGTAATCCGATCTCCAAAGAGATCGTGGATGAATTTCTGCGGGAACCTTCTGAGACGCATTCGGAGTCGGAGTCGGAGTCGGAGGCGGATGCAGAGGCGGATGCAGTAGCGGAGGCGGATGCAGAGCCCGAAGGCGAAGTGGAAATCCTCGTAGAGGATACGGAGGCCTGCGAGCTAAAGTCTCTGCATTCGGACGCCATGTCCGAGGTGAGCTTTGCACCCAAGTCCGAGGCCTCGGATGCGGATAAATCTCTTTCTGAGGCTTCCAATGATACTGACTTTCCCGATGAGAACTATAAGATCTACGCCGAAATCCATGACTTTCCCGTGATGTTGATTGCAATCGAGCAGAACAGAGGGACAATGGATTCTCTGCTGGATGATACGGCGGCGGTGGGGGCCGAGCACGGAACGGCAGAATGGGAGCTGCGCTGGTCGGCCTGGCTGTTCCAAGTTCTGGCCGCGCTGAGTGTTGCGCAGAGTATTCTCGGATTCACGCACAATGATCTCCACACAAACAATATCGTCTGGACGGAGACATCCGAGGAGTTCTTCCACTACACTTTGAGGAGCGGGGCCACGTTCAAGGTCCCCACGTTTGGCAAACTCTTCCGCGTGATTGATTTCGGCCGCGCCATTTTCACGATCAATGGGCAGCAGTTTATTAGCGATGATTTCCGTCCAGGTAATGATGCAGATGGTCAGTATTGTTTCAAGCCTCTGCATCCTCGCCCACCGGTGGAGGTCGCGCCCAATCCCTCCTTCGATCTGTGTCGTCTGGCAGTGAGCCTGTTCGAGGCCCTATTTCCCGATTCGCCGGCGGAAAAGGAGGGGGGAGTGCTTCTCAGCTCCGAGGACGGCTTGGATATGATGGAGACCGTGTCACCACTCTATAACTGCATATGGAGCTGGATGATCGACGACGATGGACGAAATGTGCTGATTGAGGCGAACGGCGATGAGCGCTTCCCCGATTTTGATCTGTATAAGCATATTGCGGCGAAGGTCCATACGGCGATTCCTTCCCAGCAATTCCAGCATGCAGCATTTGACCGGTTTCAAGTAAGCCCGTCGGATGTTGCTAAAGATACAAAAGTGTGGCAGCTCTTCGCTTAGGGGGAAAGCGTCGCCGCAGGCGAGGCGCTTATTCGCCCAGTTTCGCTGGGCTTAACGCAAGCCTCCCCCTCGCCTGCGGCGACGCTTTCCCCCCCTAGAGACAGGGGGCGGGGGGGAGGCTTGCGTCCCCCCCTAGAATCGTGGAACGCCCACCTTGACCTCCATGTCATCTACAATCTCTGCGACACCTGCAACACCTGCAACACTCTCCTGCGCCTTGCTCAGAAGAGTGAGCGGAACCAGGCTCATAAGCGTCTGTATCACACTCGTCGCGGATTCAGGCAGAAGCTGAATAATCATGGCAACCATCACGGAGCCGATGATAAAATCGCGCATCAAGCTCTTTATAGTGGGTGTCTTCTCCTCAATAAATTGGGTGCTGCCTGCGCCCAGTGCAGAAATAATAACTCCGCCTAAGACCATACCAGTTAGAAGGGGGGGCTGCTGTGACATTCTGGCCGCTCGCCAGGAAAAAAAGGTGCTCTGACGCACGCGCGTCTAAAGCTCCTCGAAGTCCATGGCGAGTATTTCACCATCCTTCTTTTCCAGATCCTCAAATCCGTCCATCGCCTCCGGAGGGCTGTCCAATATTTTGATGTCGTCCGAGTTGGATGCCATAAGCTCCTCTAGAGGAGTCTCTTCTGGGATCTCAGTTGCGAAGGCTGTATCTGCTCCTGTAAAGACTGGGGTAGTGGGTGCGGTTGCCGCCTTCTCAACCGGAACTTCTGATGCCGATATATCAATCACAGTTTCTGTTACGGCTGCGCCAGAAACATCTGTTTTGATATCCACTACTGCCTCTGCCTCCTTCTCGGCATCCGCCTTGGCCTCCTTGGCATCCTCTTCAGCCTCCTTGGCATCCGCCTCCGCCTCCTTGGCATCCGCCTCCGCCTCCTTTGCCTCCTCCTCGGCATCCGCCTCATCATCATCTCCATCATCACGCAGATACTCGCGCAGAATGTTCTTCACTGGGAGCATGCCACGAATGGCCTGCAGAATACCATCCTGCAGAATAGTCTCAATCAGCCGAAGATTCTTCTGACGCTCAATAGAAGGCGCGGCAGTCGAAAAGAGATATGTGCTGCTCCAGAGAAGACGCGCGCACTCGGACAGCGTCCTATGGAGAAAATGATCCAGCTTGGGAATAGTAATCTGGAGCTTCTTCTGTCTCGTAGTCAGCCTGATTGCGGAAAGCACCTTCGTGTGCGCGATGAAAACTGCCGTAAGGAGCTCCTCCAGATAATCACACTGTGTAGAGGCGCTCAGAGCCGATGTCTCGCGCTGGACTTTGTCCATATTCCATTCGGTGATGCCCTCCAGCAGTTGCTGAAAGGTAAGAAGGATGCGTTTGGGCTCGGGCTCCTTCTGCTTCGCCTCATCCAGTAAATCGAGGAAATACTGCTGAAGAGCGGGCAGCATATACTGACAGAGCTGCTTGGTGTATTCACCCTTTGCCTCGGCATATACGCTGATTCCCTCGCCTGCAATATCCATTCTATTCTCTAGACTATCCGCTGGACTTAGGAATCTTGAACTGAACGCGTTTTGGGGGCCTCTGTTCCCAGCAGAAATTTCCCGATCTGGATCCACGGAGACGAGCCGGACCCAATCGCGCGAATACACTCCTGGACGCCCCTATCCTCGGGGCCATAGCTCAGCAAGATTGTATCGACGATTTTATAGGGGTCAGCACCGTCTTTGCGGAGCTGCGGTATCTCACTCCAGACCGGAAGGCGCATCTGCTCAGAGTCGCCAATCAGGGCAAGATGTTTCGCCATATTCATATTGCGAAGCGTTCTGTAGGATACTTCCGAACGCATCGTGACGACATTGCATCTGGAAAGAATAGGCGGAGACAGCTTCCACAGCTCCCGCACCTCCAGACAACATGTGACATTCGGCGCGGCGGTCTCCAGAATGCGGCGGAGAAATGCCTGGGCCTCCTGGGTCAGGTCGTCGGCGCCCTCGATCCAAACAAAGAGACGCTCCTTTGAGCGCACCTGCTGGTGGAGCACCTCGCGGCCTTCGCGCAATGAGCGATCCACGCGCGCATTCCAGCGAAAGAGTTTCGCACGAAATGTTGCGGCCTCTTCCTTTATCCAGCGAGATTTACCTGTGCCAGGTTCGCCGCTAACAAGCAGCGCACCTTTCCAGGTTTGTTTTGTCGTTGCCGCCATTCCTAGAAGGATGACCGCGGAAAGTTTAGGCCCTTACATAGTCGCCAGCAGCTCCTGCAGAAGCTTCTCATCGTGTTCGGCATTGAACGCGAGATTCTGCGAAGCCATCAGTGGGTTGGAATTCACCGCCGACACCATATCCATCGTATTGCGCTCTCGGCTCACATCCAGCTTGAGAGGCACGCGAGGGCGCACCTGACCGATATCGCCCACACCCGTAGGAAGCCCAGCCACACGATTCACGGCATTCGCGCGATCATTTATAATATCGGAATCCAGCTTCCTCGTGGTCTGATTGATATCACCATCGAACACTGCCAGTGACCCGCCGTTTCCGTGCATAGGATCGCGACCCAGCGCAATCTCCTGCTTATTCGGGTTGAGGCGCATATTGTAGGCGGCGTCGTGGCTGGTGAAATCCTTATTGACGGAGTTGGAGGGACCGTAATACTCGGACTTGGCAGAGATCTGAGACTTCTGTGTCGGCTTGGCGATGTCATCCGGGTCATACACCTTGAGGCGATTGGGCGCATCGGCCGCCGCTGCCTGACCGAACCAGTTCCAGTTGATGGTGCCCTCGCGGACCGTCGTGCGTGCGATATCATTAGGGTCCCAGACAGTAATCGCCGGTGCGCCCTGGGCATAGCCAACCGGTGTCCCCGTCTGGCGAATATTGCCCACCGTCTCCTGGCGCCTTGTGGGGCGGTTCTCATCATCGTAGTGCGTAGTCACGGCACCGGTGTCGGCAGGCACCAAGTTGAGACCCATCGTGCGCTCGCTCGTCGCATTACGCTCATTGGGGCGCACCTCGTAGCCGCTACGACCGTAGTCGGCCTCAGGCGCATCCGTATCCGCACTAGTATAGGTCGTCATATCGGCATTACGGTATCCCGCGCCACCATACTGTTGGGTCATGGGCGTCTTGAAAGAGCCGGTCACGTAGGACTCGCCGAACTCCTGGGCGCCGGCAGGACCCATCAGCTCCGAGCTGGTCTCGGGACGAGTCGTGTGCTTCAGAACCTGCACAGGGCGCACGGCCTCCTTGATAACGTCGCCGGTCGTCACGAAAAAGCGCTTGCCAGACTCGTCAATATAGAATTTGTCGGGGCGATACTTGCGGACCTCGCCAGAATCCTGCGCAGATGTTCCAATAAAGTGCTGGCCAGGAACCACTGGCTGATCATAGGTCAGCTTGGGGTTGTCCGACGTGCGCAGATCATCAGTGCGGCGAACATTATCCATCATATACTGATTCACCTCGAACTGCTGGAATCCGCCCTTGCCCGTTGCCGCGAATCCCTCATTCACACCGGGCCCCACGCGCACAGGCTCAAAAGGGCGCTCGCCTGCGCGACTCCTCGGGTCATTAATGCGGCTCTGCACGAATTCGGTATTATCCTCCATACCGAAAGGATTGCCATAGGGGGCACGGGCCGTGTCAAACATGGTCTCAACCTCCTTCTTAGCGATCTGGGTGATACCAGAGCCGGTGAAGGTGTCTAAGATGCCCGAGTTCGTCTGCGCACTCACATTCTGACGCACGCGGCCTCCGAAGAACGGCACCATATTATTGTGGGTGAAGTCGGATGTAGAGACCATCTTACCGGTCAGCTCGCTTGTGACGAAATCGCCGCCCACGTAGTTGGGCTGTGCCTGGATACCACTGGGGTTCATGGCGACGTCGGGTGTGGCAGAATCAATCGGCTCAGGGCGGGGCTGCAACGCGGGATTCATGGAAACTGTGCGGATCGGAGGAGGCGAATAGTTAATCAGAGTTCCATAGATACCGGGATCTGGCTCACCAGGTGCAGGTGGTTGGCTCATGACATTCCTATACATCAGATCCAACTCCTGGGCGGAGGCTCTCGGGGCTGCCCCACGGGGCGCCTGCGTTAGAGGATCTGCATCGGGTCCGCGCTGTGCATTGGACTGGAACCCTTCGGCCTCCGATGTGCCAGAAAGTTTTGTGACAATATATACCAAGCCAGTTAAAGCGAAAAGGGCCGCAGCTTCCATACCTACCGTCAAGTGCCATTTTTAAGGATAGAATCTGTCCTTAAAAATGATACAGTGCCGCCCGCTCACGCCTATTCAGGCCCGGTCTCTCTATGTGTCTTGAAGCGCTCCTTGTCGAGCAGCTTCGATGGAATGAAGTGGTCGAATGGTGTCTCAAAAGTCAGCTGGGGCTGGTGGGGCAGACCCTCCCAGCGATTCCAGCCGGTCGCCCTGAGAGTGCAAGGAGGATTTACCAGACGCTGAAAGAGCTGGGGAACGGACTCATCGGGGGCAGCCTGGAGAGGAACATTATTCATCGCGTTCGTTTCGGGATTGTAGAGCTTGGTATCCACGCGGAGACGGGAGCCGAAGCGGTTGATTCCCTTCAGATCGGACTCGACATCTGTCTTCCACTGTCCAGCGGGCCAGGAGGCACCAGAGTGCTGAATCCGGGTCGTAACATCTACGGGATAGCTCACTGGGCAGTTCGCATCCGGGGGATTCACGTAGTAGCGCAGGGCGTAGGAGGTGATGCGCATATCGTCGGACTGGTGGAAGTCGTCGAACTTGGCGCGTGTAAGTGCCTGTTGTTTTACGGATAGGGCCATTGGGGGCGCTTGCTATCTTGGCATATGATATTCCAGCTTGGAAAGCTGCAGAATCAGATGCTTGTATTTTATAGGTCTATTAGTCATCGTTGGAATTGTTATTAGGTCTATACGTAGAGTTATTATTGTTGCTATTATTATACTTTCCAGAAGGAGGCCAGCTTGTAAGTGGCCTGGGATTGCTGGCATTACGTCCTAGACCAAAATTTGCGCGACCCAATCTGTTTGCGAGATTATTTAGCTCATCATTTGCACCTTCCTCACCCTCATTCTCTTCATTAATCGCCTGTAGCCTTTTAGGGCTTTTTCTAGACCTTCTTGCCATGCCGCTGCTAGAGCTTCCTGCCATGCCTTCGCCGCCCCATTCCTCCTCAGCAGCTGCAGCTGCAGCTGCAGCTGCAGCTGGAATAGCAACTGTTGCTGGATTAAAATTCTGAGTTATTGCCTTTTTTCTAAGTCTTTCGCTACGCCTGAGCTCCACATTAACATTCATCTTGGGACCCTTCGCCGTACTCTTTCTAGCTTTTTTAGTAGATACGTTTCCTGCTGCTGCTTTTGCTAGTGCTCTTTCTGCTTTTGCTTTTGCAGCTTTTGCAGTTTTTTCTGCAGCTTTTGCTGCTTTTGCAGCTTTTGCTGCTGCTTTCTTAGTCTTTCTTGTGCTATTCCTATTAGCCACACTAGAGCTATTTGCTGCTGCTGCTTTCGCTTTTCTTGCTGCTTCCGCTTCTTGTTCTCTTGCTTTTCTTGCTGCTGTTTCTGCTGCTTTTATTGCTGCGTTCAACTCTGCACCTCTGCGCTTAGACATTGTTTGCGTATTTCTCAGATTCTTTCGTAAATTCACATACTTCTTCTTACGTGTAACATGTCCCTTATTTGCCAAACTAGGACGATATCCGAATCTGACTGGCATCTATCTATAACAATCTTAGTATTTTTCGGGGCGACCACATGACTCTTTGACTAAGGGTTCTGGGCCGATAACTGCCGGATATGCCCACATCTGATACACGGGCAGATGCACAGGCTTCGTATCAATCTTTAGAGTAATCTTGGGATTTACGCGCTCGATTCCAGCATTCTTATCGGCGACAGGAAGATGGTGTCTCTCCATAGAATCGCTGTTCGGGCGAGTGATTCCCAGCAGATCAGACTCCAGATCTGCCACGTTGCCCCTAATATTACTGACCTCGTTACCACCTACGAGGCCGAGAACATGACGGGCTTCCTTCACATGACGCACCGCCGATGGGAATTCAAGATAGGACTGGGGATTCTCCACCTTGTCAATACGATTCGAATCATCACTTGCTGGGGTAAGATATGCCTCAGAGAGAGATGCCATTCTGTAAGGGGGTAAGCAAAGCTTTGCTCCGAGCTTTAGCAGTTCACATCGCGAATGTAGGAGCGGCTAGGCAGCCCCCCGCGAATCCAGCCGGGCGAGGCCATCTCGGGAATGAGATTCTCGGGCTTCTGGATGTTATTCTTCACCGCAGGAATCAGAGGAGTAAATACACCCTCGAACTGCTGCTCAGTCACAGTGCCGCACTCCTTGCCCTGGCGCACCTGCTCAGAGTGCAGCAGGAGACTCTCCACCTCGGCATTGCCGCGGCCGCCACCCATATAGGGAACACTCAGGAAAGGCCTCGCCTGTGCCCTGATATTGCACCTATTGTTGTTGAACTCGGGCTGGTTCTTGAGCACAGACTCAGAATCAATCTGCCTGTTGTTAGAGCCGAAGCCCTCGCGAGCATACATCAGAAGCTCCTTCGCCGCCACAGGATTCACACCCTTCGCATCTGGAACCAGATTGGTGGTCGTGTAGGCGCCGGGGCCAACAGACTGCCTGTAATACTGCTCTATTCCACATGAATCATCCTTTGTATGAGTCAGACGGTTAACTTGCATCCTCTTCTGAATGGTGGCGATAGAATAAGCGCCCTCCAAATAGAATGCCAAGAAGATCCCAGGCAAAGAAGTTCTGCGACTGCGTGAAAAAGGTCCGGAACACCGTGAAGCTTCGGAAGGGTTCAGGCCGCGGGGCAGCGGCAAAAGAGGGCGCCGCGATCGCAATATGCACGAAGAGTATTCTCCAGAGACGGGGGAAGACTCTACGTAAGTTTTCTTGCAAGAAAGGTCCAATGCTCCAGACACAGCCACCCATTAAGGCGTGAGACTCGGAAGTAAACTTCCTCCTCATACCCCCTGGTCATTAAGGGGTGACATTGAGCCAAGGAATGGCCCCGCCATCCGTTCCGGGAAGGCACGCCTCGCGGCCACCCTCCTTACAGGTCTTACCAGGTATCCTATACAGCCAGTTTTGGTAAGAGCCCTGGTCGTTCGGAATACCCGTGCTCGGCATCGTGATAAATTGCCTCTGACTCTGCGTCTTTCCGAAGACATCCGTAGGATCAGAGTTAAACTCCGTGCGGAAGAATTCATCCAGTGATACCTTCACGCTCGGGTCAAGCACAGACGCCGCCATAGGACGCGTCGGATTATACTTGATTTCGTCAATCAGAACATTCATGAAGGGATTCCGGGTGCTCGGAAGAGTGGAACGGGCCGGCGCGGCACCCATGCCAATGACCTCATACACCTCCGTAGCGGATTTGGAGGATCTCACCTTTCGCTCCCACTTATCATAAGCGGCCTTCCTACTTTCCTTCCACTTCTGATACTCGGCAGCATCAGAATCCGCAAATGCCTCCGTGTTGCGCTTGAAGTTAATCAGCATCCAAAAGTTTGGTAAGCAATACAGAGTCGCTACACCAAGGAAAATCGGGAATACAGCCGTAAAATTCAGCCCCACAGTGAGCACAGCTCCCACCATGAACGCAAGAACGTATATGAGCACGATCTGATTCACTATTTCACTGGCACATGGGCCCGTTGCATGCTGTTTCAGCGTGAATCCAGTGCTAAGCATAACCTTCGGATTTTCCCAAGCATATGGATCGCAAAATGGATGTAATGTCATAGCGGCGGCGAGCCTTCTATCCGTCAGTGTTAAAATAAGACACATTTCTACTTGCCGGCTGCGCGCTTAGCATCCAGCTTCTTCTTGAGGCGCGCGCGAACCATTGCAAGACGGCCCTGGTTGTCCTGACCCGCGGCACGAGCCTGCTCAGGATTCTCAAATGAGAATGCGGACTTGAACGACTTCATCATCTCAGCGAACGCCGGGTGAGACTGGAATTCGTTCATGAGCTCCTCCGCCTCTGCCGCCAGCTCCTGTGGCCTCAACTCTCCCCTCTGGATCTTCTCCTGCAGCTTCTTGCCCACACGCATCATCGCCTTCTGGAGCATATCGGGGTTCGAAGAAGATGCCTGCATCAGAATCTCAAATGCGCGGGCAGGGTCGCGCTCGACCGCCTCCAAATCCTCAGGCCGGAGTCCGAAATCCTCTGGCTTGAATTCGCGGACCATGTCCTCCGCCAACTTCGCCAGCTTTCCCTTCAGGAACTTCTCAGGCATCTTCGGCAGAGCGTTGCTGCCCCCGAACATGTCCTTGAATTTGTCCGCCAGAGAATCGAAATCCACCTTGTCCAGGCGGCTCCTCCAGTTCTTTGTAACGTTGTCGGCCCAATCCTGGAATTTTCCCATGTCCTCGCCCTCGAGACCGCTCTCATACATGGCACACAGGTCCAGAATAGACAGATACTCATACACTGCTGCCTTGGTCTTCTGGCCCACCGCCGACCACAGAGCATCGGTGATAACCACGCCAGGCAGAACGATACCGGGGCACTCAGTCTTGGCGTGCTTGCCTACCACCTCCTGGTGATACTTGGCGAGGCGCTCCAGCTCGGGAATCGCCTCTGCAGAAGTCAGCTCGGTCCCCAGCTCCGGAAAGGTCTGGCGCAGATCCACAATAAATTCGTCATACTTCTTGAGGAAGGTGTTCTCGAGGGACATGGAATCGGCGGACATCTCTTCTGGTCTTGGAAGAGTGATTACGGAGGCTTTACGCCCCACGCGCAGCACGGGCCTTCTCGCACAGAATGCAGAGAACCTTCAGATAATTCCAAATGGCCTTCTGGTTCGCGGCCGTCATGCTCGGCCAGTGCTTGTCAAAGATGAGCAGAGCTGGTGACATCTCATTGAACTGCGCGGAGATCTTGGACTTGGCGAATCCGATGACGACCTCCTCGTCCTCGCGCTCAATCGCCTCGCGCAGCTGCCCACAGACATAGTCATGAAACAGATCGAGAATCAGCTTAGGGTTGATCTTCTTCGCCCCCTCAATGGCCTCTAGTGCCATCTTAATATCCCTCTCCTCGGGATATGTGTCTCTGAGCTCCTGAAAGAAGCGGATCAACTGCGTATTAAAGGCCCCAAGTGCGCTCATGTCTTCCTACAAGAAACACGCGAGCGAGCTTTAGATTATTTTTACGCGTGCGCGGAGCCTTACAACACGCGGGGCATGCCTCCCTTTGGCATGCCGGCCTCCCTGTCGCGCTGATAGGCCTCCATCTGCTTGTCAAACATCTCCTCCTTCTTGGATCTGCGCTGGCTACTGGGGGCTGCCGGCACGCCTCCGTCCTGTGCGAGCCGGTCACCTTCGGAGGCCGCCCCCGACAAGAAGGAAAATGCCCCTGGCATGGTCGCCCCTCCCGTTCCCTGAGAGCTGGTATCGGCGTCCAAGCCGCTGTAGCTGAAGCCCTTGGCGAAGCTGACATTCTCCATCATACTGAATGCGGCGGGCTCGGCGGCTCCTGGCTGCGCGGCCGGTGCCCCTGTTTGGCCACCCCCCTCCTTCATTCGCTTCTCATAGAGCCAGTTCATCACGTCGGAGTCCGTCCTGGGCTCACCCTCGCCCGCGACGACAATGGTAGGCACCTTCTTCAGCCAGCCAGGGAGCTGAGGACGGGCTGGACTAGGATCCACGCAAATGAATTTGAAATCTGACTTCCATGGTGTCCTGGAAAGCTCCGTAATAAATGCCTTTGACCACTGGCACTTATTGCTATAGAAACATACATTCGTTGCTTGGCCACTCATAGTCCGCAACACCACTATTCATTCTGTATAGACATGCCGGGGAACTCCAAACGCAGTAAGGTATCCGAGGGCCGCCTAAAATTGAGTTCAGCAGTTGTAGAAGAGCCACTACTTACAGAATGTCTGCCGTCCGTGCCCAACCCAGAACTCTCGCACAGGCCCGCGCAGAAAAGGCGGCCGCCGCCGCCACGCAACGCCGGGCACCCGCCACAAACATCTTTCGGAATCCCACTCGCGAGAATGCCACAACCATCCGCTTTCGTATGGAGCCCACCCACGTCACCTACGCCAATACGCTCCGTAGGACAATGATCACCGACGTGGAGACCGTCGCCTTCGCCGCCGATATTGGAGACGATGGCAGAACCGGTGATGTCTCTATCACAAAGAACAGCACCCCCATGAGCAATGAGATGCTCGCCCATCGCATTGGTCTGCTGCCAATCCATATCACGAAGCCGCTGGACTGGAATCCAAAGGAATACAGTTTCAGCCTCGATATCACAAATGACTCTACTGAGCCACTGGACATCGTCGCATCCGATATCAAGGTCATGAAGAATCGCGGACCAGATGAGGACCCTCTCCCGGTGCCGAGTGTCCAGTTCTTTCACCCCGACCCCGTTACACACGACACGGCGCTGATCTCTGTTCTCAAGGGTCGCGTGGGGACACAGGCGGCAGAGTCTCTCGTCATGACAGCAACGGCGACAGTGGGAACAGGTCGTCAGAATGCGCGCTTCATGCCGGTCACGAGCCGCTGCGCATACGGCTACACGCGCGACGACGATCCAGAGAAGCGGAAGGAGATCTTCACTCGTTGGCTGACTTCACACAAGAAGGTCAGTCCTACCGAGTTGGAGTCTGACTCTGTCCGTAAGGGTGAGCTGGAGAGAGAGTTTGAGACCATGGAGGTCCAGCGCTGCTACAAGACCGATGAGAATGGAGAGCCGAACAGTTTCGACTTCCTGGTGGAGAGCGTGGGCGTGCTTGATCCGGTCTATATCGTCGCCCGCGCCATTGATATTCTGCAGGCCAAGCTCCTCAAATACGGCTCCATGGACTCGGGTGATCTGCCTGATACGGTGCGTGTGACCCCTGCAGATGCGCGGATGAAGGGGTTCGATTTCGTATTCCAGCAGGAGGACCACACACTCGGCAATCTTCTGCAGAGCTGGATGGAGCAGAACTTGATGGAGGGCGAGATCACTTTCGTTGGTTACAAGGTGCCACATCCTCTCCGCGATGAGATGCTGCTTCGTGTCGGTGTTGAGAGCGGTCTCGATACGGCTGCCCGTGCCGCAGTGGCCAAGGCCGCACGTGAGTGTGCCAAGCTCTTTAGTGAGTGGGCCGCGCAGTGGGCAACAGTTGCTATCTAAATTCCCCCGTAGTAAATAGCTAGTATGGAAGGAGGAATCCATATTTTTTGTATTAATCTAAAGCATCGTGGCGATCGCTGGTCCAGATTCTCTGCCCAGCCTGAGCTGAAGAAGTTAATGAAACACTATACCTTTGATCGATTTGAGGCGGTAAATGGCTCTGCCATTGATATCCAGAAGGATGAACGTGTGTCTCTTAGGACAAAACGCAATATCCGCGAGCATATCCGGCGCGACCACGAGGAGCTCGATTCCGCCGGCGGGATCGGCTGCTATCTCAGTCACACTTCTGTATGGAAAAAGGTGGTGGAGAGACCAGAGCCATATGCAATAGTCTTTGAAGACGATGCGATTATTCCAGAGGGATTCACGGAGGACTTTCAGTTGGCGATGAAGGATGCAACACTTCTTCCACAGGCGCCCGATGTATGGTTCTTTTCCATACCGACGCCCTGGTATTTTGAGTATAAGGGGAAGCCGAATCCCAAGGACGTGAAGAAATATACTCTTGGCCCCTGGATTACCAATACGTGTTCAGCCTTCACTGGATATTTGGTAAGCAAAAAAGGGGCGGAAAAACTCCTGGAAACCGCATTTCCCATTGATATGCACGTCGATTTATACACCTGCCTTGTTGGAGACCTCAATAGGATTCTGACTGTGTGTCATCGTGATATCATAGTCAAGCCGTATCAACTGAAAACTGGCGACACCGATATTCAGGTGGTCGCCGATTGCCCCATCTGTAGTGTCCCGACGAATTTTGAAAAACGTGGTATTATTATGTTGAATATTCCTATTTTTATAGTGGCATTGGCCGTTATAGGAGGGATGTATTATTTAGGCAGCGGTAGTCGCCGTAGGCGTTGAGGGCCCAAGCGCAGCTGCCTGTGGCCCAAGCGGAGCTGCCTGTGGCTCAAGCGGAGCAGGAGCAGGCAGCGCCACGTAGGCAGCCGTATCCATCAGACGCTTCTTCTCGAAATCGCGCAGCCCATTCACCACCTCAATCACATTCTGCAGACGCACCGAGTAACCCTTCTCACGCAGATCCTGGAGCCACTTCACATGCAGGAGATATACCGCAGGGCGGTATGCCTCTGGCAGCTCCTTGAATTTGCACGCATGTGCCTTATGCACATCATTATACGCCGTCAGGCAATCAGCCGTGCGGGCCCTCAGCGTCTGCTCAAACTCCCAGAACGCCTGTCTCTCCTCACTATAGTGCTTGAGATAGTCGCTCACCTGCTTCTGCTGGCGCAGACGGAAGAAGCGCTCTAGCGCAGTTGCCTCCGAGCCGCGCAGCTCGCGCAACATCGTATAGGTGGGTGTCCTCAGACGCCATCTCTTACCGGTGCCATCCTTGAACACGAGACCCTGCCAGCGCCATCCGCGCTGCACGGCAGTCCTCTGCAGAAGATCCTCAACCTCCTGCTCCGAGCGAAACTGGCGGAGAGGATAGCTGGGAATCTGGAGACGGGCGAGAGCCTGTGGCCAGTTGGTCGCTCTCTCAGAAATCTGCACGGCGCCCGTCTCCGTCACGAATCCCGTATGGACGACGTGGAGACTGGGAGATACGATCTTCGCGACAATACGGTGGTCAGGATGCTGCACCACGAAGCTCACAAATGCCGAGGTCGCCTTCTGCTCTTGGCGCAGAGTCTCCAGAGTTGTCTGCAGAGCCGCCGCAGTCTTTAGAGGAGTCGTCTCAAGACACTCGGCGAATAGCTGCGCAAATGTCTTCTCGCTGTAGAATTTGTTCTCGCCGCCGACGCAAGTGCGGGTGGCCAGATGCAGAACTCCATCGCTGCCCACCCATGCATTCATCATGAAGCCATCCACGAAATCCTCTGTGGCAGACAGCTGCACAGAAGTGGGTGGCAGACCCTGCTGGGACTTGGGAGGAGCCACGCATAGTGGGAGATTTGCGACGGGGTCCCAGACGACTGAGCGGAACAGACCTCCATAGATGTCTCCTGCGGCATTTGCAAGACGACCATTGTAGCGCACGACGCAGGCAGTGCCATCCACGACGCGAAGACCGCCATTGATCTCGGTCTCCATATGGGCCTTCATGTCTGCCCAGGCAGGGAAACGCTGACGAAGGGTCTCAAAGTAATTCACAGATACAGACATTCTGATGTGTTATACCTACGCTGTTGCCGCTTAGGCGGTTAAATTTTACGGTGCTTGGCTTCGTCGCAGGGCTTGGTCGCATAGCTTGGTCGCAGGGCTTTGTCGCAGGGCTGTAGCCCTGCTTCGAGGCCGCATAGCTTCGCGCGGCACTTACCCAGTTCTACTCGCCAACCTTTGTAGAGGAGTGAAGATGGCCAACGTAGATCAAGAAGAATCTCCTGAGTTTGAGCTCGGAGACGGTATCTATATCGACGGAGGAAAACTCGATCAGACGCGTGGTCGTATATACTACATGGACGAGAGCATGCTCCGTATTCTTCCGATGGGTGTCTCCGACAGACTTATTGATATCCCCATTGTGGATGGCGATTTCGACGAGGCCCTCGGCATTAAGAATTTTTTCCTGGTCTCCAAACGTGCGAATCCGGCATTTGTTGCCCAGGTCGATCTACAAGTCGATCACATCGTCGATACATTTGATGAGAAGGGTGCCGCCGGCATTCAATACACCGTAAGAGAGATCAACGAGGCCGAGGATACTGCCACCCTAGTGGATGAAACCGGCGCCCAGAAGGTGATTGAGTTCGAGTTCCGCGGCATTCCTCTTGAGGAGCCATTCGCGGTTCTCCGACCTCGGCAGGCGGCCGCCGCAGTTACAGAGGCGGAAAACGAGGCAGCCAATGTCGCAGAAGCCGCGGAAGAAGAAGACATCTTTGAAAACGTCGGCTTCAATGTCCCCGAAGAGGAAGAGGAGATCGTCGGCCTCGTAGAGCGCCCAGTCACAAAGCGCACCTATCCCGACATTGTCCAGCGCAATGAGATGTTCCAGAATCTGCTGGAAATGGTAGATATCAAGTCCCAGAAGAATCCCAAGCGGCAGCGTGAGATACGCCAGCTGGTGGAGCAGCTCCTCCTTCTCCGCAATGAGGTGGTGACATATGCCCCCAGTGGAGATCCTTCAGGCCAGATAGCCACATCCTTCCAGACAATCGCCGAGCTCCTTGAAAAGGGAGATATTCCTCTGGCCCGCCCCGTGCTCGATGCCGCGCGCACGCTCAATCTCGATTTTGATGATACGCCGGATGCGATCAACCCTACTGAGCTCCCTGGCCAGGCCGTCGATATCCAATACATGGGTCCCGTTCTCAATCAAATGAATGACTATCTCGCAACACAGCTCGGAGGCACTACCGCCCAGATTCTCGTCCCCGATGCGCTTCCCCAGTGGTTCGTCACCTGGGAGGCCTTTTTCAAGCGCTTCATGCGCGCCTGGAGTTCGCAGGGTGCCCCAGGAGAGAATATCACATTCCGCGGCGACAAGGAGTTTCTGCGTGCGCCTATACCCGACGGAGAGGAGGCGGAGACCGATGGTCTTCCTCGCCCTAGTCCTCCTCTGAAAGAAAAGGACGTTGTCACGGCCAGCCTCGTAGGAAAGGTGCGCCTCTCTCTGCAGAAGGGTCTCGGCCCCCGTTCCACTAGGCTCAAGGACAAAGAGCCTCTAAAGCGTATTGAATCCGGCGACGAGGGCGTTATTGTGAGTCAGCTTCTGTTTCCTCTTGCCGCCCAGCGCGATATAGGCCTAACTCGTTCCGGTAAGGTGATGAAGGATATTGCCTTCAGTCACGCCGGCTCGCGAAGCATTCTTGACATTCTGAAGGATCTCGACGGTGTTCCAGAGGAGGCGGCGGCCGGCGGGATCATTTCGGTCGGCGAGGGCGGCAACACATCCGGTAATATCGCCCTCGAGGACTGGATACGCGCGCAGCCTCTCCGTATTGAAGGACTCGGTGATGCGCTCGTGGAGCTGAAGAACATGGGACTCGCCCAGCGCGAACTCACCGTAGATCAGCAGGAGGTTCTGATAGAAAAGATACGCCAGTTCCGTGCGCTCCTCAAGCAGCACATCACAGCCGAGCGCGAGGCATCTACAAAGGAGATTGCTGCTCTCCGTCTGGAGAATACTCCTTTTCTGCAGGGTGAGGCTCTGGAAGATCTCATGGCCGTCCTGGCCGCGGAGCCTCTGCTCGCCGCGCGCATTGAGGAGATCAAGGGACGCACCCCCGCCTACCGTGACAATGATATCGGACTGGTCGCCGGCATTTGCACCACAATGGCGGATCTCTTCTTGACGGCAGTGGCCGGCGTGCCTGGCCCTCTCGCCCGTGAGCGCAATCGCCGTGTGCGTGACCAGTTTCTGGAGGCCCTCCGTCAGGCTCTCCTGAAAGCCGTGAAGAAGGCCGAGGCCGGCCAGATTCCCGAGCCCATCAAGTGTCCCCACGTCGGCAGTCTCAATGAAATCCGCAAAGTCAAGAACCCCGATGAGCGCATGCAGCTGCTCGCCCGTCTTCTCGGGAAGTTCCGCGGACCCAGATCTGGCAATTGGATCACGTGCTCTGCGGCCCCCCGCGGCAACCCGCACAATCTCCTCTGTTACCACGAGGTCCTCCAGCTCCAGGAGTATCTGCATCCCCGCGAGAAGGACACTCTCCACAAGGAGCTCCTGCTCGCCTTCAGCGGCGGCGTCTTCCAGGGCCGCTACATCTGCAAGAACTGTGGCCAGGCCATTTCCGAGATGGAGTTTGACCAGAGCATGGAGTTCGACGATAATGGCCGGCCGATGGCAGGGCGCGCCATGCTCGTGGATCGCGGCCTCATAGAAGAAGAGGAGCTGAATCTTCTGCTCGGTGCCCCGACCGAAGCGGTCGAGGAAATCAAGTTCGCCACGGAAGGACAGACACTGATCTATCAGACGGCCAGACAGATCTTTGACAAGGTGGGAATCTACGCGGATATGGACAGCTATAAGCGCATCGTCGAGCGCGTAGAGGCAGAGATAACGAAGCAGCCCAGTCGCGAGGAGTATGCCCGTATTGTGAAGGCCCGCGCGGCGAAGCAGGAGGGCAAGGCGCTCGACTATGACGTGCTGCTGAATCGTATTCTCGTATCCGCCGTCGCCGCCCACGCCCTTATAGAGATTCAGACACATGTCCCCGACTATGTTCTCCGCTCCAAGCTCCCTGGATGTGTGGCCGGCTTCAGTGGCTTTCCTATCGGAAAAGAGGAGGACAAGACCGGCGTGAATTACATCAGCTGCGCCGTGGCCGCCATAAAAACGAACGCCGCCCCGTGGAATCTGACCGGCTTCTTCGCCCAGTCGAGCGACAAGAAGCGCCAGGAAATGATTGCCGGCAGCGTCACTAAACTCTGTAGCGACGCTCTCAAGACGGCACTCGTGCAGCAGATGGCCGCGACGAAGCGGGCCTACTACGAGAGCGTATATGGGTCAGCGGCGACCGGCGATCGGATTCCCGAGGCCATACCACCCGGATTTCTGCCGGTTCCTACCTACATTACCCCCGAGGAAGCCACGCAGGCGATTGTTGTCCCGGAGGCGGCGTCGGATCAGGAGCGAGTGCGCGCCTGGATACAGATTGCGCATCGTCTGGCGCGTGACAATGGAGTCTATGTGCGCGGCTCGCCCTTTTCTGAGACTACCTGCTGCTATACGCCGGTTGCCGAGCCACGGGGCTTCTGGTCCGCCCAGACTGGTCTCCCACAGCTCCCCAAGCGGGAGCCTCCCATGGGCCAGAGCGGTAGCCAGATTATGCTCCGCTTCAAGCCCAGACGTGTGGCGAAACTTCTGGCGGATCCTCCCGAGGAACTTTTCTACCGCGTGTTTCTGCGCGTCTGCTATGACGGCCCGCGCAAAGGTCTCCCGCACGAGCCCGGATACACGAACGCCTGTAGCCACTGTGGATTCGTATTCCCTGACAATCCCTATACGGAGCTGCCTGCCCCACCCCTTAACAAGGAGCTCTTCGCCAGCTGGAAGACAGAGTCGGATGCCATCATCATGAAGGGCAAGTCGGCTCTGGACACGCAGAAGGTCGTGATAGATCGTGACACTTTCAATGAGGTGCTGGATGCTGCCCACACGAAGTTCCACGTCGATATGCCCGAGCGCGTGGAGCCTGCAACTGGCTCGACCCTCCTCGGAAAGCTGGCGCGCATGGAGCCGACCCCTTTTGAGGCCTGGCTGCCCATCATGGCGGCGACAATAGAGGGTGTTACCAAGCTGCCGAAGGCAGCCGACGAGATCGCTGTCGCCCAGGCGTATGGACCTCTGTCAAACTATATGGTGGATATCCTCGGGGATATCCAGCGCCGTCTTGGCCCCGCGGCGGCCAAGGCGCTCCAGGGGCTTCTGCAGCAGTCGCCGAGCCAGATTGTCGAGTCGATGCGCACATATTTCCTTGTTCCGTTCCAGCGGCTCGTGCTTGGATTCAAGCCAGAGTCAATGGAGGTGCAGAAGTCGTATCAGCTGCCGAGGGAGACCCAGGAAGATATTCACAAGGCGCTGGGAGAGCATCTCGGATATTTGAATACTCTCAAAAAGGTTGTGAAGGGTTACACGGCAATCAAACTCGACCAGGCCCGCAAGCAGTTGGCCGTCGCTCTTACAATGATTCAGAAGGAGGTGCGGGCAGATCTCGTGCCCGGTGGAGCGCTCGGGCTGCCTTATCTGGTCGGAACACTGGTGGTCGGAATCCTAGGTGAATTCATCAACCCGAATGTGATCCCCGCTGGTGTCAGTGGAACGGGCGGCGGCATAGAGGCAACGGCCCGTGTTCCGCTCAATATTCTGGAGGTCTGCATTAGCCGTCTGCAGCTGGAGGGTCTGGCCTTTACCGATGCCGAGATCCGCGATCTGATTGCGCGCCGTATTGAGGCCGAAAAGATGACATTCATCGGACGTCTGGACCGGATGAATCCAGAGGAGAAGAAGTCCGAGCTGATGATGAAGCGTCTGGGACTCGGGGCGTGGGCGGTGGGCGGCACGAAGGCCATTTATTCCATGGATCCGGCGCAGTATGAGCGGGAGCGGGAGCAACGTATGGAGATGGGACTCGGCGATTTTCTGCAGGATCCTGCCGCCGTGGCCGCAGCGGCAGCGGCTCTCCAGGATGATGCCTTCGGCGGCGGAGGAGCAGGGGCCGAGGGCGGCTACGACAATGAGCAAATGGGGTCGGACGATTACTAACCTCAGAAACCTATGTCTTCAACAGAGATGCGGTCCCTTCTTTTAAGCACAGTGCTCTATCTGCTGGGAATCGCGGTGGTTCTATATCTACGACCCAGTGCAATGTTCTATTCCGATGGGCGCTGGAGGGAGTTCGGTCTCCATGATGCGGAAACCACTTTTTTCCCCTTCTGGCTGTTCTGTATTGCCTGGGCCATCGTAAGTTTTCTTCTCGGACGCCTCGTTGCGGGAGGATCCACAGGCCAGATAGTATCAGCCAGCCTCATGGCGGCTCCTACGCTCACATCTCGTGTGACGGAGCCCATTGAGCCTCTGCCTATTTTGAGCACCGGCACGGAGACGAATGATCTCAGCAAGCCCGGATACTATAGGCTGAACGCGAATGCAACAAAGAGAAATGGAGTTCCCAGATATATCTATGTGGGGCCGGAGCTGCCTGAAGGTGACGAGTAATCCTGTTGGATGTCCTTAGCGGCGTAGATCTGGAGGACAGTTGCCAGAAGAAAGTTTATGAGGACGGAGGTTGCCACCAGAATATTTAGTGGGCTGGAGAAGCCGAGCGAGGGCATCATCTCGAGCGGCAGAATCACGAGGCTGGCGCAGAATATTCCGAGCGGAGGAATCCAGGCGGTTTTGAGAATACGCGTGACGGTCAGTCTTGACTGTGACACATATTCTACACAGGCATTGCAGAATACGGCCAGACAGAGGCTCAGGAGGGGCGCAATGACGCAGCCGAAGAGGCCAAAGAGGAACTGGGATGAAGGGAAGAAGAGGGCGAGAGCGAAACTCAGTAGAGTGAGAATGACTCCATGAACTATCCCGAACGTTATACGGAGGATGTAGTGGATGTCGTCGGTCGGTTTGCTGGCGCTATTTCCTTCCATTGACCAGATGGCAGAAACGGAGACAAAGAATATTGCCGCAGCAGGTGATCCGCCGTTACCAGACCCTCCAACGGAAAAGCTTCCATTGGAGGCTCCGAAACAGCCCTATGAGAAGGGCGTGCTCGATAGTATCCTCGCATTCTTCCGTAAGCGCGCGAAGAATCAGGTGGGCTATACATTCACTAAAGATGGAGATCTGGAAATCATGGAGGGGGCGGTGGCGAAGAAGAAGGGGAAGGCCGATGTGGCGGGAACAATCCAGCTGAAGCGTTTTCTGCCGTTGGAGCCGGCGGATCGTCAGGCGCTCGAGGAGTATCGGCTAGAGACTCTGGCGGATCTGGACGAGAAATACGAGGCGGAGAAGCTCACTCTGCAGGGGGCGTGGGAGGACTACAAGCTTTCAGGTGCCATGCGACCTGTTCTGGCCGCCAATCAGCGTGTGGCGGAGCTGGATGCCCGCCGCTCGGCTGTTCGCTCCGCCGTGCGCGACATTGTTGCAATAGAGAATCCGACCATTCGCAGTGTCATTTTAAACGAGCTGTATGACGAGCGCAAGCTGTTCGGGAAGGGCGACCCATTTGATCAGGAGCTGATGCGCATGACTTTCTACGATTTCCAGCCCGAGTTCGACCAGGGCAAATACGTGGCGGATGCGGGAGTGGCGGAAGTGGAGGCCGCCGCGGCGGAGGAGGCGGTGGGCCAGGACCCGAATGAGATGACATATCGCCAGAAGCTGAAGGACGGGCGCAGTGCCCGGGTGTTCTACGACACCGACTCGGTTGTGAATGGCTTCCTCAGCCCCATGTGGCAGGTGGATTTCACGATGGATGATACGGCGTATGCATGTGCTATCCAGGCCTATGAGGCCGAGAGAGCACGCGAGCTAGGAAAGGAGGAACTGCGCAAATCGCTACTGAAGACTAGGTCCGCGCGCACTGTTCGTCTGATGACCAGAAAGGTGGAGGGTCAGCCGGCAGATGCCAAGAGTCTGTGGGTCCGGATTTACACGGCGATTTATCAGCAGGTGCCGGCGCTGAAGGAGAAGCTGCTGGCGACTGGAACGGATGCTCTCATTTTTGCGGATGTTCGGGAGGGCCCTTCAGGAATCGGTCTGGCAGAAAAGGACAGTGGAGTTCTGGATCCGGCAAAGTGGAAGGGAGAGAATGCGGCGGGTGTGGCGCAGGAGACTGTGAGAACTCGGCTGCGCGAGGAAACTCTGGAGGAGGCTCCCGAGGCGGTGGCCCCGAAGGAGTCCGTTATTACGGAGGAAGAGCAGGCGAAGGCGAAAGTGGCGGCGATTATCAACGCCAGAAAGGGGCGTAAGTAGTGTGACACTAGGCCTGAATAGGATATGGCCGCAGCGTGGCTTCATTTGCATCACACCCCACTTTCTTCGCCGAATACTGGTAACAGACACCATTCGTATCACGATACACACGTTCATTTACGTTCTGTGGATGGGGATATTCGTAGATTATTCTCGGCTCCGCCTTATACCAAAAAAGTAGGGCGAGTCCGACAGCTATACCGGCCGCAAAGGGAGCCACACGTATATGATTGAGCATCCTTCCTATAGGGGGCAACGGAAAAAGACATCCACCGTCTAAACAGATGTTTGAATTCCTCAAGACCGAAGCATTTAATGTCATTTTCAGCTTTATTCTCGGGCTCGGATGCATGGCCGTATTGAAGCCCCACTGCAAAGGCACCGAGTGCAGCATACAGAAGGCCCCACCTTACGACGAGGTGACCAAATCCACCTATCAGATGGGCTCGGACTGTTTCCAGTTCCAGGCCCAGCCAATCGACTGCCCCTCCAAAGGTGTGATCGAGCCCTTCCAGCGTTTCATCCGTTAGATGCTTTTTACTGTGAATCTTCAGAAACCTAGATGAGCACACTTCTTTCCGATCTTGACAGTGCCCCGGCCCAGGGCGACGGTGACTTTGTCCAGAATATTCTGAACGAGATGAACGGCGTTGGCGGACAGCAGGCCCCCCCCGTGCAGCCACCTCCGGCGGTAGGCGGCTTCAACCAGGGCGTAATAAATGCCCCCAATCCGAACACGCTCGCCCCGCGTCAGATGGATAATGGGCCAATAACGTCCCACATGATCGGAAATAGCCATCCGACTCCGGCAGACTTCACACAGATGATGAACACCAGCGGGGCTGGCGCGAGCCCCGCTGCCGCCCCCCAGGGCGATCAGTGGGGCGCATCCTACACGGCCCAGCAGCAGAAGGCCGCCCCTCCCGCCGCCCCTAAGCGCTCCTGGTTCTCCCGCATCATTGACGACTTCCGCGTGTCCTTCTTCGTGGTGATCATTGTCTTTGTCTTCAGTCTCCCAGTGGTGAATTTCCTGTTCGCGCACTACATTCCCGCGATGGTAAAGTCGTCAGGAGAGCTGACTCTTCTTGGTCTTCTCATCAAGTCCTTTGCCGCGGGAATCACCTTCTGGGTTATACAGCGAGTGATAGTGCCCCTTTTGACGCTCTAAGCACAGAGAACTAAATTAGGAACTAAACGGTAGAAGAGGCACAACATGAAGGTCTCAAAGAAGGAAATATTACAGGCGCTCATTGTCGTAGTTGGAGCATATATCCTCTACAGTAAGCCTCTCGGAACTGCAATTGCCGCACTGGGTGTGGGTGCCGTTCTGTTCGCATTCACCAGGGCGGAGGAGGCGGTTCTGCTCGTGTTTGCCGTGGCCCTGTTCGCCAAGTCCGTGAATAAGGTATTTGTGCAGAGTCCTCTGAGGAGCGGCCAGGAGGAGGGATTCCAGGCCCACGATGCGACGACCGTGCAGGCCCGGCTGGAGAATGTGAAGGGTGTCGCACCTCTTGCACCGAAGGTCGAGCAGATTACGGGCGTGCTCGAATCCGCTAATATTCTCGACAACTCCCCTCTGCAGGCGATGGACCACGGAGACGGAGCACCAGGAGCCAGCATACCGGCATCGGCCAAGGCGCGTGTTCTGATATATCCTGTTGCGGAGGAGTCCATTCCCGCCCCCAGTGGAAGTATCGAGACTCCCCCCATGGCCAACCCCGTTCTGCAGAACGGACAGGATTACACGGGCATAGAGACCGCAATGGCACGCGAGGGTGCCCGTCTGCCACCTGAAGAGATCGGCGCATCTGAGATGGCCGGCGTTGCATCTGGGGCGGGCATGGCATAAGACCGGTGAATAAACTACTATATTGTGTCGCTCAACTTAAGACACACAATATGATAGGATGCCGGTGCGAACCTTCGGAGCAAAATGCCCCCCAGGAGTTTTCTGTATAACGCCAGGCGTGGTTATCACGTTTATTCTAGTCGCAGGAGCCGTCATAGTGGCTGTTACATATATGATGGGGCTGAAGCAACAGCAACAGGCCCCGCCCCAGCCAATCATTCTGTCAATGCCAGGTGGTAACACAGCCACGACGGTGGAGTCGGGCGACGACCGCTACACGCGTGCCCCGAAGCCAGAAAGACACTGGATAACGAAGCCGGATATTCCGACCTCGGCCGAGATCTACGGAAAGCTGCCGCGTGTCCCCACACGGGGCATTCCCGAGACATACCAGTCCATGGGCGTCATAACGATGGAGGATGGGCAGGTGCTACCTCTTTATGGCCGCCGCACGGCCTCACGCTCTGACCGGTTCCAGTATTACACCCGGACTGACAGCTACAATCCAGTGCAACTTCCTATCCAGTATAAACGCCGCGATTGCCAGGATGACATCGGCTGTGATGAACTCTTCAACAGCGAGGTCGTGACGGTTACACCGACGAATCAGAAGGGAACGGCGACGATTTACCGCTTCGACGGACCCACCTATGTCCCAGGGATTTTATAGGGTTTTTCCCACCTTAATTTTGGCATATGACGATAGGTATGGCGGCAAAGATACAACAATGCTCTCCAGGGGCGATTACATCCTTTCCAGTCCAAATGGCATTAACCGCTACAGATTCTCTGTATGACTCGGTGAGCGAGTCGCTTACCATGGATTTACAGTGGTCTTCGCGCGCGACACCCCCCGTCTTCATGTTACCAACGACGGACGGTATAACGGACGAGGTCGGCGCAGGAAACACAAATCTGAGCACTCTGCGCTACAATAATAACACCTATACCATTGCATCGGTGCAGATTATAAGAGCATCTCATACGACCTGGATTTTGCCAGACACAAATCAGTCGCTAAATATGGAGGATATTGTGATGACCTTTCGCACGAACAGTGATACGACCCCCTATAAATACGTCGTGTTTGTCGTGCCGATTCTTCGCGGTGGCAGTGCCGTGCCGTCCTATCTGGGCGGACTTGCCAATCCAACAGGAAATGGCTCGTATTCTCTGAAGTCATGTATGCCTACCAATACGCGGTCGGTATTTGCCTACTATTCTATCTGTCTGGCAGGGAGCCCCTCAACGCAAAATGCGTATGTGTTTATCGCGACGGAGGGCATTCAGGCCTCTGCAACCACGATGTCGGCGGTTAAGGCGAAGCTCGGTGCATCTACCACATCCTTTTCGACCTGGAAGCCCCCTTTCATTCAGCAGTTGAATACGAATACTTTGAGGATTAATGCAGTAAATATATTCAATATGAAGGTGCAAACCACAAATCAGCTCCTGAATTTTGACGATTTCAAGAGAATGTATCCCAATACTGACCAGAACGTGCGGACAGACTCCACCGCGGCATACAAATGTGTGCAGCTCGATCCGGACTCCACGATTGCTGACGGTAATCTGCAGGTGGATCTGAACACCGGTAATCCCGTAACACTGTCATCCGTCGTTGCCCAAAGAGCGGCCGCGCAGGCCGCCGCCGGTGTAAAATCATCGATGGATCCTGGTCGCCTTTCCAAATATCTGGGAACGGCTCTGGGTGCCATTCTGGCGAGTATCCTTTTCGCGACCATCATCTATTTCGCGGTGGCCTGGTTTTCCGGTGGAACGGCAGCGCCGATTCCTGCGGGCGTGCCTGCAGGCACTCCAGCCGCATCAGCGGCAGCTGCGGCTGCAGCAGCGGCGGCGACCCCCCCGTCATCCTTTGCAGCAATACTCCAGTCACTACCGATGTATGGAATATTGATACTTATTGCCGGCTTTGTAGGGTTTATCATCGGGGCGATGATCAGCTAATATTTGCCAGACCCTTCTGCTGCAGAAGTTCTGAGACCTCGTTTGGTTGCGGTGGAACCGTTTCCAAAGGATCTTTCTCGTCCTGGCTATAATCGACCTTCTCGAACGTATTCTGCCCAGATTCCTCAGTGGGCTCGAAGCCATGATCCTCGATCTCGGGCTCCCTGTGGGGTGGATGCACCTCTCCAGGGACAATGGGGGGCGCGGGAATGGAGAGCTCTGCAACATCGAAGCTGGTCTTCTCGCCGGTCATCACCTTCCGCACGGTATCGACAGTGCGTCTGCGGTTCTCCAGAAACAGAGCGGCAACGGCCAGAAATACGGCGAGACCGAGGGCCGCGTCAATGCGAATGACGTAGAGAACGAGGAGCAGCAGAGCGGCCGATCCGACCATGTTCCCTACGGTATATTTCAGAACGGCGCTGGGTAAATAGGGGCTCAGAACGAATACTGCGCACGCCGCTGCGAGAACGGTAATGATTGTTGCCGTCTTCATCTATTCTACAGCGCGTAAATTTGATTCCCCCTGGGCGCAAAGCGCAGTAACTACACAAATGGATGACAGAGTTCTTACAGTAAAGGGGTATTCTATTCGGAAAGCTGCTCTGACGGATGCACAGACGAAACAGCTGCAGGAGGAGCTGCTTGTCGCCCCGAAACTGAACACGAAATTCGCGGGGAAGGCCGCTCTCGCCGCCGCCCAGTTTAAGCTCTATCGCGAGTCGCCGGCGCGCTGGTATGTCCCTCGTAACTGGGGGACGACCGTATTCGGTCCGCCCCAGCATTCCGTAGTGCCAGAGGGACTGGCACTCCCTGCGGAGCTCATCTTTCAGGGCTCGCCGTATCAGTATCAAACGGAGATCATGGACTCTTTCATGAACGCCGGGGCGAATGGGCTCATTTGCGTGCCCTGTGGAAAGGGAAAGACATTCATGGCTCTGGGGATCGCCGCCCGGATTGGCCGGCGCTTTCTGGTCGTCGTAGATAAGGAGTTTCTGATGAACCAGTGGCGCGGAGAAATGGCGGCTCTGTTGCCTGGTATTCGCATTGGGATTCTCCAGGGCCCGAAGCGCGAGATCGGCCCCGAGTTCGACTGCACCATCTGTATGATCCAGACGATCTGTGGCCAGGACTTCACGGACGGAGTGTTCGGCGACTACGGCTTCACGGTCTTCGATGAGTGCCACCATCTCGGAGCCCAGCACTTCTCCAAGACCCTGCAGCGTATTCAGACGAAATGCATGCTCGGACTCTCGGCGACTCCTACGCGCGAGGACGGACTCAGCAAGGTCTTCACATGGTTTCTCGGCGATCCGGTCTATTGGGAGAAGACCCGAGAGCCTGATCCCACTGTGGAAGTGAAAGGCGTCTTTGTGGAGACGAAGGATGAACTCTACCATACGGTTCCTACGGACTGGCGGGGGGAGGTGGTGATGGCACGTCTCCTCGGAAATATTCTCGGCTGCGAGGATCGAAACAAGGAGATTGTGCGATGGATTCTGCGGCTGTGCGAGGAGCCTTCACGCCGTGTGCTCGTTCTCTCGGAGCGCATCGGGCACTTGAACCGGATTGAGGAGCTTGTTGCAGCCGCTTCTCCCCTGACAATGGCCTACTACGTGGGTGGCATGAAGGAGAAAGTCCGTGAAGAGGGCGCCGCGACGGCGCGCGTGCTTCTTGCATCCTACGCCATGGCGAGCGAGGCGATGAATATTAAGACACTCAATGCAGTCATTCTCGCCAGCCCGAGGAAGCACGTGGAGCAGAGCACAGGCAGGATTCTGCGCATTCGGCCGGATCAGCGACAGGTGCAGCCGGTTATTGTCGATATTGTGGATGAACATAGCATGTATCAAGGACAATGGCGAAAGCGGCTGGCATATTATAGAAAGTGCGCCTACCAGATTGAGCGCTGGTCGCTGGGCGCGGATGAGGGCAGCATTATGGTTGCTCGTGGAGCGAAAAAGGAACCTGAGACGGATGCCGTGGAGCCTGGAGGCTGTCTCTTGAGTGACGACTAACAGCTTAGACCAAAAACGAGCCGATAGTGGATTCAAAGCCCGCGATTTCATCTGGTTTAAAAATCCCCTGATATTCTCCCTGGAATATCAGCTTGGCAGTATCAATCTCCTGCTGCGTAAATGCAATATTTGACTGCAGGTCTCCAGTATCCTGGGCCGCGACACTGTAGGCGGCTTGTGCAGAGGAAAGAGCTGTCTCCGTTGCAGGCGTCGCCATAATCAAATAATCATTCTGAGTTTGTGTAATATTATCTAATGCTGCACGCTGCGTGGAGATTGCTGTTTCAAGCGCGGCTATATTTTGGATCTGGGTATCGTAGTTTTCATAGAGTGTCCTAAATCTCTTGGTGAATCCTTTCATGGCTGTCAGATTATTTGAGGCCACAATAATAGCCGGTGTAGTAAGATTTGGTGCGATCGGCACAACAGATTCCGCCGAACCTAGAGCAGCCACGGCTTGCGCGGTGGCTGTGGCTGCCATCTCATTCGCCTGCGCAACAAGACCATCATAGTAGCTCTGAGCAGAAAGAAGTTTTTGACGGGCGTATGATTCTCTGTATTGATACATGGCCTTTTCTTGTATGGCAATGGACTCCTGCAGTTTAGCAGTATAGGCCTGCAGATTGATGCTTTCATACATCTGCATAGAGGACTGCGAATACAGAACCGCTGTGGTTCCATTCAGATTAGTATTTAGCGCTTGCATATCTGCCGAGATTCCTAGGATAGCCGCCGATGTGCTAGTATAGAAGCTCGAATAGCTAGCTATGCCGCTTAGCGCCTGGTCCATCTGCTGCTTCATTACGGTGGAAATAGTCATATAGCCAGTATAGGTGCTATTCAATGCGCTGTAGTCTGTATTGAGTGAGCTAATATTCAAGGAAATCCCGCGGATTCCATCCTCTTTTAATGCAATAGATGAAGTAGTCTGTTTAACCAGCTCCATTGTCGTATTGGACCCCATAATACTCGATTCGTAGAGTGTGCTATAGAGTGTAACAAGGGCAAGACTACTTGGAGCAGCCGCAATTGTTTGATCGTATATGCTGGAATAATACGTGAGAGATGATATGGCCGCCGTTTTATACGAATCAAATGTGCTTACAGTGTTCGTTTCAAGCTGCACGGCATTCTGGTATTGATTGAGTATTGCCGCATAAGCGGCTTTTTGAGATGCTGGAATGAGCACTTGCACCTTTGCCGTGGCCGCCGTGGCAGCCGCATTTTCATTAGTGAGAGTGGTGACGAGCTGCTTGGCCATTACGACGGCGGCGGATAATGTAGTATCTGACGGCGCGGCTGCAGCGGCGGTGGTGGCAGTGCTAGCCGCACTTTGGGCTGCTGCCAGTGAATTCATATACGTTACTTGAGTGGAAAGTGATTGGTAATAATTCTGATTCAGGAGACTGGTTGCATATATTGAGCTGATTGCGGTATATGCCGCATTCGTGCTGGTATAGTATCGCATGGCAAGTGTCTCATCCACTTTATATTGTATTAAACTGGACTGCAGAGCATTATTCTCAGTATATAGAGCTGTGAGCACGCTGTCCAAGTCCCGTCGGGCCATAGTAGATGCTCTCAAGATTCCTTGGGCATCCTTTTCAGATTGTATTGCATTGATCAGAATATTACTCATAGCGTTGATTGTTTGGAGGCGAGTTTGATAAGCATTCTCTTTCGCCATGTATGTCATATATAGGCTGGAATAATACTTGGCTGTGCTGGTGAATACTATGTCTGAGTCGAAGAGTGTGGAATCTATGATAGATTCTTGCAGCTTTAGAGAAGATATGGCCGAATCTGAAGTCCGCATGATATCCCTTTGCGTATCGATGGATGATTGGTAGGCCACGATTTTCTCTCTAAGGTTGCTGTCTTGCTTGGTTAAATTTGCGATTTGCATATTATTCATTTGTAGAATTGATGTATTTGCCGCTATTTCGTATGCGAGACCATTGAATGTGCTTTGAGATACATTGATCCTATCAGAAAAGGTTGAATACGATAACTGTTTGCCGGTAATAGATGACTGCTCAAGCGCAATCATTGCAGAAATATTTTGGCTATAGGCCTGTAAATCTTCGGGGCGCATTTTGAGCAATTGTGAATTGGAAATGGGAGTGAAATTGTTAAACTGCTGTGACGAGGGTATCAGGCCACTCATAACTAATTGAATGCGTATTTCCTGTTTAGAACCCCTTCCACGATAGTCTATATAGAAACAATGTGTTACTTTATAGGCTATTTGTATATGGAGATGTTTAGCGACGAGAAGTCCTGCGATTACGACGAGAAGCCCTGCGTCTGCCACCACCGGTCTTCAGGCATGCCGCATTCATCGTGCGGGCATCGTAGGGAGTCTGCAGAAGAGAGGGTGCGCCAGTGCTGCCGACCCAGGTGCTAGGAGTGTTGGTATATCCTGCCGTGGGCGCTGCGTAGAATGCACTGTCAATACCGCCGACACCACCCCTTTGAACGGCATTCAGAGGATTGGCAGTCGTGCTGGAAGACTCGCAGGGAATACGCATGACGGGAGGGATGCCGCCGGCCCAGGGTGCTGCTGCTCCAGGTGCGGGGGCACTGAGGTCAAAGCTGTAGCGGCCGCCGCGCTGCTTTTTGCTGCCCCTGCGCCTACCACCACTCATACCGGGAAGACCCAGGCCAGTTGTAGGAGTGGGAATCGTTCCGAAACGATCCACTGCCATACAGGAAGACTGTGGCACCACGGTCTGCCCAGCATCCAGATTAGGAACAATAGGCGCGCCGAAGGTATATGTGTGACCGAGGCCACCTCCAGAGAGTTTCCTGGTCATTTTTAATTTACGCATTAATGCCTTAAAAGATTTGGATCCCCTGCGCATTACTGCTCTCTATTCATATCCCCCATATTTATTGCGTCAATCCGGTAATCTCATAGCCGCCGAATTCGGAGCGCCAACGAGCAGATACCCAGACCTCCTGGCCTCCCTGGACAGTTGCACGAATCGTCTGACTGAGGGCGAACTGCTGAACAGACGCACGACTCAGCGGCATGCCATCCTCTCCATAGAGATCATAGACATCAGGCATCTTATCGACGGGAACAGCTCTTGCTCTGCGGCACCCCTGCGGTTGGGGCTCTGCTACAACAGTCGCAGGCGCCACCACGGGCTCGCGATACTGCTTCAGTCCCGCATGCGCCTGTGCCGCCCGCTGCTGTTCCTCCAGATACCAAATCATCCGCCGCTTTCCCACCATCTCAGGAATAAATTCCACACTGTGACAGGTATCCCACACCTTCTTCTCCGAGAACGCCTCCATAGACAGCGGCTGGGCCACCGTCGTGAAAATACCCCCCAGCAGACGCGCATCGGGAATCCAGTGATGCTGCACGAATTCCTTCAGCTTCTCGCGTCGCTTCGAATAGCTCTCCTTTCCCGCCAGACGCTCTCCGCGCCACATCCATACATCCTCGAGACGCAGCCGGTGCAGAACATCGTCGAGCGTGGCGATGAGGACGGATCCACCTCCCTCGGCCACTGTCGCGGATACGCGCATCCGTAGTGTGCTCGCCTGCGGTGTCATACCGCCCTTCCCCCGCCGATACTGGAAATAGATGGCCGGCTTTCCAGGCAGCAGCACGAGAAATCCTGGCTCCGCCTTCCCCTCATTCTCCAGAACGTAGAATGTCCCGCGCTTCAAAGGGGCCTCCGCGCGCTCGGGATCCAGACGCTGGCGAATAATCAGATCTTCTGAGCAAGACTCCACCAGCTTGCGAGCAAGCTCCTGGAATACTGCTGGTGCACGCTTCCTCTTGACGGCGTGTGTCTCACGATGCGAATTACGTAGGCTACCTTGGGATAGACCTTGCTCCTCCATGATTCTACTATAGTATAGTTGCTGGCGCTTAGGTGCTATATCATGGCATAGCGGTCATCCTTGGTCAGATCATTTGCGAAGACGGAGCCCATGAATTCACCACCATTCTGGGCAAATTCTGGAGAAAAGGGGGACTCCGCACTGAGAGCCTTGGTATTCGCAACACCGGAAGTGGCGAGCTTATTCATGCCGGTATTATCAACACCGGGGCCGAAGGACAGCTCGGGGTGGCGCATGGAATCGCGGATAGGCGCCTCCATATTACGGTCGTCGTAGGGGTCAATCGGCTTCGCCTCCGGGGACATAGCGGCGGGAGTATCGGTCGGCGCCTGCATATTGGGAGTGGCAGGGCCGCCAGAGGCCACCACGCGGGGCTCCTGAACGGGGTCTGCGCGGACAGGAGGCGCGGGAGCAGGAACAGGGGCCATGGGTGTATTCACCTTCGCGGGCACAGGAGGACCTGTCGCGGCGGGGCGGGCGATAAAGGTCTCCTTCGGCACGCTGCTGAACCAGGAAGGATAGTAGGCCCGAACAAGGAGATACACCATAAAAAGGCTCGCCGCAATCCCTATTGCTGGGACAAGAATCTGAAACATCTGGTGCTACTGTGGAAAAAACAATTTGATTTTATACCCTTGAATCACCATTGCGTTAGACCACCCGAGCAAAATTATATGTATCAAATAAATGAGTCTAAAAAATTGCCCAAAGTCTGTTTCATTTAGCAGAAGTGAATCAGTCACAGATATATCTCTCCTCGTTCATGGCCAGGGCGTTTTCATATTCGAATCAGGCGATCAGCCGTGTGTATTCCGATTCTTCGATGCGACCAAAACGAATGGCCTGAAAGTGGAATTAACCGATACTGCCGTGCTTGTCAATAGGATACCTGATGGCGAACCGCTTGGAAAGAGTGTCGCCGGTTTAACCAAGAACAATGGGGCATATTACTGGTTCAGTCTGGACTCCCAGAATCAGATTCTTCAGGCTGGAATAGGCGAAGCCAGAAGAGAAACCGCCATCTATAAATTCAAATTCACATTTGACGGAAAGGAAGAGACAGAATCCAATAAGAAATTCTTAGAGAGTCTTGTATCTATATCTTTGGGCACGGCATTGAAGCCTCTTCGCCTACTAAGAGATCCAATCACATCGGCGGTCCCTCTCTTGGTAAAAAATATTCACGAACTCACAATGAATCATATTGCAAAAAGCAGCTATATGCCTGTTGCTACAATGACAACTATGGCCCAAAGGCTCTACAACTGCATCGCCGGCAAAAACTTTGTCCTGGACACCGACGACTTTCCAGATTTCTCTAAGGCCATCGAATACAGCATCGCAACACCAGGCCTGTGGTGCAATACGCGCCTTTTAGAAAAGAGCAGAGAATTCAACAAGGACAAGCCAGATCCTACGGAAACCTATCTGCGCATAACACTGAACGAGAATAACGGAGAATCGCCAGGTATCCCATATGTGATGGAAATATGGCCCGTGGGTCACTACTCCCCTATACATAATCACGCAGGGGCGAGCGCAGTGATCCGTGTCCTGCACGGCAAAATAAATGTGTCCCTCTTTCCCTACCTCTGCTGCCAGAAAGATACAGTAGAGCCATTTGGTATCAGTCAATTCATAAAAGACGATATCACATGGATTTCTCCGACACTGAACCAGACGCATCAGCTCAAGAATGATCCTGCTTCTAGTGAAACCTGCATTACTATACAGTGCTACATGTATGAAGGCGATAATGAAATACACTACGACTATTTTGACTATATAGATGCGGATGGTCAAAAGCAACAGTATGAACCCGATTCTGATATGGATTTCATATCATTCAAGGAGCTGATGAGAGAGGAGTGGTCGAGCAGGCAGAGGTCGCCTGGATTCTTGTCATCTTTGGCCAAGGCGATTAAGGGCTGCTTCCAATAGGCCATGATAAATCCCCGACATATATAGGAATGTCCGCAACACAGATTCAGCAGATTCTCGCTGACACAAAGGTTGCTTTTATTGCTGCAAAGTCTGACGGGAAGTTACAGGCGGAGGAGGTGGTGCACATTGCACTCTCGGTTGGGCAGAAGATTCATACGATCTTTGGTGCCTCGCTGGCCGAGAAGGAGGCCCTTGTGCTCCTCTGTTTGAAGAAGGGGCTGGCCGCTGCGGGTGGAATGCACGGGCTGGAGGACTCTGCTGCTGAGAAGCAGGTCTTGGCTGCGGCGCTGAAGACTGTGAAGCTGATGAAGGAGCATGTGCCCGAGCTGTTTGCGGTGCCGAAGGGATTCTTCTCCTGTTGTTCTGGTGTGGCGGCTGCGGGGGCCGCACTCCTGCCGAAGGATGCCGCGGTGATAATGGAGGCGCTGCAGTTTGCGGAGTCGTTTGGCTCGGCGGCAGTGGCAGAGGTTTCAGCAGTAGCGACCATCCAGGAATCTGCAGCTGGAGTTGCTGAAGCTCCTGCAGCAGCCCCTGCTCCTGTTGCGGTTTCTGAGGCGACCCCTGCAGCAGCAGAGGATACGACTCCTGCGAGTATATCCGATGTGGCACCCAGTCTTGAGGCATCTCCTCCAGTAGCTCCCGAACCGATCCATGAGGTTGAGTTTGCATAGAGCGCTCCACAATACGCCAGCAGCGCCACTCATCCGCAATAAGAAATCCCACATAGTCGCCCGCATCATAGATGGTAATCTTTACAGCGGACTTCTCAACTGCTTCTGATGCCGCCGTCGGTGTCCATATACATTCAAGCATCACTACAGAGAATTGTCGCGGACTGTTTAGCCCGCTATAAAAACCTACCGCCTTAAAAGAAATGCCAACCATAACGAACTCCAGTGATGGTGCTTACAAGGATACCAGCCGCAGGCAGTATATCGCCTCAGCAGCCTTCAATACATACTTCTTCTCCTATACTTCCGCGAAGGATATCTATGGAAACATCACCGGGACTATCGCAACGGTGACTGCTGCAACCACCGTAAATTGCCCGGCAGGACGCATTCTGCGCGAGACTGGTCGCAAGCTCTACCCTGGTGTGAATCCTGGCGTGACCGTCTATATGGTCGGCGTCTATGATGATCAGTCTCTTTTAACCGGATTTATCGATCCCAATGCACCCGTGTTCGCCGTGTTCAGCACCGACAGGCCCAACTTTCTGGCGAACACTATCGATGCGGTGGGTGGTCTGAATGATGCCGGCCCTTCCGTTATTACCAATGGTCCGATTTCTGGAATCAGTCTGAATGTAAGCACTATAAATGCGGTTAATAGTATCTTCGCTGGCAGCACCATTACAGCTGGCTTCAACGTCACGGCCAGCACGTTCACCGCACTTAGCTCTATAACCGCTGGAACCAGTATTACAGCGAGCACAATACGTGCAATTAGTTCTATAACGGCTGGCACTAATATCACAGCGAGCACAATAACTGCAATTAGTTCTATAACGGCTGGCACTAATATCACAGCGGGCACCTATCTGAATGCCCCTACCGCAAGTGCCATGACTTTATTCGATACCGGATTAACACTGCCTTTGATTCCTTACACCACAACAAATACGGCAGCAGATACATTTATAGTTCCAACATTAGGGAATATATTTACTTTAACCTTACCTTCTTCAAGTCTGGGTAGCACCGGTGGAGTTGTTAATATATATTTACGTAATCCAGCTGCACCTGGAACTCCATTGACAGTTATTCCTCAGGGTCAGCAGATTATACTTATTGTAACGAATAATGCCGGACGCACAGTCCCTATTCGTTCAACTGGGGGAGTGGTGGGTGTAGATATAAACGTTACTAATGGAAATAGGGCGGTTATAACATGGACATCTGTTGGCACAGTTGCATATCAGACTTCTTCTAGCGCATCCTATTAAACGCGCAACTCTTCAAACCGCACATACGAGCTTTTTGTAAAAGCCCATATGTGTTCGCGGCCTTGCCGGCTAAAATTTAAGGACTAAAGCATCCCCACCATAGCTAAGAAAGATGCCTCCAAAGAAAGCCGCCGTAGCCGTCCAGGCTCTGCTCCTCACTCAAAAGGCGGAGGTGAAGGAGGTCAAGCTCACTGTCGCCGCAGATGGAACGATTAGCATGACGACTGTCCAGGCGCTTCTGAAGAAGAAGGACGAGCCCGAGCTCATCGGCACCTACAAGAATAAGTCCCAGACCCTCTTCCTCTTCGGCTACACGAATGGCAAGGCGGGAACGGAGAATAAGCATGAGCTTCCTCCACCCCACGACACCACCCTCTGCTTCGGCGATATTCTCATCGTCGCCTCCAAGGATCCAAAGAGCTGGAAGACTCCTGTCGCCTTCAAGATGACTGACTACGAGACCTTCTATACGCGCGCATTCGGTGGATTTGAGGATCTCGATTCCGAGGATGAGGAGGCCGACGCAGACGCAGATGCAGATGCAGAGCCCGAGGTGGCCGAGGTCGAAGAGGCCGAGGCCGAGGAGGAGGCTGAGGAGGAGGCCGAGGAGGATGAGGAGGAGGATGAGGAGGCCGAGGAGGAGGCCGAGGCAGAGGCCGAGGGTGAAGTCGATGCCGATGCCACCGTCATTGTCACCGCCCGTGTTCCCGTCGCCAAGAAGAAGGCCAGACGCGTGGGCGCCGCTGCCGCCGCCGCAACCGCCGCGCAAATGTACACGGCCTATCTCTATGTTCCAGCTGATCAGGAACTCAAGGAGGAGGAGGAGGGCGCCCCAGCCCCTGTCGCAGTTCCTCGCAAGAAGGTTCTGGCCGCAACGAGGACACTCTTCGCCGGCCATCTCACGGAGACCGAAATGCTGAGTTTCGAGCGCTGTATGTATAACGGTGCCATCCGAAATGCCGGCCAGCGCCACGTCGGCAAGTCATGGGACCATCCACCCTTTGTAGAGCTCTATACCATCTACGCCAAGCACGTGGCGGCGAATTTCCACCCCTCCTCCTACGTCAAGAACAACGAGCTCTTCGATCGCTACAAGCGGGGCGAGATTACATTCAAGGATATTTCCGAGATGGACACCTATCAGCTGTTCGAGGGCCGCTGGGCCGACGCCTTCAGTCAGCAGCAGGTGCGCGAGAAGCGTCAGCTGGAGGGCAATAAGGCCATGGCCACGGATCGCTTCCTCTGTAAGCGCTGCTTCAAGCGCGAATGCACCTACTATGAGCTCCAGACCCGCTCGGCCGATGAGCCAATGACGATCTTCATTACCTGTATCAACTGCGGAAAGCACTGGAGGCAATAAATGCGAGGCCGAAATACAATGTCTCAATCTCCGGCCTCCACTCCTGATGTCTCGGGCGCCCCTGTGAGAATGCTTCTGACAACCACCTGTGGCGTCGGGTCCGCTTCTCCTTTTCCCGTGCTTGACCGCATGTGGGACATTTTTTCCGGTAAGGGTATTCGCACCGTGTTTGTGAGCGTTGGTGCCTCCGCCAGCTGTATGCCCGATCTGGAGATTGCCGAGAGCCTTGGATGTCCTATTAATCTTGTTGCGCTGAGCACTGCCGAGCAGGAGCAGTGGGCCGAGGTTAGTGCCGTTCTGAAGGAGAGGAAGCGGGGCGAGGACGCCAAGTTTCCCTTCTCCGCCGGTTCAGAGGGCAAGTGGATTCTGCCGAAGAATGTTCGCGCACAGCCTGCTCTCCCTTGGTGGGTCGCCGGCTCCGTTACTCTCGGCGGATTTGATGTGAAGACCCAGGCAGTGGGTGATCTCATGGAGAGTATCTGCACCACTATGAAGCTGAAGGACAATGCCAAGCGTATTGATATTCTGAAGCTGGACACGGTGCAGTCGGCTCCTGGTCTGGAGCGCGCCGTGCTGGGCGCCATCCTGAATGCAGGATATCGGCCAGCAACGATTCTGGTGAATTGGTCCGAGCGCCCCGATGTGGATCTGGCGACTACACTGGCAGCCGGCCATTTACAGAATTCCGGATACAGGCTGATGTCCAAGCTCGACAATAAGTTTCTATATCTCTTCATGGACAGCGACGTGTATCAGATCTGCAGCTGGGAGGACATTAACTACATGAATCCTCTTGTCCAGGAGATTGTTTCCTCGGCCGTCGCCCAGCAAAAAGCGGCGACCGTATCAGAGAGGGTTGCCCAATGAACCCCGGAATTATCTCTCCTCTCGCTGAGAGGCGCGTCCTCTTTACAAAGATGCGGAAGCAGATTATAGGGCGCAGAGCATATTCTGATATAAGCGGCAGCAGCGCGCAAAAAATAAGGGAGCCGAAGGAATCTGTTAGTCGGGAGTCGGGCTCACCTACATCTGGCTCCGAGCTGGAGGTGAAAGCCTTTGGTGGTGTGCAAGCCTGTTAGAGGATCATGAGATCCGACAGACGCCAATATTCAAATGTTCCATCAGGCATGGGCCTCTTCACAATAAAGGGAAGGCGCCGCTGCTCCAGCTCCAGCTTTGCGATATCAAGCGGCTGGGTCATATACTCGGGGACCGCTACGAAGGGGCGCGCTCCCTCGGCCAGCTGATTTGTGCGCGTGCCGAGAATCTTTGTGCGCTCATAGACGGTCAGAAAGGGAGGGCTACGATGGCGGGGGTCCTTTACGCCGTCCTCGGAAGGAGGCGCGGCCTGCAGTGGCACCTCGGGCACGACACTCTCCACGTAGTCCAGAATCGTCTCAGGATGATACTTGTAGAGAATCTCGTAGGGGTCCTCGGCCTGTGCGGCGACTGCATTGGTATCCTCGGTGACGCCGAGATCCTCGATCTCATCCTGCACTGCATCCATGTCGTCGGCAAACTCGTCGATTACGTCTGCCATTGTCAAACTACTATAGTGGTCTGGAGAAAACAGCTTCCTTTAATTTTACGGGGGGCCCTTGGAACTCGGGCCCCCTTGGAACTCGGGCCCCCTTGGAACTCGGGCCCCCTTGGAACTCGGGCCCCCTTGGAACTCGGCCCAAACCCCTTGGCCAAAATTGAGGGGGCTTATGGACTCACTGTGGAGTATAGCATAGAATGTCTTCCACTGCCGAGAGCTCCCCCGCGCCCGCGATCTTGACTCCCACAGAGGAGGTCAAGTCGTATCTTAGTTTCGACGATATGGATCTGCCTGAGGAGCTGCTCCGTGGCATTTACAGCTACGGTTTCCAGAAGCCCTCTATGATTCAGCAGAAGGGTATTATGCCTATCAAGGAGGGTCGCGATATCCTCGCCCAGGCCCAGTCAGGCACCGGCAAGACCGGAACATTTGCCATCGGTTCTCTGTGCCGCGTGGATCCTTCTCTCAAACGTATTCAGGTTCTCATTCTCGTGCCTGTGCGCGAGCTTGCCCAGCAGATTGAGAGCGTTATTAAGTCTATGAGTGTCCATATGGGCGTGAGTGTCTATTCTGCCACCGGCGGCACTCCTCTGCGCGAGGACATCCGCGCGATTGAGAAGGGCTGCCAGTATCTGATTGGCACTCCTGGACGCGTGTTCGATCTGATGAACAGGAATGTGCTGGCCCGTGACCAGATTCGCGTGCTGATCTTTGATGAGGCCGACCAGATGCTGGAGGACCGTTTCAAGGAGCAGGTGATGTGCATTCTGCAGAAGGGATTCCCCAAGGAGACACAGATTGCACTGTTCTCTGCGACCATGGACACAGAGGTGATTGATGTCGCAAATAAGCTTCTGCAGAATCCTGTGAAGATTCTGATTGATCCTGATGCGGTGCCTCTGGACGGTATCAAGCAGTATGTGGTGTCTCTGGAGAAGGAGGAGTGGAAGTATGAGGTGCTCTGTGATCTGTATCAGCAGCTCAACATCAACCAGGCGCTGATTTACTGTAACAAGAGGCAGCGGGCCGAGTGGCTCGCAGAGAAGATGAGCGCCCAGGGATTTCCTCTGTCTTTCATTCACGGCGAGATGGATGTCGAGGAGCGCAAGAGGAGGATGAACGATTTCCGTAAGGGAACGGTGCGCGTGCTGATTAGCACGGATCTGCTGGCCCGTGGCATTGATGTGCAGCAGGTGAGTCTGGTGATCAACTACGAGCTCCCTACTCAGAAGGAGAACTACATTCACAGGATTGGTAGGGCGGGCAGATATGGTCGTAAGGGTGTGACCATTAATCTCATCTCACCTGAGGAGGCGAGGGCCGTGGGGGAGATCGAGTCCCACTGGAAGATTGTTCTGGAGCAGCTGCCTAATGATTTGGCGAAGCTGCCGCTGTAGCGAGCTGAAGCTGCCACTGTAAGCCGCTGTAGCCCTCAGAACATGATCACATAAAAATATTTTTTATGAAATCATCTCAAGAAATCACTGAATGTTGTTGCCGGCATCATCTACTCTGTCACGAATATCATGTCTGCAGACAGGGCAATGCACATTCCTTCTGAACCAAGTTTCGATGCATCCCGTATGGAACTGGTGCCCACACGCATCGAGTTCGCGTGCCTGTGTAGCAATAAGAACATCATCCTGGCATACTGGACAGATGACCCCCTCAGTTGCAATCTCTACAAGAGATGAGCCCGCATCAATCTGCTCCTGTGTGGGGCGCACTACGACCGGCTCCATGAAGCTATTTGGTGGAGCCGCAACTGCGAGCCCAGGAACAGGCAGAATGAGGTTGAGAAGCTCACTGATGGCCGCCATCTCTCCAGTTCGGGTAACGCGCGGGGGCGAAGGCATCGCCAGATCAGCGATGATCGTTCTGGTTCTGTCAATACTGTTAGGATTCGTGTAAATAGTGGTAGTGTGCTGTGCTTGAGCGTTAGCGGCTTGAGCGGCTTGACCGGCTCGAGCAGAAGCAGCAGCAAGAGCAGCCGCAAATGCGGTCGCAGTCCCTCCAGAAACTTCTGCCCTCAAACCACGAGGCCTCAATGGAACATAGCCGCGCTGGCCAGACGAGAAGAGGTCGAACCTCTGCTGCATCTGGTTCCGCACATATCCGAGCAAATCGCCGACTGTTTCGAACGCATCGGGCTCGTAGAGCAGGGCGGGGAAATAGTTGTGGATATCATCCAGAAGTGGCACATCGTAATGTGTCTGATATCTATTCATCTCGGGCTGTGCCTCGCCAAAGTGAAATTGAAGGTGTTAATTTTATGCGCGGCATCATACACACTCTAATGGAGAAGGCCCAAGCACCATCTGATCCAGAGAAGGGCCTCGGAGGCCTGACAAACATGGGCCTCACCTGCTACGGAAACGCCGTTATCCAGAATCTGCGGCATCTGGCCAAGCTCACCTGGATCATGGAAGAGGGCAAGTATAATACTCTATTCAAAAAGTCCCCCTCCGCCACTCGCCAGAAGCAGCAGGACGTCGCGCGCTCCTTTGCCGAGGTCACCCAGTTTCTCGGCAAATGCAAGCGGGGCCAGAGCGTCCGTCCTGGAACATTCTGGAAATATGTGGCTCCCGCCGTCCAGGATACTATGTATGAGCATCTGGCGCAGAAGGCGCCTCATGACAGCCATGAATTCTTCCTCTTCCTTCTTGACTCTATTCACGGTGCCACAGCCCAGGAGGTCGATATGAAGATTATTCGGCCTCCCGCAACGACGCCCCAAGAGGAGCTCGTGCATGGCGCCTTACAGGCCTGGCAGCGCGAGTTCTCCAAAGAATACAGCCCATTCGTGCATATGTTCTACGGAGTCGGTCACTGGCGCACGACCTGCCAGAAGTGCAAGAATGTCTCACACCGCTGGGAGAGTTTCACGAGTCTGAAGGTCCCTATTCCGCAGGTGGCCGGCCCTGAGCTGGCCGATATTATGCGAATGCTGCACGATGAGATGCAGCCCGAGACGATCGAGGGATATCAGTGCGACAAGTGCGCCGAGCGCACGGAGGCATCCAGATATATGCGGATTTGGCGGCTGCCTCTGACTCTCGTGCTCGTGATGAAGCGCTTTACACCTAGTGGCCAGAAGATCCGCACACCAGTTGCTCCTCTTGCGCAGACTCCTATTGATTTCGGACCCTATTTCTCGGAAGAGAGTCCCGAGCGCCTGGGGCTGGTTCATTATACCTTGAGGGGTATAGTGGATCATCACGGAGGTGCTGGTGGAGGGCATTATACTGCCCAGTGTAAGCATACGGGTAACGACAAATGGCATCAGTATGACGATGAGGGCGTGGGAACTCTCGCGGGACCGCATTTCGGGGAATCTACGTATATGATGTTCTTAGAGAGACATACGCCCGTTGCAAATACGCAGCCGGCAGCGGAGGCCTGATTCGTTACGCTTGTAGTCGGTATATCATATTTTTAATGAGCAATCTGTAGGCTTCAGATTAAATCAGCAAAGCCCTCGACCCTTCCAGATTGTATGAACATAGTCTGAACACGACCAAAGAATGCGTTATCCTCGGAAATCCGGAAATGGACGTGGGGCTCAAGACGACCATGCACGGGAACCGTGTAGGGTTGAGGAGGTCCGCGGAAACGCAGAATGGCGTGACCACTACTGTCGGCTACCACCACACCGGAATTCTCGTATTCCCCGTATGCCACTTTGGGCGTCGGGAGTTTCTTGTCCTGGGTAGGATTCGGCTCGGAGGCCCAGAACACTACAGTCGCGCCAGGGCGGGTGCGCACGGTCACCTGCTCATTTGCGTTCTGTGGAGTCTTGGCCACCAGAGCGCCGGCAGGCATGACAGTCTGGCCGAGGAAGGGCAGATAGATATCACGCTGGATGAGGAGGGGCAGAGCCGCCACGCCGATCAGAATATACAGCCACTTTGCATAGCGAGGTGCAAGAGCCAGACGCACCAGATCCTGGCCGGTGGTCCCGATGGAGAGCCAATTGATGCTGCCGAGCAGAATCAGGGCGATCATAACCATGTGCAGCCACTTCTGAATATACATGTTTGATGTGTCCATTCTATTCTATATAGAGTAGATAGAATGAGCGCCTGTGCATTGAAACGGTGGGGTGCGGGAACGCCATGTGTCCGAGAGCCGGCAACGGCGGCGAGCAAAGAAGTGTCTGACAAGCTCGCCGCGATGCGCGCTGAGCGTGAGAAACAGGATTCGGCGTGGTTAGCACCGGCTGTAGAGGTTACTACTGTGGCAACCAAGCCCGACGATACCAAGGGATATAGCCATCCTTATACTGGAAATACATTATACCGCCAAAAATAATGACAATTAATACTATAAAGCTCATAATACCATATTTTTTAGACAGAAACTTGTAGTAAATAGCGAATGCTAGTAATAATCCTACAAACTTTATCGCTGTCCATTTGTAATACTGTTCTACATCGGGGGTGGAAGGAGGTGCCATTTCTATTCGGGGGCTACAAAAAATCCGCGGCTAGTTTAGATGCATTTTCTTCCTCTTGTTGGTATTGTTCTGAGTTCTCTCATTATTTACTACGTGACTAATCTCGAGACGATTGGCTGCGAGTGTGCTATGGGATACAAGCGCACCTACATTCTTGCGTATAATGCAGTAGCTGTTTTGTATGGAGTGTTCATGGTAATATTTGGAGCAGATAAAGTTGCTTCTATACTACTCAAGCAGCCACTCTTATTTGCGATTCCCGGATTACTCGCCGCGGCTGGAGTTGTGAATGTGGTAATTACCCTGATGTTTGTTGAAGAGATGAAGAAGAAAAACTGCGAGTGCTCCAAGTCCGTCTATAGGGATATGATGTATGTGCTGGCTATCATACAGGCAGTATCTATTGGGCTGGCTATTCTGGCTGGTGGATACGCGGGATACATGTATTCAAAGACTTCTGCACTCTCACCCAAGCAAATGAAAGAAATAAATAGTCTTTTAAAGGGTTCTGCAAAGAAGAGCAAATAGATGCCATAGGCTCTATGAGTATAGCTCACGCGTAGCGTGAGCGCTATGAGTGAAACCCGTAGGGTTTCATGAATACATCCGCAGAGCCGACACATCCATCTCAGGCTTCTTCTTCTTCAGGAACAGATCCACGTGCTGCTTCTTGACGACAAACGGCAGCTGGAAATCGGGAATATAGAATGGCAACTCCTTGGTATTGAAGATTCGCAGCATGTTAATCTTCTGCACTACCGCCTCCACACAGCGCTTCAGCTCGCGCACACCCTTCTCCTCGCTCGCATACTCCTTCAGAATGTGCTCCAGCACATCGTGTCCAATGGCGACCTTCTCCTCCAGGGCAACCTCCTTTAGTGCCGCCGGCAGTAGGAACTCCGTCGCAATCGACAGCTTCTCCTTGGAAGTGTAACCCGCCAGCTGAATCACCACCATACGGTCCATCAGCACACGGTCAATCTTCTCCAGATCATTCGCCGAGAAGGTGAAGAGAATCTTGCTGAGATCCAGCGGAATGCCACTGAGATACTTGTCCTCGAACTCACCGTTCTGCACAGGATCCGTCAGATGCACAAGCAGATTCTGCACCTCCTCGCCCTTCGGCGTTGCACTGATCTTGTCCAGCTCATCGAACATCAGAATCATGGACATCGACTTCGCCGCCACGATGGAATTCACAATCTTGCCGCTGTGTGAGCCCTCATACACGACCTGGTGTCCCACATATGTGCTGGCATCGGAGTCGCCGCCCAGCGAGATGAACTGGAAAGGCCAGGCCAGCGCCTTGGCAATACCATTCTTGATCAGGCTGGTCTTACCAATGCCTGGTGGTCCCGCCAGCAGCAGCGACAGACCGCGCGCATCGGGATTGGCAATCTTGGACGCGATGAACTGGAGAATCTGAATCTTCGCCTCTTCCTGCCCGTAGATCGCCTCGCCGAGACAGCGTCTCGCACGCTCCATGAATGCTCCACATGCCTCTGTGCCATCACCCAGCCGCACGGGAATATCCTTATAGATTCCGAGAGGCAGTGAGGCGAACTTCTCCAGCCACGCCCTCTGCTTGTAATACTCGCCCGCACCAGGGTCCATTGTCTGTAGAGCGTTATACTTCGCCAGAACCATACTCTGTGTCTCGACATCCAGCTTCATCCCCAGAATCTTGAACATCATGGACTGGGTGTTGGGATCCGTGCCAGGCTTCCTGTCCAGCGTGGTGAGCAGCTCCTTCTGCTTCTCTGGGGTCAGACGCTTGAACTCATCGATCTGATCATCAATACCGCCATCCGCATGGGGCTTCGTCACCAGCTTCACGAACTTCTTGACATCCTCGGACTCCTTCTTCATGTTGTGGCGTTTGGGGACCATGCGATCCTCGCCACCCTCTCCGCCACCTCCGAAGCTGATGACAAGACCTCCGCGAGCTGCCTCCTCATACTCCTCCTCGTCCTCATCATACTCTTCCTCATCCTCATCATACTCCTCCTCATCATCTTCCTCTGCTTCGCTTCCATCCTCATCCTCGTCATCCTCGTCATCCTCGTCATCCTCAATGACCACAGGCTTCTTGCGAGGCACAAATCCTCTAGACTTCTTCGGGGATCTCTCTTCCTCGACACGCTTCTTAGGAGAAGGAGCAGCAGCAGCCGCCGCCGCGCTCTTTCTCACGCGCTCAGGTTCGATACGCCTCTTGGGAGATGGTGCAGCAGCTGGTGCCGCAGCCGCAACACTCTTCTGAATCCGCTTGCGCGCCTTCATGGCCGCCCGTCTGGCTGATCTCCTAACCTCCTTGCGCTGCTCCGGTGTCAGATCAGTCGCATCGGAAGGAGTGTCATCTGCAGAGTCATAACTCTCATCGTCGGAAGTCGCCAGATCATCCTCCTCATCCGAGTAGGCAATCAGATCACGAAGATTGCCGCGGCTATCCACGCTATCATTGTCGTCGTCATGACCTCCTCCGCTCTTCTTCTTCTGCAATGGCTTCTTGCGATCCGGGGCCTTGTTCCTCGCATCGGCAGAATCCTTCTTTGCAATCTTGGTAGAAGTCTTTGGTGGCATTCTATGTGTCACTATGGTTTTCAAACGGCTGTAAAAACTTGCTGTAGGCGCGGCTGCGCGCAATTTTAGCCATGGCGGCCTTCGGGCCTTAGCGGCGCCCAGCCCTGCGGCTCTTACCCTTTAAAGACTTCAGAGTATTGCGGGCCTTGCGCGTAAAGCCCCTAATAGTCTGGTTGGAGTGCTTGGCGAAACTGCTGCCCACGCCCTCAACAGTTACCAGACCAACCTTGGCGATTTTGCCCGCACCGGATCCGAGCTTCTGCACGGACTCACCAGACGCCTGAAAAAGATGCTTGAAAGGAGACCATACAAGGCCGATTAAACCGAGACCACCCTTTGCCATTTCTGCAAGTTGTAGATATATTAATGCGCAGTCAGATTATCTTTGACATCCATGAGAATGAATTTCGCCTTGGGCGATAGACTGGGATACTGATCCTTCTGAGCCAGCAACGTATCAACAGAAGTCTTGGAAATGCTCAGCAGCGACGCCCGCGCTGCGACAAAGAACGGCGTCACACGCTTCTTCAGAACGCGCGACATACGCAGCAGACAATCCGCATACTCCTCCACCAGTGCCTTCTTATCCGGAATCTGGCCGTATTTCAGCATCAGATCTGTCAGCTTTCGGAAAGTAATCTCCAGATTGGAGAGATCCAGAATCTCCAGCGCCGTCAGCTCCGCCAGAAACTGGCTGTAGCCCTGACGGTAGCGCTTCTCCTTGTTCTTCTCCACAAAGGCCGCGTAGTTGTCTCCACCCTCTGGAATCTCCTCCACGTCCTCAAAGATCTCCAGATAGTTCTCCTGCAGCTTCTGCATCTCCTCCAGAATCACGCTGTAGCGGCTGGAAATCTCGGCCAGCAGCTTCGCATACAGAGGACAATAGACCTCCTCGGAGGCCGCCTTCTTGAACACCATCGTCATGAAGTGGCGGATCATTTCCGCGAGATCGGGCTCACCGGAGCCGAGAATCTGGTAGAGGAAATCGCGGATTTCATTGTAGGTCGCCCCGCTGAATTTATTGAGCTTGGAAAGAATAATATTGTTGAGAATCTTATCCTCCACCGGCTGATTGGAATTCTTGAATTTTGACTGGTAGCGCATGGGAACATATCCCCCTCCATTGGCTGTCGGAATGGGCGTATATGGCCCCGTATTCGCCGGTCTCCCAGTACCCATCCTCGCCGGTGGGAGCGCCCCGCCGCTGCCCCGAAACGCGGGTCTTTGAGGAGGACCGCCGCCCCGCCCAGCAGCCTGGGAAGAAGTCCCCACGCGCCAATCGACCGTGCCCGTTCCATGGAGTTCGCACAGATCCTTCAGAGTCGCAATCACTGCGCAGATCGGGGCAGATGGATGGCCTGCCTCACTCTGCAGAGCAAGAATGCCCTGGACGCGTTGGATAGGTGTTTGGGCGGACATACCTATTTTTAATGGAAATACCTTAGGCGTCTGTTACCCGCACCCGCACCTTTAATTTTATAAGCCCCGCCCTGCCTTCGGCTTTTCCCACGTTTCCCTTTCTCTGAACGCAGGAGAATGTCAATCAAGGACTCCGCCGCGGCCGGTCATATAATCGCACGCCACGCGAATCTTCAGGGTATGTCTGCCTGGCTCGGCTGCAAACTCGCCGGCGCCGAGAAGGAGTTACAGAATAGTCTCGCGCTCGCAACTCTTACACATCATGATACTCTTGTAGGGAGGCAATACGCGGCCATGAATTTCAGGATGTCGTATTCTGCGAAAGCTGAGAAGTGGAATACCCGTTTTCAGCGGATTGCCGAGATTGAGGCGGAGATTGCCCCCTTTTTTGAGACATCTGGCACGAAGGAAAAGGATTCTCTGGAGGATGATGCACTTG